ATTAGGACCCTATCTAAGACTCTATTAGGACCCTATCTAAGACTCTATTAGGACCCTATCTAAGACTCTATTAGGACCCTATCTAAGACTCTATTAGGACCCTATCTAAGACTCTATTAGGAGCCTATCTAAGACTCTATCTAAACATTCGAAAACTTTATTTATATATGAAGTCACATTAAAAATTGTAAGAATTTTTCTTACGAAAAACTTAAATTGTAGGTGAAAAAACATGATTTTTAAAAACTATGAAGAATTCAAAATTGTATCCGAAGTAATCAACTTTTGTGATGAACATGATATTCATGCTCAAAATTTCGGATTAGAAAATGATGAAATTACAGAAAAAATTGTAAACAATCAACAAACCATCTTCAAATTGATGAGAGGTTTCCTCAATATTGATAATCAAACCCAGAAAGAAAAACTTTTACAATTTTTAAAACATGTAATTGTTGATAACGGAGACTACATTCTTGTTTCCAATGAACATGTGATTTTAAGATTCATCTATTATGTTAATGAATTCCATGACTTCCAAAAAATATCTTACAGAAAAGATTTCTTGAATTTCAATCCGAACAATTACTACAAAGAGTTTACTTCCAAAGGAAAAATTCGCATGATAAACCTAAAAGGTCCTAAAATGGACAAAAACAACAGATACTTCATTATCAAAAAAGATTTGTTTGACGAATTCAAAGAATTCACTAATGAAAATTATTTCTTTGAATTAGATATTAATAGAAGTTATATCTATTCTAATCAAAGAAAACAAACCAGATATGAGCTTCCAAAAACTAATCTAAGCGATGTCTTAGAATTTGTAAAAAGGTATCATCGTGTCGGATTCGACCTTGAGAAGGCCCAAGTAGACTTTGAATACTATGAGTATTTGATATCAACATATTTTGAATACCACACAAAAAGCCCAGAAACTCTCTTAGAGTTCTTAGGGCACAAAATTGAAGTTGTTAATGATGTCAGCTCTGATGACTTTGTTCAATCAGAGCATGATATCCAATATTATTTAAGTATCCTTAAATAATATTTTTATTTTTTTTAACTTTTATTTTTTATAGGATAATAATTAACATTGTTTTTTTATTTTTTGTTGTTCGCATCCATCCCTAACCCCGCCACCACCACTTCGCTTTTTAAAAAGCTCGGCAAAAGACCCTGCGGGGCTATTGGTCTTGGCTGCGCCAAGACTGCGGGCTCGACAAGCTCGCCCGGTGGGGGTCGCCCTAAAGAGGCGACCGCCACTTAAGCAATAGCTCTCTATACCACCCACCCTTATCTTCAATCCTTTATCGGTAAAGTGATTTTTATGAAATTAAAATACTTCAAAATTCCCGTTAAGGAATCATTCAAATTCACATTAAGTGGTTATACCACCCCTACTTGGGGTGGCAAAAAGGTTGTCCAATTCATTGGCTTCATCAATGATGATTACAGCCAAGAGTACGGGCTTCAACCGCTTCAAGGTGTCTACGACAACCTTTGGGATAAGAAACCCGGTGATAGCTTCATTATCACCAGACTCACCCAAGGCAAAGTTGGGCATGCAGAGGCTAAGCTTAAATTTAAGCCTCTTTAAAATATTTTTTATCGGTAAAATGAATTAAATTAATAGGAGGTTTAATATGGAAGAATTCTCAGAAATTCATTTCGGTGGATATGATGAATGTCCTGAACTTTGGTTCGACTTTTACATCATAGATGACGACGGAAATGACATTGTAGATGCCGATATGATTCGTATGGGCAAGTTTCCAATCTTATACAAGATGGAACATCCAGATGAATTTATATCCGTACCCCAAGATGATGATGATTGTTCCACCTTTCACATCATCTGTTAATCTTTTTTTTTACAAGCAGGCTTCCGCCACCAACCCCGCCACCACCACTTCGCTTTTTAAAAAGCTCGGCAAAAGACCCTGCGGGGCTATCTGTCTTGGCTGCGCCAAGACTGCGGGCTCGGCAAGCTCGCCCGGTGGGGGTCGCCCTAAAGAGGCGACCGCCACTTAAGCAATAGCTACCACAATGCAATAAACAATTGCTACCATACACACATACCAATTAATATTTATCTTTTAACGGAAGATTGAATTATTTAAATGGAGGTTCAACTATGGATTTAAAAGCAGTTTATGACAATGTAAATCAAGAAGAGTACTTAGATGCAATTCATGTTAGTCTTGAAGAATTTCAAATCATCTTTTTCGAAAATGATTTGACTACCATGTTTGTTTCTGAATCCATTCAAAACGACATTGGTAAATGGACAACATTAGTTGAAGAAGACATTCAATGCTAATGTCTTCTTTTTTTTATTGCTTCGCAATTTTAACACCCGACCGGAGCCTAGCCTTGCTTCGCCAACCCAAGGACGAACAGTAACATAGTGGCCCCCGTACTTCTATTTTTTTCGTGTATCCTCGGCCGCCCAGAATTTTTTTTGAGATTTTTGTGTAACCGACCCCCTATAGTCCCCCTAGCCTACAGCCAACCCAAGGGGGAGGATTTGGCTCGCTTTGCTCGCTATATGGCTCGGCCTTCGGCCTCCCCAAGGCCATCCCTAACCCCGCCACCACCACTTCGCTTTTTAAAAAGCTCGGCAAAAGACCCTGCGGGGCTATCTGTCTTGGCTGCGCCAAGACTGCGGGCTCGACAAGCTCGCCCGGTGGGGGTCGCCCTAAAGAGGCGACCGCCACTTGAGCAATAGCTACCTACCTCATGTTTTCTTGTTTTCTCTATCTTTCCTCTTTAATTTTTTTCGGAATAATGAATTATAATTAAGAGGTGATAAGAAATGCTAATTGATAAAAATACTTCTAAAAAAGATTTATTAAGACTTTCAATTGTTGTTAGTTTAATACTTGGTGAACCTTGTGTGGTTAAATCTAAAGAAATTATCCTTGAAGAAGAAATGATTAAAGAGTTGTGCAATAGCTGTGGCTGTTGCTCTCCTTAATCTTTTTTATTTTTTTCGGAAGAATGATTTTTATGAATTTTATTAATAATAATGAATCCGTTAAGATTCGTTTAGAAATGAACATTGGAGTTTATATATTTGATGAATTATTCAATGTCTATGAATTTGATATTATAGATTGCTATGATATCTGTAAAGAATTCCTCCCTCCTAATTACATTATCTCAAGAGAAAATTATCTTTTCTCTTCTTTTTAATTTTTTATCGGATTGGTGATTATTATGATAAATAAAACTTTTGTACTTATATTTTGTATCTTGTATATAATATTAGCTGTTAATAATCTTCAAAAAACAGATTCCTTGTTTCTTATTGAAAGATTATTTAAGTTCCTTAGGAACTTATATTATACTATTTTATTCGGTTAAATGAATTTTATAGTTATTGGCATTTGTCAATAGCTATAATCTTAAGTTTTTATATAAATTTCATAATTACAGGAGGTTGATAATTATGAAATTATATTCTGATTTTGAAAATATGTTCTTAGGTAGAACATTTGATTTAGATGTTACTACCGCAGAATATATTTGGTTCTGCATTGAAAACATTGACGATGCAGAACACATCAAAAATGAGATTCGTGCACTTGTGCTTGAAGCACAGCACGACCTCGACAAGTATGAAGAGGAACTTGAATAAAGTTCTTCTTTATACGGAATATTGAATTTTAATAGTTATTGATGTATTCAATAGCTATTAATCTTAAGTCTTTTTATGAATTTTCATTTGTTCTGTATAAGTTCTCTTATACGGTTCAAGTGATTTGTATTTTGTTTTTTTACGAATTTTACTCATCAAGCTAAGCATGCTTGGTTTGATGAGTTTGTATTTAGTTGTTGAATTTTTATCTTTATTGGAGGTGCCATCATGGAATCTTATTATAAAGATTATATCGATAGCTTATCTGAGAAAGAGCTTTGGCTCAGACTCAGTGCTATCGATAATGCTGAGCTCGATGAAGCTTGGGACGAAGATGGTTGTATACCATTCTGCTGTGTCCCTTCCCTCATCGAAGAGGCTCGGTACATCGAGCACAAGCTCGGGGTCGCTGGCGACGACCATGCTTATGCTAATAATTGGGAAGATTTACTTCTCGATTATAAAGCAGAAGTGGCTAACGGTCGCCCAAGTGGCCTTTAGTCTCTTTTTTTATTTTTCCTTATTCGGAATATTGAATTTTATAGTTATTGATAATATAGTCAATAGCTATAATCTTAAGTTTTTATATAATTTTTTTATTTATTCATGAGGTGATACTATGGATATTGATAAAAAAATTGATGCTATCATCAAACCATTCATGGTCGATAGCATTAATCAGGCTCTTATTGCTAATAATGAAGAGCCTGTTGAAAAAGAACTCCTTATGGGTTGTTCTTTTGAAACTTTAGATATGATTCTCCTTGGTTAGTTTCATATCTTCTCTTTTTATTTTTCCTTATTCGGAATATTGAATTTTAATAGTTATTAATATTAATAGCTATTAATCTTAAGTTTTTATATAAATTATTTTCATTTATGGAGGTGTTAAGCATGAATGAAAATAAAGATAACTATGATGATTATGATAATTTCGATTATCATAATTATTATGGTAATTTTCATACCACTATTCGTGGTTTAAATGGTGAGTTATATAATCATATGTTCCTTTATGATTATGATTCTTGCCTTTAATTTTTTCCTTTTTATTTTTTTCGGAAAAGTGACAAATACAAATGGAGGAATTACATGAAAGAATTTAAAATTATATATAATGACTTAAATGAAAAGTACAATGTAGTTGAAATTAATGAGGACAAAACTGCTTGTCCTATTGGCCAAGGCAGAACCAAGTCAGAAGCTATGAGAAATGGCTATGCTAATCACAAATTCTGTCAAAATGCAATAAAAGGTGATGTAGAAGATATTATCATATTGTTTAATTATGAATAATTTCTTTCCTTTTATTTTTTGTATTCGGTTTGTTGAATTTTTTATAAATTAGTTAAATGGTGTTAAATATGTTAAGAAAAGGTTTGTATAATATTGGAATTAATCAAGTTGTTGAATTTGAAGTAAGTTACTGGAGTACCAACAAGTTTGGTAAGAAACAATACTCAGGATTCATTAATGGTGATGAGAATGAGTTTTGGTACTTGCCTACTCATCAACAATTGACTGACAAACTTGAAAAACTTCCAAGAGGAAGTTTAGTTAGAGCTAAAAGGACCACAAAAGGTGGCCCAAAAGAGGCTTGTCTTTATGATATTAAAGTTCTAAGAGAAGGCCCTAAAGAGACTCAAAATTCTCTTGATGAAGTCATTGAACCTCAACCTAAGAAGACTCATGAAATTAGTGAGCCAAACAAATTAATTCACAGAATGAGCAAGGACAGCAGTTGCGACTTCGATGCATTTGCTTTTGTTTGTCTCATGGCTAATGGCATGATGTCTAAAGAGGAAGTTGAAGAAGAAGTTGATTTGAAAGCATTGTGTGCTAAACACGATGTTGATTACAATCAACTTTAATCTTCCTCTTTTTTTTTATTTTCCCTTGAGTTACCCGCTCGGGGCTAAAGCCCCTCGGTGGGGGACGGGGGCAAGCCCCCTTAAACCCCCACTTATTGAAGATGGGGAGCAAAAACCCCAAGCTTTTCCCTTCTTTTCCTCTCTCTTTTTCTTTTCTCTTTTTCTTTTATTCGGGATAGTGGTTTTTTTATGTTTTCTCGTGTTTTTGGTGGGTCCGTTTCCCGCCTTGGTCGTCTCTTCGTTGTTGGCTCCGCTTCCGCTCTCGCTGGCTCTTGTGTGTCCGTGGCTGGGGCTCGCTCAATCGATGCCCAATCAAGCCGTTGGCTTGAGGGCATGATTGAGCAACTCGCTCCAGACACAACTGTTGTGTCTGGGCTCGCCCTCGGGGCGGATACCGTGGCTCATGAAACCGCCCTCGGGTGTGGTCTCCCTACCGTCGCGGTCTTGCCTTCTGGCTTCGACAATATCACTCCTCGCTCAAACATTCGTTTGGCTCGTCGCATTGTCGAAGCTGGGGGTGCACTCGTGTCCGAGTACACCCCTGCCACTCGTGCCACTCGTGGCTCTTTTGTGGCTCGTAACCGCATCATTGCAGAATTGGGCAAATTGTTAATTGTGCCACAATTCGAAGTAAGGAGCGGTACTCGCCACACCGTCGATTTTGTCCAACAGATGGGCAAGCCCATCGTTGTCCAAAATGCGGATTATAGTGGCAACCAGTTTGTGCTTCGCAACACAAACTACCTTACGGTTGCCAAATAATCCGCAACGACGGTTAGCGGGGCTAAAGCCCCTTGCGAAAAGATGGATAAATCCATCTTTTCGTTTTTGGCTCGCTTCGCTCGCTACGGGGCTCGGCCGTTGGCCTCGCCAAACTCCCCACCCACCCGCCCATAGAGTTGTCTTAACAGAGCCACCCTCGTACTTTTTTTTTATTCGTCTATCCTCAGCCGCCCAAAATTTTTTTTAAGTTTTTGGAATTTTATTAACGACCGACCCCCTAAAGTCCCCCTAGCCTACAGCCAACCCAAGGAGGAAGATTTGGCTCGCTTCGCTCGCTATAGGACTCGGCCTGCGGCCTCGTCAACACCCGCCCACCCACCCCAAGGCTCGCTTCGCTCGCTATATGGCTCGGCCTTCGGCCTCCCCAAAGGCCATCCCCAACCCCGCCACCACCACTTCGCTTTTTAAAAAGCTCGGCAAAAGACCCTGCGGGGCTATCTGTCTTGGCTTCGCCAAGACTGCGGGCTCGACGAGCTCGCCCGGTGGGGGTCGCCCTAAAGAGGCGACCGCCACTTAAACAATAGCTACCTACCTAAAATACTTTTCGCAAAATAGCTAAAATATAGCCCTATCACTAATTATTTTTAGCGGGAAAGTGATTTATATGTTTAAAAATAATAATAAAGAGGTCGTTAAACCTCAAAAAATCAAAATTGTTGGTTGCAAGTATCATGACTACAAAGTCTTTACTGGTTGTCCAGTTACCTTAGTTCATGATGATTCTAATGAATTTGATGACTATGCAATAGCCGTTGTTGCAGGAGGTAAAAGAGTTGGGTTCGTTGGAACTGAAAAAACCGTTACCGAAGGCAATAGGAGAAACGGTTGTGTTGACAACAGACAGTTGTTTGATATGGTTGACAATCTTCTCCATGTTGAAGCAGTTGTTACTTATATAACTGAAACTTTCGGTTATGCAAGTATCAAATTTTAATTTTTCTTATCCTTTTATTTTCTTCGGATAATTGAATTTTATAGTTATTAATAATAATCAATAGCTATAATCTTAAGTTTTTATATAAACTGTTTGCTTCGGTAAATTGTAAATTATTTAAATTGGTGTTATTATGTTAAGAAAAGGTCTTTACTCAATCGATGTATCTCAAACTGTTGAATTCGAATTATCATACTGGAATGTAAACCAGTTTGGTAAAAAACAATTTTCCGGTTTCATCAATGGTGATGAAAGTGAGTTTTGGTACTTGCCTACTCATCAACAGTTAACCGAAAAATTAGAAAAGATTCCTCGTGGCAGTTTCATTAGAGCTACCAGAACAACTCAAGGTGGCCCAAAAGAAGCTTGCCTTTACGATATTGAGGTTTTAAGAGAAGGCCCTAAAGAAGCTCAAACTTCTCTTGACTCCTTTTAATCTTTTTTTATTTTATTCGGACAAATGATTTATTATGTATTTTAATCCTAATGATTATAAGGTCGTTAAGTCTTATATAAAATGTGTTCTTGATACTGATTTCATCGGTTCTGGAGAATGTAACTATAACTGTAAAGATTGCGAACATTATCATAAAGATGATGCTCAATAAATCTTTTCTCTTTTTATCTTTTTTCGGAATAGTGGTTTTTATTATGTCTGTTAATTGTGCTTTCGGGTCCGTTTCCCGTCTTGGTTCCTTGTTCGTTTGTGGTCGTGCTTCCCTCCTTGGCCCTTCTGTCTCCCGTGTGTCCGTCGCGGGTGCTCGTGCTATCGACCAGTCTTCAAGCCGTTGGCTTTCCGACATGGTCGGTGGTCTTTCTGCTGGCACCGCTGTGGTTTCTGGGCTCGCTTTGGGGGCTGACACAGTTGCTTTTAAGTCAGCCCTCGCTCGTGGCTTGCCTTGTGTGGCGGTTTTGCCTTCTGGCTTTGACAACATCACTCCTCGCTCTAATTTGGGGTTAGCTCGTCGCATTGTCAAAGCCGGTGGTGTTCTTGTGTCTGCTTACCCTCCTTCTGCCCGTGCCTCCCGTGGGTCATTTGTGGCTCGTAACCAGATAATAGCTGAATTGGGTAAATTTTTAATTGTACCCCAATTCGAAGTCAAATCTGGTACTCGCCACACCGTTGATTTTGCACAACAAGCTAATAAGTTAATTGTTGTGCAAAATGCCAATTACTCTGGCAATCAATTTGTGTTGAAAAGTTCAAAATACAACACAATTGCCAAGTAATTGGCTTTTTTTTAATTTTAAGTTTTCCAGATAACATGAGCCTCCCCGTACGGCTTATTATGTTCGAATCTGAGTTGCTCACTAAAAATTTTTTTCGGAAAATTGAAATTTATAATAGTTATGCAATAGCTATTATACTGTTGAATATATCTTTATCGGTATATTGAATTTATTATATGGTGATAACGATGAATAGCTTATTGAATTTAATTGTTAATATGTTATACAATCTTGGATTGTTTTGGGATATTGAAGAACAATATTATCATAGAAATAATAAATTAAGAGCTCGTAATAAAAGCATTTATTATTTCGGTAAAATGACTAAAAAATAAAAAATTATTGAGGTGTTATTATGTATAGTATGAATGATATGACTCCAGTCACAAATGTGCAAGGCCCAATAGCTGGCTCAATTGACTATGAACTTCTTGACGAAATGCATCGTCCAAATGGTATTCTTGTTGCTTACAAGAATGGATACAAGTATGTAAAAATAAATGCTACAACCGTTAGTGTCTCTTGGGACATTCATAGGTAAGTATGCATTTATACGGTATTAATGAATTATATTTATATGGTGATTGTTATGGTTTCTAATCGTAAATTCCAAGTAGTAAAAGTTGATGTTGAATGTGAAGCTCCAGTCTTCCAAGTTGTCGATACTGAAGATAATTTCAGAAGAGCCGAAGCAGGAACCGCAAGAGGTGCCGTCCTTGGTGCAATAGCTTGTGGAGTGCAACTTAGAGACATTGATTTCAATGGCTTTAAGAAAGCAGTAGGTTATATCAAATTATAATCTACGGTTTAATGCATTTTTGAGCGAAATCTCGTTAAACTACGACTGTCGCATCGGTGAAGTCCGAGATGGGATTGTTTGGAGGTTCAATCTCGGGGTAGTAACCGATGTAAAATAACCTTTTTATTATCAAAGAGAAATGAGAACTGAATGAGGCGAAAATCCTCGTTAAAAACTATCATATTCTTTTATATGTATTTTGTCTTTATACGGATTATTGCAGTTTATAGTTATTGATAATTATTCAATAGCTATTATATCTGTATTTTATTCGGTATAGTGCAATTATTGCATTATATCTTTTATATTATTAAAAAAAATTGAGGTGTTAGATATGGTTAGTTTTAATTTACCAAGAAGAGAAGGATTAAAGAACATTGCAGTAGATGAAGAAGTTGAATTCACTTTAAGTTTTTACAACTTCAATAAATTCGGAAAAAAACAGTTTTCTGGATTCATCGGAGATAAATTCTACTACCTTCCGACCCACCAGCAATTAGTGGACAAACTTGAAAAAGTTGAAAGAGGAAGTAAAGTCAGAGTCAAAAGACTTACTTTAGGAAATGCTAAAGAAGCTTGTCTCTACGATGTAGAAGTCATTGGAGCTCCTACTGGAATTACTGTTAAAGAAGAACAAACTGGAGTGACCGTCAAAGAAGAACCAACCGTAGACACATCTCAAGTGTTAAAAACAGTTGTTTCTTGCTTAAAAAATAACTGCTCTGCAGGTCAAACAGTTATGATTTTGAAAAAAGAGTTTGACGAGAAACTCTTAAAAGAAATTGGATTATAAATCCTTTTTCTTTATTAATCTTTTTATTATACGGATTTAATGAATTAATTATTTAGAGGTTTTATTATGAAAGAAATGATATATACTCCAACAAGACAAAAAGCAGAAATCTTACATAAAGACGAATTAAATGGTTTTGAATACTTTATAGTTTCCTTTGGAACTCACCCATGTTGTTATATAAAAATCCCTGAAGGACACGAACTCTTCGGATTGGATTATGATGACATTTATGAGTCCGGTTATGATGTCCCTTGTCATGGAGGATTGACCTACTCTGATGACCACTTATTGGACGAAGAGGAAGGTTGGTACCTTGGTTGGGATTATGCTCACTTAGGAGATTATTCCCCTATGCTTGAACCGTATGGAACCAAGTATTCCATCAGCATGTTGGTTGCAGAAGTGGTGGAAGTAATCTGCCACTTATAATTTTATTTTTGGAGGTTTTGTTATGGAGTTTGATTTAGATACCATCAGAGCGAACGAGGAAAGGTTAAGAGTTAAATACGGAAAGAGTGCTCGTGACCTTGACAAGGAAAGCGAATATGCAGATGAAAGATTCATCGAAACTGCCGATGTATCTGCTGTGATGAAAGAGTTGCTTGAAGCCAAAAAGGCTTTCAATGCAAAAAAGCAAGAAGCTCACAGCTTGGTGACTCGCATGGCCGGAGATGCCTTCATCTACTATCCAGAAGGTGGAGCAGATAACTGGATTGAAGATGTTGAAGTTCTCGACTATTATGAGAGAATCAGCATTAAGACCATGAGGCAAGTCGAGGCCGACAAACTCCATGACTTTTGCGACAGAACTGGTTTAGAGTTGATTGATGTCGAAGTCTATGGAAGACTTTCAAATCCTGATGTTACATACATCTTTGAGTTTGAAAGAGATGATGAATACAACCCTTGTGAAGGTTGTTGTCGTCTTATCGAATGTGAAGATTGCTCTAATTCCCCTTATTAGAGCTTTCTTCGATTTTTTTATTTTTTTTGAGTTGCCCGAGTCGCCCGAGGTTGTTTCCGGACATAACTAAGTATGTCTGTCTGAGCCAAAGCATGCCATGGAAGCCCACAAGACAGACAATGTAGGACTATCGCCAAAGCTGATTTAGAACCCGCCAAGTCCGGAGCCCCGCAGCCTACAGCCAACCCAGCGAGGACCATGAGCCTCGAGTTCCTCGAGGCTGTAACGAGTCTTCAGCTCGAGTTATTCTAACTCGAGCCGCCCCGTACAGATTTTTGATTTCGAATGTCCAGAGCGACCAAAAAATTTTTTTCGATAACTTGTTCCCGATTACCGGAGCCTCTTAGCCTACAGCCAACCCAAAGAGGACCATGAGCCTCGAGTTCCTCGAGGCTGTAACGAGTTTTGACTCGAGTTATTCTAACTCGAGCCGCCCCGTACGGATTTTTTATTTCATATGAGAAAATTAGGCAAAATTTTTTTTGCAAACTTTTATATACTACAAAGTACATTTATTATACGGTAGGTCGAATTATATATATGGTGATTAAATATGTTATATAAAATATTAAATAATAAATTATTGTTCTATATGTCTATAGGTCTTTGTATGATATTGTTTATATTATTTTGTTTCTGGATTAAAGGTCCCACTTATGGGTATCTTTAACGGTATAATGCAATTATATTATAGGTGATAAATATGAATAAATTTAGCTTAATGTATTATGACAAAGGAGAATATATATCAAACATAAAATACTATGATATTCCTCTTACGAATAATGAAATTTTAAGACTATTAAACAAACTGACAAAAGAACAGATAGAAAAAAAATAGGAGAGATTAAATATGTTCAAAGAATTAGAAAAACAAAAATTCAAAAGATATAAACAAAAATATATGGGAAAACCAAGAGCTATTTGGGCTTGTGTACAACACCACCCCGAAGGCGATGAAATAATAAAAGTAACAACTCAAGGATTAGCAATGAAATGGCAATCTGAAGATTGGCAAAATCGTAGTTGCTTCAATATAAATTATATGCAAATTCTTGTAGAAAACAGTAAAGGCATTTATTACAATGCTTAATACTGTTTTTATACGGTATATTGAATTACATTTATATATAATTAATTAGGTGATATTATGAATTGTAAAGAAATTATGAACGAATTGAATGAAAGAGAATTATCTGATTTATTTCGCAGAATCAATGATATAGATATTGAAGATTTTGTAAATATTTACGATGAAATTATGACAAAAGGTTCTTATGACAATTGTGACCACGATTGCATAGGAGAATTTGCAGTCTCTGATATTGAGTGGGGTTGTGGAGAAAGAGATGGCGGTTATATCATATATCTCGATGATATGTTAGAGCAAACATATGAATTATTAAGTGAAGCATCAAAAAACATTATCGATTTAGCAAGAGAAAATGACATTAAAGAATTGTATATTGACATTGAATATCTCTAATTATATTTTTAACGGTATAATGTATTTAAATATATTATACTTATTTAGTAACTAAAGGAAGTGTTAAATATGTTGGTATTTGGTAGTAAAGTCTATGAACAAACAAGTTTAGCGATTTATATAAGAAAAGAAGGTAAATACTTATATTTAAGTAAACCTTATGATGATAACGATAATAAAGAATTTAGAATGGATTTGACAAATGGACAATTTGAAAGAATCAACCACTACAAAACAGTAGAAACTAAAATAACACCAGTAAAAGTTTCAAACATTACTGGTTGGTTTACCGACTGTTCATTGTTCTGTAATGATGAAAAGTTTTGTAAAGTCATCATCTATGCGAAACATTTAGATGAAAATCATAGATTTAAAAGTAGTGTGAGATTTGTAGAATGTTTAACTAATTACAAACCTCGTCGCTACGAAGCTTGGTTAAGTTTAGGAATTGAAATTAGCGATATTAAAGAAAGCATTCAAAGATGTATAAAAAATTCAGACTCTTACTATAGAAGCACTACAAGTAACTATGTCAGTTGGAGTCCAAATGATTTCTCTAAAAATGTTCTAAAATATATAAGGAATAACTTTAGCGAACTAAGTAGTGATGCAATTAACGAAATTCACCGTATGGATAGAGACAATTATGACATCACATTAATTGATACATTGTTAAGAAAAACTAATGAGATTCCTCAATACAGAGAATTCTTTACAGCAAGATTCACAAGATGGAGAGAGGAAGACAAAGTCTTTAATATTTTTGATTTATCCAAAAATAGAGATTGGAGTAATTTGCATACAATGAAAAATATTATTGAGTGTATCTCTAAATACAATCTCAACATCGATGCTTTCTTAACATTTTGCTTAAGAATGTATAATGTTGAAGGATTAACAATGAGTGACTTGTTTGAGACAAGACATTACAGAGATTATTTGGATATTGAAAAGAAATTAAAACATAACCAAATGAGAAAGATGGATAAATACCCTCAGCATTTTTTATCCACATTCCACTTATGTAAAAGAGAATATTCAGTAAGGAAACAAGAGCTTGATGAAGAAGCTTTCAAAGCACAATGTGATAAGTTCAGAGACTTAGAAGGTAAGTTTGGTGAATATAGTATTGTTGTTCCAACAAAAACAACAGAAATAGATGAAGAAGCAAACGAACTCAAACATTGTGTAGCAATGTATATTCCTAAAGTCATCAAAGGAGATACATTAATTTGTTTCCTAAGACACAATGAAAATATTGATACTCCTTTAGTTACTATTGAAGTTAAAGAAGGTTTTGTAACTCAAGCTTATGGCTTACAAGACAGCAAGCCAAGCGAAGAAGAGTTAAAAGTTCTTAGAAAATGGGCTAAAAAACATTCTTTAAAACTATCATGGGCATGGGGTTAAATCCTCATGTCTAATATTTTTACGGTATGGTGTAATTAATTATTTATAGGTGATAAAAAATGAATACAAATCAATATGTAAATATAACTGAATACGAAAACAAATATGGTTTTATTATAGAAGACGATGCTATAGAAAAATTTGAATGGATTATTCAAACCCTACCAGACCCTTGGAAAACAGAATTTGTAGATGACATTTTGGTCTATAAAAGCTCTTATGACTTTAGAATGCTAAATAAAACTTTTATGTATTATATCGATGATATTTACAATGAGCTTCCAGAAGAAACCCAAGATGAAATTGACAGCAAATATATTATGATTAGGTTATAGGTGATGATATGAATAAAATAATTGATGAAGTAGAGAACATGCTAATATCTGGATTAGCATACACTTATCTAAAAGAAGATAATATTGATAGTAAAAAAGCATACCCAACAAGACCTGATGGTGACTTTATTGCTATGGTTGAATACTTCTCAGGAGGAGTGAATCCAGATGACGACCCAGCTTATGAAGGTTGGTTTGGAGAACATGAATTAAGTGGAACTTATATTCGTGATGCTATGGTAGATATTATAAAGACACAACACTTAGCCAACGAAGTTCAAAAAGAATTTGGCGATAAAGTATCCGTTGTCTTCCTTGACTTTAATCAAGGTTGTGAATGGGGTTGTGCGATAAATGTATGGATAAAAGAATAGGTGAAAATATGACAAAAAATGTTCAAAAATTTGAAAAAATGTTAGAAAGCTATGTATATATTAAAGAATATTGTGCAGTTGCAAACGAAAGAGCGGAATTGGATTTAGACGAGGATATATACTCATTAGAATATCATCGTGATGATTTGATAAATATCGCAAAAAAATATGACATCAATGTCTTTAGAGTTGCTGATGACTCAGACATTGACGAATTAAAAGAGTATGTGTTATATTTAGAAAATAAATTAATTAATGAATTACATTATAAATTATCATTTATGTATCAATACGATTAATTATGCGGTATAATGTATTTAATAATTAATTATATTACTTTTTTCTTTATAATTAATTATTCTTATACGGTATAATGCATTATAATTATTATAATGTATAAAAATGATAAAAAAAGGAATTAGGTGATAGAATGAAAAATTTAATGAATTTAGGTAGAACTGAAAATAGTAAGCAAGTTGAATATTTGAATGATATCAGAGATGTTGGTATGAGCATCGTGTTTGGAGAATGTAGTGCAGATGCTTTTTCTGTAAGATTTGAGAAATATCTCGATTATGTTGAGAAACCATCTGAATATTTACAAACCATCAAAGAAGTTTATAATATGATATTTAAAGGAGAATGTACTCCTGATGATTTATTACTCAAGATGGGAAGATATACCAAAACAATTGAGTATGAAGAACCAAAAATCGAGTTCGACACTCCTATTGATGAACTTGACGAACTTGACTTGACCGAAGATGAGTTGAATATAAGATATGGTTGTTGCTCTTTAGATGTAGATGAGGACGACGATGATTTGAAAGAGTTGATGGAAGACGAAGATGTAACAGTTCTCAACCTTGATAATGAATCAGTAGAAGCATTAATCAAGATTCTTGATAATCTTTGCGAGGAATAAGACTCCTCGTACTGTTTGTTTTTTTCGAATAAGCAAATTTCTTGAAAATTTTTTCATTGTTGTGTTATATCGTATCTTATACGGTATAATGCATTATATTAATTATAATGTATTATATTATTTATTATAATCGAGGTGTTAAATATGTATATAAATGTAAATAATAGTAAAGGTCGTAATATTGGTTTTGTACAGATTTCTGAAGATAAACTTGATGAATACACTTACACAACCAATGGAGATGTAAAAGTTTCAAAATGCAATTTTGAATATCTTACAGATGATTATTTGGAAGAAGAAAAGGAAATTAACATTTGTGTTGATGATTCTCCATTTGAAAGCTTGAATCATGCGAGCTGTGTTTCCCCTTTAGAGCAAGAATTAAGTGCTTATGAAGCATTAAAAGAATCTTACTTAGAAGGAGCATACAATAACTGTTGCACCTTGATTAAGTATTACTTCGGTCATATAGATTATGCAAAAGAGTTTGGATACTGTAAAACTCACGGTGAAATTGGATTTATCTTATTTACCAATTTGCTATTTAGCATTGAAACTGGCAAAGATTCTTTTATTAATTTTGTTGACAGTATGATTGACAAAATCAATTGGAATCTTGAACATAAGGAGTTTTTAGAAAAGAATTGGTATTAATCATACCAATCCATAATATTTTTGGAGATGATAAAATGGGTTTAGATATGTACCTCTACGGTGTAAGAAGCGAATTTGACCAACACGATTACAATATTGGTCATGTAATGACAGCAACCGAAATCGGATATTGGAGAAAAGCCAACCAAGTACATCAATGGTTTGTTGAGAATGTACAAGATGGCAGAGATGAATGCAAAATACATGAGCTTGGAAAAGAAAAACTTGAAGAGCTTTTGAATTTATGCAAACAAGTTAAGGAAAATCCAAAGCAAGCATCAGAACTGCTTCCAACACAACAAGGATTTTTCTTCGGCTCATATGAGTATGATGAATTCTATATGATGGATATTGAAGAAACAATTGTGATTTGTGAATGGGCATTGAGCCAAGATTATGACTGGTTTATGTACCAAAGCTCTTGGTGAGGTGATAATATGGTAAAGTTTTTCGAAACAATTAAAAATATTGTAAAAGAGTATTCAGAAACAGATATGGACGATTGGTATTATGATGGATTAGTTGGTTATGTTAGAATAAGAGCTAATCCTTATGAGTCACAAATATGGAGAATAATATCAAAATTAGAATATGTTGATGGGATAACCAAAATCGAATTGAGATTGGCAGAAGATAGAGACGACGACGATGATATTTTAGATATTGATTTTATTGAAATCAGACCGAAAAAAACTCTTGAAGAATATAAAGCTATATTAGGATTGGAATAAAGGCGATATTATGGATACTTGGGAATTGTTAAGAGTGCAACACGAATATTCAAAATTTGTAACTGTTAGAGAGATGTGTAATCTTGGAACAGACGACGATGTTGATTATTGTATGAATATCTTAGATTGTGTCTCAGATATTGATTTTGAAAAGGCAAGAAAAGCAATATTAGACCATGTGGGATATGATGATGAGACTGGGTGGTTTAGCAAAAAAGATGCTGGTGAAGATTGGGATTACACCACATTAGATAAAGTGCTATTTAAATATATTAGCAGAGAATTATACCACGAATACTAATATGTATGCTATTATGTATACATATTTTATACGGTATAATGCAATAATTATTTATTGCTTAATAAATAAGGTGATAAAAATGATATATATGAATAAAAACATTGTAGAAATGATGATTGAAACATTAATTGATGAGTGTTATTCAAACATAGAGGTATATTCAGTCTATGACTATCATGAAAAAAAAGAATTTGATGGGATAGAATATGAATTTGATGGAATAGAGTTTGACTTATTTGATTGGTGCGATAAAGGTGTGGATTTTGAAAATGAAATTGAATACCTTTTAAAAGACCTTGATAAAAATTTAAATGCAAATATATTCTTTAAACATGAATATACAGATGAATTTAGTGAGTGTGATGGAGAGTTATATCCAGATTATCATTGTTTTGTAACTGTGTTTCAACCAGTATAAGGTGGTGCTAATATGATTATTACTGAAAAAAGTAAAGAAAGAGTAGTAAGCAAAATTATGTTATTTTCTGAACTTACAAGAATTGATGAGGCTTTAGCAACATTAATAGAAAATAATTATGATGATGAAGAGGCAACAATAGCTGCCTTAGATATGTTAGAATATTATGGTATAGAAATGGAATTAAAACTTAATTTTGATAATTTGTGGCAATTGCCATTGTTTGATGAATTAAACGAGATTCGTGGTGGTTTAATTGATGAAATAAATAATTGTGATTTTGAAATTCATTACAATAAACCATACGGTTACGACGAACCAATAGAGTCATATCTTAAGGACAATATGGTTATTCAATAATTATCGTGTTATATCGTATTTTATACGGTATAATGCATTATAATTATTATAATGTAAAAAAAACAATAAAGGTGTTGAATATGAGTATAAGAGCTTATTTAGTAACTTTTGATGAAAAAATTATTGATGGAAAAAGATATGTACACGAAGATGAAGAATACTTGTGGAACCATTCTGATAATCCAGAGATTTGGAATCTTTTATGGCCAATTATGATTGATTGCACAAATGATGAGTGTATTGGTTATATTGAGATTATGTATGATGATTGGGAAGACTTGAAAGAAGATTATGAAACAAGAAACTCTGAATATGGAAAAAGAGTTTATCAAGTTGTTAATCAACACAAAGAAGCTTTCCAAGCTATTGACAATCATTTCAAAACTGTTGGAGATGATTTTGTAAGAATTAATTTATACTAAAAAAGGAGATGTGATAAAATGAAAATTATTTTGACTGAAAGAGCTAAAGAATTAGAACAAACAGAAAGAACCTTATACAGAAAAGAAAATGCAGTAAAAGAGTTATTTGCAAAAATGTGGTTGGAAACTGACTTCAAAAAAGAATTGAATATGGAAAAAAATCCTACAGAAAAGGATAAAACATCCTACATTAGAAATCACCCTGACTACAAAAAGGCAAAAGATGATGAAGCTAAATACAAAGCAAAGAAAAATTATGAGGAAAGAATGTTTGATATATGTTTCGCTATGAAATATGGTAACAACAATAATAAATAATTATACGGTATAATGCATTTAATAATTATATGTTTATCGTATAATTATTATCTTATATCTTTATATGAATATTAAAAAAGTGAGGTTAAATATGTTAGTTGATTATTTGGTAAATAGTATTGTAATTGGAAAAGATGGTTTAGTAGATACAGACAAGACCATTGAAAAGTTGTTGATAAATATTAATAAGGCTTATATGGAGCTTCGTAAAAGAACTCCTGAATATCCAGCCGAAGAATGGGTAAATGATAAAAAATTGATGCCTTTCAGTCAAGGCAACCACAAACTACCTCCAAGTACATATATCATCAACCTTGGAACCGCAGAATTGTGTCCGGGAAGAGCAATTGGAACTTGTAATTGTTGTAGTGTTTGTTATGCAAAAAAAGCAGAAACACAGTATAAAGAAGGAACAATTGGAAGAAGACTTCTTCAAACCCTAAGATGGAGAAGACTAACTGCTGAGCAGATTGCAAATCAGTTATTAGAAAAATCTAAAAGAGCAAAAAAGAATAAAATGAAATATCTGAGAATTAATGAATCTGGAGATGTATTCGACCAATCAGACATTGTTAAAATGTCTAAAATCGCCGATATCTTAGCAGAGAATGGTGTTGGAACTTACACTTACTCTTCAAGATATGATTTGGATTGGTCTCAAAAATCCAAGAACTTGATTGTAAACAGTAGTGGAACAAATTGGATTTGTGATAATCAGTTTGTAGCCGTAGATGAATTTACTGATGATATGGAATATCAATGTCACGGTGATTGCGACACTTGTGATTATTGTAAGACTTCCAAAGGCATCACCATTTATGTGGAGGTACATTAAGTGAAATCTGATAAAGAAATAATAAATTATTTAACTGGATATGCTATCGGACAACAAATTCGAGAAGGATTAAAGGCTTTATTGGGTTTATTCATCATGGTAATGCTATGGATTATCCCATTATGGATTTTTGACCTATTAGGAATTGGATACTAAAGGTGAAAAGATGAAAGAAGAAACATCCTTCTGTCTTATCTTTCCATTTTTACCTATATTGCCGTGGTTAATCGTAAGAATAATAATGGAGATTTGGATTCTCCTTCATCCAATACATTAGTGTATTCTATATACACTTTTTCATTTTTTTCTTAGATATAATGAAATACAAATATAAGGTGATAAATATGATGCCAATGATTATGAATGACAAAGAAGTTTTAAATATTATTTGGAACAAAAAAGAGATAGATAACATCACATTAGATAATTTATTGTATCAATTATGTAATGCAGGAGATAACGAAGACACAAACACATTAATGAATTATATACATATAGGAACTGACGGATATGACCACAAGATATGTAATTTGTTTAATTATATATGTAGTCTTGTTGATTATTCAATTGAGGTATATGATTGCAGAAGCATAACAAATGATGATATTAGAAATCAAGTTGGTGTATTGCCAACATTTGCATTGATTGATTTCATTGAAGGTTGTGAGTTTAATTACTTTATAGTGGTTGATTATGAAGCCCCTGATAAAGTATATAGATGCGATTATTTATTAGATTTGTTAGAAGACACTTGTATGAAAAGAATTATAAATAAGGAGTTAAATTCAAACGATATAAGAAAGGTTATAAATTATATAAATAACTTAGATTTATTTGATATTGTCTTATATGAAGAATATAATAATACAAAATGGTGTTAATTATGGTATTTGTTCACAGTAAAACAATCATAAACAAGTTAGATGAGGCTCACGGATTAATCATTACTTATCCTGAGTTTGAAATATTGAAATGTAAAAGTGATGAAAACGGAAACGGAATTAGATATGAAATATATGCAGATGCATATCTTGATTATGCTTTAGGTGTTTGTGATGCTATGGATATAGAATACGACCTTGATTATGTTGAAACTGACGGTTTCGAACATTATAAGTTACATATTTACTTGAAAGATGAATGAGATGATAAAATGAATATTGAAATTGATGAAAATTTATTAGAGCACTATCCAATTGAAACCGAAGAAGGATTGTATGTAATTGCCCCATACTTGATTGGCCAAAAAATTGCTTTCAAGTTATATTATGAATGGCTTGAAGATGAATCAAGAGACGAAGAAGACAACACAATAGTTTGGGACGATGCCGAATGGAGAATTGACGAAGAAATTGCGGATATTCGTGGAGCCGTCATGAGTGGCATAAAAGATATGCTTGAGCAAAATAATGTGTATTTAATTTAATTAATTATTGCCTTGATTAAAATATAACTTATGCATTAAATATTGTATTTAATGTATAGGTTATTAATTTATTTATACGGTATGGTGTAATTAAATATATATATTATTATATATGTATATAAAGAGGTGTTAAAATGAAGATTACAATTATTAGTGAAGGCCCATGGATTGTAGAAATGTATGACGAAATTGGAAAATTGTGTAAAGAAGATGCTGATGCCCTATGGGGTTATATGATAAGCAGTTTGAACACAACTCAATATCCAGAAGATGATGAGGAGAAATAAATATGGATTGGAGAGAATATGCTTTTGAAATATTAAATGATGAAAGTTTATATCAATTAACAGAAGAAGAGTTTGAAAAAGTTGATTTGCAAGCATTGATTGCTTGGCATATAATTGACACCTATGGAAATGATATTCAAGAGGAAATTGAAAAATTATATTACGAAGAGGAATAAATATGATGTTTGATGTATATTGTATATCTCAAATCTTAAGTGGAAACAAAACAGTAACAAGAAGAATGCCAAGTGGCAAAAGACCCGCAGTACCGGGACATAGACATTGGTTAAAAGTTGATAGAACTAAAAAATGTTATGGATTAATTAACATTATTAGTTGTGAACTTGAAAAGATAGGTGACTTGACAGATGAAGAAGCTATTCGTGAAGGATTTAATGATAAAAACCACTACATGAATTACTTCAGACATTTAAATGGAGATGTTGAAAAAGACCAATTAGTTTGGAGAGTTGAATTTGAATTACTATGAGGTGTCATAATGATTAGTGCACAAGAAGCAAGAAAACTTTCAGAAAAAAACAGAAAAGAAAATAAATTCATACAAGATTTAATAGCAGAAACAAAAGAAAAAATAAACAAAGAAATGATGACTGCTATTAAATCTGGAAAACATGAATGCAGAGTAGGTTGGGCTTATTGTATAGAAGAGGATATAAAAAAATACATTAAAGAAAATGGATATACATTATATGAAGATGGTGGAATTGGTTATATGATAAAATGGTGATTTATTATAATTATCTTACTCATCAATTAACGGTATAGTGCATTATAATATAATAATGTATTCATATGCATGAAGGTGATAAAATGAATATAGATTTTCAAAAATTAGGTGAAATACTAAACGAGTGTGTAAACGAAGAAATGTTTATTAGAGTAGGAAGATACGAAGGAGATTATCACTTGGGAGATGGTCAATTCAAAAAGATAAAAGGAGAGTTGTTTATCAAAACAAACTCTGATACAATCTTTAGAGTTGTTAGCGATGATTCAAGTATTTTCGATGATTTTGATATTATTGGAAGTGATGCTATTGTCACACCAATTAACAAAGAACTTGAAAATAAAAAAATTAAATATGAAGAAATTGACATTAATGATAAGTCTTCGTTAAGAGCATGGTTTCCAAAAACTGAAGAAGGCATAGAGATGTTTGAATGTGTAGATATGTGTCCGGGAAATGCCTTAGTAAAAAAATAAGGTGATGATATGGAGATAGTTGATAAAATCTATGAGATATGTGAAAAATATCAATTCGAAGAATTAGATGAAGATATAGATTATATTAAAATAGAATTCATAGGAAACTGTCCATACTATACTTGGGACGACTTCGATACTAAATTCGAATATTATAGAACAACAGAAAAAATATGTGAGCAACAAATAGAGCCATATTTTAAGAAATGTTGGAAGGAGTTAGAAAAACTCAATATATTCAAAGAATATGAATGGGACTATGATGACTACACATGTTGGTATTTATATTTTAATGATAACTTTATTAAGGTATATAATATTGCTAACAAAAAATAAATATAAACAATATATTTTAACGGTATAATGTATTATTTATATAATAATATAAAAAACAAAAAAGGTGATAATGATGCCAAAAGAAATGATTATAGAATATTTGCATTTGTTGAAAAGAGGTAATGAGCCATTATATGCTCATCAAGTAAAAAGTGTTAAGGAAGATTTAGATAAAATTGAACCAGAAATAACAGAAGATGTTTTAAATGATTTGCTATCATTAGGAGATAAAGATTTATGTATCAAATATGATTTAGAACCAAGAGTGATTTCATCAAAATATTTGAACATTGAATTAAAGGATATCAAGCCATCATTAAAAAGGTTAGATATCAATAAAATGAAAAACAATTTTCTAAAACAATATAATGAATATGAAAAGAGAGGTTGGATATGATTCCAATTCAACTATTTTCTTTTCTTATGTTAGGTTTTTGTTATTTATGTTTGGAATTATATATGTTCTTGTATAACAAATAATTATACGGTATGATGTAATTATTACAAGGTGGTATTATGATTATATATATAAATAAAAAAAACTTAATAAATAGCATTAACGATTGCAGACATTTGAACAAAAACGAAATAAAAAACAAGGAGAATGACAAAAATGAGGCTAAAGAAGATTTGTAGAATCGAAAGCTATCCAAATAGAACAGTCTATGGTAACGGAGAAGACCCTATCGATTGTGACTGGAACGAAGTTTATATCTTGGATTTGAGATATGGAAAAAAAAGATGGTTTGATGAAAACTGTAACCGAATTGAAAATCCATTGAAAGGATATAACCTAAAAGAATTCTATAAAGAAATTGAAAAAGCTTGGAAAGATAAGGAAAACTTGAACAGTATTTATGTAGAAGAAGGAAAAGAAGACGAATTTGACATTATGTTTGAAGATGAAGACATTTTCCCTTATAATACTTATAATGGAATCAACTATTATGATTTATACATCGAGGTGTAAATATGAATTGGGAAGATATTTTACAAATTTGTAAAAAAGAAAAAGATACTCATGTTGAAGGGTATTCAATAGGATTTGATGAAAAAGAATATATTGGTTTTAAATTCACAGATGGTATTATAAAAATAAATGATATTATTAAAATTAGCCATGTGTATAAAATTGAAGTACATGGAAAAGATGTGTTATGGATTAATGACAATAACATCATCATTGGTTTAGATGATATCAACAAGTTTGAAATCTGGTAAACATTTATATGCTATGAGGTGCAAATATGTTAAGTGAGCTGATGTATATGAATGATTTACAATACCATAGACCAATATGTATGACTTGCCAGCACTTCGTAAAGTGCCCCGGCAAGCAACCAAACTGTAGAGAATACTTAGAAGACGAAGATGATGAGTATATGATGAATGCATAAGAGGTGGCATGATAAATATGATAAGCAAAAAAGAAGAATATTGCATTAGTGGTTTCTATTCAATAGTTATTGAAGCAGAAAGCGAAGAAGAAGCAATAAAAGAAGCAATGACAATGCAACTTAACCAAATGGATATTGCAGATGTAGATTTTGTAAATGATATGGATTACAGACAATAAAGTGATTAAAAATAATTAATTATCATGTGTTTTATTATACGGTATAATGCATTATATATTATTGTATAATGTATTATAATAATTGAGGTGTTAAATATGAAAAACTTTGAAGTAACATTGAAAATTCCAATAAAAGCAGTTTGCGAAGAAAATGTTGAAGACTGGTTAAATAATTTTGTAATACCAGATTTGATAGTAAGATGGAGTGATGGTAGTATGATGATTGAATCAGATATTAAGGAAGCTAAAATTTAGAGGTGAAAACAAATGATTATTGATGATTCAAGAATTGAACAGTTTGAAGGAATAAAAGATTACTATCTTAATCTTCTTAAAAAAAATGTCCCAGTAATACAAGTTATTGAATCAGCCTACTTCGAAGGTTGGAATGATGGCTGGGATGCTTGCTTAGAAGATGGATATGATGAAGAAGAAGATGATTAAAGGTGATTAAATGGTTAATAAAGGTTTATATTTTGTAGAAAATAGAGAAAAACTAAAAAACAAAATTTTTGAATTTTGCAGTTGCTACGATGAAATAGACAACGACAAAATTGATGTTTATCATAGTGAAGAAGATAATCAAATCAGTATTTGGTTATTTGCTTCTGATTATGTTTATGGCTCATTTGATAATGCCTGTAACGAATTGTTCAATTACATTGAAAACGAATTAAACATTGTTTGTTACGACATAAGAATGGAAGATGACGACACTTATTTGATTATCATGTTCTACGACGAAATAAGCAATGAAAGCGAAAGCATCATTAGTGAAATTTTAGATGTGTTAAATAAGTATAACAAAAAAATCGATATTCAATACGATGATGATAGTGCTTATATTAGTTGGTATTAAAAGGAATGATAATATGTATATTCAAAAAATAATACAAAACTGCATTACTGGAAGAATATTCAAAACTATGGATAAAGACATCGATTATATCAAATGCAAACAACACGATTATATGTGGTATGAATCTTGGGGAAAAGATAACAAGATAAGACTTAGCTCTTATACTATTGGAATCCAAGAAAAAGTAAATCGTCATTCAAAATGTAAAAAGTATAATTTTAAAAAATCAAATAATGGTAAAGAACACTATTATTAAAACATTATTTTCATGATATTGTTCTTGATGAGATTATGGAAAGGATTGAGCATTATTAAAGGTGTTAGATATGTTTGGATTAGATTTGCAAAGCTTTATAGAAGAAAATATAACTTTTACAAATGATGGTTTCAGACCAAACCAAGACATTTATTACAATGTTAAGAAAAATAAGTTTTGGACCCATAAGTATTGTGGAAATGAATCATTAAGTCCGGGAACAGACAAAGAAAACATATTGGTTTACAGCATACATAATACTGATGAATTCGAAATACTTTGTGAAAACTGTGATGGAATAGATGATAAACGAGAGTGCGATTGCCCATTATGGCAAGAGTGTCAAGCACAATCCCTATATGATGATATTAGAGAACACGAATATGATGACTTATGGGGTGGCAATGGAGTTTACCATCAGATAGAGCCATTCTTGGAAGATTGTCATTATTGGGAACTGGCCGAAATAGACTTGTTGCTTGAAGAGATGTATGGAGATTATCATAATTATCTTAATAAAGCATACGACAACTTAATCGCAACAGATTTGTGCGACCAATTAGTTGATGATGTTGTTGAATATGGATTTTTTGAAAAGCCAAATGACGGTTGGCTTGATGAGCATTGCGAAATGCTCAAAGCAAGATATGGTTGGTATGATGAAGAGATAAAAGATGAGAAATTGTTAAGAGCCTTATACTTGTTAGGAGAAAACGAAATAGTTGAAGCTTTAGATGTATTGAAAACATCATAGATGTTTTCTTTTTTTTTATTTGGCCGAGTTGCCCAGAGTTGTCCGAGCTAACCCCCGCTCAAGTCCGGAGCCCCGTCAGCCTTTCAGCCAAGCCCAGACGAGGACCAAGATATAACATAACCTGACAAGCGGGTACGGGAAAATCTGTTCGTATCTGCTCAAAAAATCAAAATTTTTTTCGCGAAGAAAAATTTTTTCAAATTTTTCATTTTTCCAAGCCGGCCGGGCCGATTTTTTGTTCGATTTTTGCCGAATTTTCGTGTTTTCACGAAAATTTTGTCCGATTTTTTCATTTTTGATTAGCATTTTGTTTGATTTCTTTAGAATTGTTCGTATAAATACGAACAAATTTGTCCAAAAATTCACGGAAAAAAAGCCAAAAATGTTCGATTTTTTACGAATTTTCCATAAAAATCGCGCAAAAAACGAGTTTTTGAGGCGTCTCAGCCGTGTCGCATGCATGTAACACGGCGAACGGGTACGGCAAATTTTTGTCGTATCCCCAGCTGTGACCAAAATTTTTTTGAGCATGTTTTCGTGTATTTTCATGTTCGTTGGACCATTTTCGAACCAAATTTTTCTGGGGTCGGTTCGTTTTTGAGCGAATCATTGGCCCAAATCAGATAATTTGTTCGTATTTATACGAACAAATATCGAAATTCGCGTCATCGGGAGGCGTCCGGCCATTCACATAGTCGTCGTATAATCGTGTATACTCGGCCACCGTGAGCAGATATTTCTTATTCTTTAGCCCGTGAAGGTGGCGAGCTTGGGCGACTCGAGACCTTAAAGCCTCGAAATTCTTGTATCGAAGCTCCTGATTTGCCCCATTTTCTTTGTAAATGTAGCTGAAATCGTCATATTCTGGGTCATATTCGAGCCTCAGTATCTCGTTTTTCACGGCATTTTCACGGCTCAAGCCCTTCTGTTTGCCCGGGCCACTCAATAATATGTTCGACAAGTCCGTGTTTGTTGGGTCCCCATCGAACGGTATGATTTCAAATTTAGCGCGCCCTATTGTAATTAACGGAGCTATTTCGGCCTCAAATTTGGCCTGAATGTACGGTTTTCCCGTACTCATGTGCCTATCCGTGATTATATACGTGTTTTTTCGCTTGGGATTGTAAGCTATTTCCTTGTTTTTTTGGCCTTTAGTCGGCCATTTCTGCTTCAGTATCATGTATATCGTGTGTATCGTGTGTGGTTTTGCCTTTAGAGACTGTAGAATCTTCCAAAATCGGAGGGTTGTGGTGGCTTTATTTGCTCTGTAGAGCCTGGAAAAGGCTCTAAATCAACGAAGGACGCTCCTTCGGCCTTCTGAGCCAAATCGGCAAGAACGACGAGTACAAGCCAATCCACAATAGCTCCGAGCTTATTCAAAAAAGCCAACTTTTTGATAAAAATTAGCTAAAAGAGCTAAAAAAGAAACAAAAAATTCTAATTAAAAGACAAAATCATCACTTTGTTCATCATCTTCACTAAAAATTTGGTCAAAAACATACAAATAATTGTAAAAAGAGTCCAAAGCACAATCAACGTCCTTTTCTAATATAGTTTTTCTTTGATTATATACAGCTTCTGCAAAAGCAGACTTGATAATTGCAGCACCTAATAAATTCAATGCTTCTTGCACTCTTTCAACTGCTGCTTCAGATACATTCAATGAAGAAATCTCTTTTGCGGCATTATAAACTTTCTTTTTAGGAACAATATTAAGATTATCATTGTTTTTTGTCAAAAATATCACCTATATAATATATTGAATGCAATAATATATAAACTTATTCAATATATTGAATTATATACAAAACATCTTATTTTTTTAGAAAAAACACCAAAAAAAGTTGGCTTAAAATCAATATAAATATTATTAAAATATAAAATATCAATAAAAGTACCAAAATAATTAATTGTAAAAATAATATACTTGAAATGTTGTAAAAACATAACAAAAAAATACAAATTGGTCTATATCAACTCGCACTTTTTTAGTAAAGTAAACAAAAATCAAAACAGAAAAGTTTATATAGTAAAAAAAATAAAATGTTTATTCACCAAAACAAAAGGAGGTCGCTATCGACAACATTAAAAAATCAAAAATAGTAATATTAACATTAGTGTTGATATTTGTAATCGGTATGACTATGCCGATGGTCGCTGGAGATTTATTCCCGGCAGAAAAGACAAAAATTATAACAAAAGCTAAGGGTAAGACATTATATGCCACCCTAAAAACTGCAAATAATGAACCAATTGCAGGAAAGAAAATTAGATTTAATGTCAAAGGAAAAAATTATTATAGATTAACAAACTCCGAGGGAGTCGCATCAATTAAAATCTCATATTCCAAGATGAAAAATTGGAAATTTAAAGCAACCTTTATTGGTGACAAACAATATCAAAAAAGTTCAAAAAATGGACTTATTCCTAAGCCCAAAATTACAATGCGCAGCCATCCAAGCTGTGGGTGTACAAAAAGATATACTCCAAGAACAAGGACATTTGTAAATTATTGTCCAAATTGTCATAGATATTGTACACTTTTAAAAAATCCAAAGCACGTATACGAAAAAGAATTTACGTGCGGGCATTGTGACTCAGATTTCTGCGGAAATTGCGGAAAAGAGAAAATGAATCATAGTCGCAAATATTTAAGAAAAAATTAATTATTTTATGATTTTGTGATTTTGTTCACAAAATCTTTTTTTTATCAACTTTTTTTATTGTCAACCTTAAACGTTGACACTTATGTAATATATTTTTTACAAATGTAATATATTTTTCACATTGTCACAAGCGTCACACTCTGTCACAAAAAATAAATTGTGACAAATGGAGCATTCTCAGTCCGTTATATTGGACATAAATCAATTTACGCGATTGTCTCAGCTGTCACAAAAAATCATCCAAAAAAAATATACCCCTTTATGAAAAAAATATTTTTTTATAGTACCATAATTTTTTCTCCCGCATGTGAGTATGTGTATTTTTTTATTTTTGTGACACATATATTATATATTATATATTATTATATTATTATATTATTATTATATTATATTGTTCAGTATTTTTTTATATATATTGAACATTGTTTAGCAAACCCTGTCACAATTTGAACAAAAAGTTTTGTGACAAATTTTTTTTTCGACAAATTATGATAATTTTTAAAACTTCTCTGAACACCTCTACAATGAAAATAAGAGCGCAAAATCCTTCTTTTTTTTGACTTCAAGGTGTCACATTTTTTTGTGACACTTTGTGACACTTTTGTGACACTTAACCAAAGTTTATATAATAACCCAAACATTTATATACTATGAAATTCATAATATTAATTACAAAAACAAAAGAGGTGTGTTAATATGTTAAGGATTAGTGAATTAATAAAAGAATTGGAAACCTTTAAAGATAAACACGGTGATTTACCCGTTTATCATACAATAGGTTTTCTTGCAGATGTTGAGATTGATACAATCAATCTTGTACGAGGGAATCAATGTATGCTTGGAAATAAGTATCTTGATAATTATACTATGAGAACCGAGGATAAGATTTTAGACCTTCAAAGAGATATGATGCGTCACGCATATGACAATCTTGATTGTTCTCATTGTGCATTTTTTCTAGATAAAAAATGCGTTTATGATTTTGAATGGTCTCCATCAAACGTTTTAGATTGTTTTAGACCAAAAAGTCACGTTCAAGATGATACCATTTATCGTATGCAACATTATTTGCGCTTATTACAATCAACATTGCATAAAGAAGTGAGAGGTGGAGAATGAACGAGGAATATTTGATTTATTGGCCCCAATATGTCGATGATTATTATGGCTGGGTTGATATGGATGTTCCAGAAGGAACCGTTTATATGAATAAAGATGGTAGATTTATTTATTTGTATAAAAAAGAAGAGCCTAATCGATATTTTAAATATGACTTAGCTGATAGAAACTTCTATCGTGTCAATATTTACAAAACAAGAGACGATAAGGTAACTAAAGTTAAGGTACCGAATATCAGAAAGTGGTTCACAAAACATCGGATTGTAACTGATGACCCAGTTTTTGCAAGAGTGTTCTTGTATAACAAGACCGATAGAACCCTTGCCGTTTATAAAAATCCAGTTAGATATATTGAAGCATTTAATCGTGTTGGAGCTCAAGCTTTAGAGGAATGGTATAAGGCAGATGTTAAAATTGCAGAAGTAGAAAAGATGTTTGATGAGTCTCAAAAAAATAAAAAGGCTCATTGTGGAAGAAACTATGTTTCGCTTAAATATAGGCCTTGTGATTTTAGCAAAGAGTCATTGAGATTCCTAAAATCCCAAGACGAGGTTTCTTATAGATTTCTTGACCAATACCAAAAATTTTCTGACGAAGACATGCTAATTTATAAAAAGTTATATGAATTTAGCCAGAAACCAGAGTATGATGGTTGTTTTGAGTTTCAAGATAGATTAACTAATTATAGTATATTTCGATTTGGAACTTGGGATTCTGATAGAGCTCGTGAAAGAATTATAGAATGTATTAAAGAGTTTAATTTAGATATTGACGCTTTATGTAGATTTTTAATGAGATTGAAAAGAGTTGAAGGGTGTGATTTAGGAGATTTGACCGATGGTTATCATTATCGTGATTATCTTCGTATGGAAAAAACACTAAACAACGAAAATCTTGGAAAAGTTGATAAATATCCAAAAAATTGGTTAACAACTTTCAGAAGAACAAAAAGAAATTACGATGATATCAGAAAACGTATAGACGAGAGGAAATTTAAAGAAGAAGTATCAAAACATCAAGACTTATTATATAATGATAAGAAGTTTTCCATCGTTTTACCGGAAAAGGCTCAAGATGTACGCCAAGAGGGAGCGATGTTAAAACATTGTGTTGCCTCATATGTGGATAGAATTGCCAATGGGCAAACTTGCATTGTCTTTTGCAGAGACAATGTTGATACGGCCGAACCTTATGTCACCGTAGAAGTGAAAAATGGAGCGGTCACACAAGCATATGGGTATCAAGACAGTAAACCAGAAAAAGACGCATTAAAATTTTTAGCTAAATGGGCTAAAGAGAAAGATTTAACCCTCTCTTGGAGATGGGAAAAAGATTTTAGAACTAGAAGAGGTAGATAAAATGGATTTAGTAGAAAATAGTAAGCAACTTGAATTTTTAATGAATATTAGAGACGTTGGAATGCAAATTATCTTTAGAAAAGCAAATGCAGATATGATTCTTGAACAATTTGCAGAATTTTATGATTTTTTTGAAGATAATTCAACAAAAAATTCATATATCAACAGTTTGCAGAAAGTTCATCAAGGAATTGATAAAGGCATTTACTCTCCAGATGACTTGTTAATGGAATTGGGTCAATACACTCCATTAATCATCTTCGATGATGAGGAAGACGAGGAACAAATGACCTTATTCGACGATGATGACTCTTGGTTATACAAATAATGTTAATTTTAAATTAACATTGTTTTTATTTTGGTGATGAATTTGAAAGACAGAGAGTGTGTAGTATGCCATAAAATTTATACTCCAAGGTCCGGCAATCAAAAAACTTGCTCTAAAGCTTGTAGAGAAAAATATGTTAAGAAAATGCAACCGATTTGGAATAAGAAATCCTATCAAAAACACAAGAGAAAAAGACAGGAATATTCCAAGGTGTATAGAAAAGACTATTATCAGAAAAACAAGGAAAAAATCAATAAACAGAATAAGGAATGGAATATGAAAAATAAGGATAAGGTTCGAACTTATTCAAAGAAATGGCGTACCGAACACAAGACTTATTTAAAAGACTATAGACAAAAAAGACGAGAAAAGGAGATTGATGACGCTTTCAACAAGTATCATCAATATCTACAGACAATTGAATAGGTGATAATCAATGATTAAATTAAGAATAAAGAACAAAAATGGTGATGTTTTATATGAGCGTGATGATGAGTATTATGTCTGTCTTAATAGTGAAGATTTTGCTTATATCAGCGATGCTCTTGATGATGTTGGCTCTGATGTTGTTTATGTTGATATTGATTGTGACGTAGATGACAATCCATTTATGGTTTATTCCTATCATAGCGTAATGCGTGGTGGCAAAACCGTAATCGAGAATAAAATCAAGAAGGTTCTCAAGGAATACGAAAGACAACTCTCCGCGTTGCCAGCCCGACATCCTGCGGCACATATGGCCTCTCGTATGCGTGAGGTTGGCAGTCACGATGAGGACGATGGTCACGACGAGGACGATGGCCACGATGAGGACGATGGTCACGGTGAAAACGATAGTCACGACGACTACGACGACTACGACGGACACATTCCGGCATTGTTTGGAATGGGCCTTCCTGACCACAGATTTGAGGAGGAATTACGCAAGGACATATTGGCGACCCTTCCCGGCAGTTATGTCGGCTGCGGAAAGCACGATGAATGCAGAAGGCAGAGCGAACGTGAAGGCGATTCGGAGCAAGACACCGAGAAAGACGTCCGAACAAGTGAGGACCCAGAGCATACACAGCTCCTCAAGGACTTCATAAGCTATCTGAACACATACACAAGCTGGGCCTCTCTATTGGATGACCTCGGTTTTTATGATGAGAGCAAGGATAGCCAAGAGCTCATAGAAAAATTCTATAGAACAAGAGCGATAGAGAATGCAATAACCCAAAACATAAGGGATTATTATGAAAGGCACGAAAGAAATCTTCGCCAACCGTGGAAGCGATGAGGTGTTTGTCGCACAGGCGATGTCGGTTTTTGTACATAGTTTTCTATGTTTTTTTGCCTAGAAATCTATGACCAAAACCTTTATATACTACAAAAAATATAATATTAATTACAAAAGAAAGAGGATGATGAGTGAAATCATCATTTTTTTATAAAAAGTAAAGGTGAATGTTATGATAAATGAGTTGATAATCATATTATTTGGAATAATATTGGCATTTATTGCGTTTGCAGTATGCTTAGTGCATTTATACAAAAGAGAGCAACGTAGAGCAGATATTCTGCAAGAGCAATTGGAAATTAGAAGATGCATTGAAAGAGGAGAACAAGTAGATAAGATATTGTGGAAATATCATAATGTAACATATTTGAATAATGCTTACAATATTAAGGTGAAAAACATTCAAAAACAACATAGAACATTGCAAGGAGGACAATAATGAAGACAAAAACACAAAGAATTATAGGAATAGCAATAATGACCATAGGAATTATCATTGGTTTATATGGACTTATTGTAGCGATGAGCGAACTATATGACGCATCAATACTTATCTTTTTAATAGGAGTAATAATAAATGATTGGGGCGTATATAGACTATTAGGTTTTTACGAGTCATTATACGGCAAAATAGAAAAATAATTAAATCCTGAAAAAAACATAAGGAACATAAAAAAATTATGTTTCTTATAAAACTTATGCCCCCAAATTTTAAAAAACACGAAACAAATATAATAATGTTAATTAAAAGAGGTGTAAAATGACAGAAGAAGACAGAGCGAAGAAATTTAGAAACGCCTTACAAGGGGTTTTACTTTTCGCAATGAATGAGTGTATCAAGACAGATTGGATGAAAGACGCAGATATTGGTATGGGATATATTGTGTCTGATTATTTCGAAGATATGGCCGACACCGTTACTGATATTAAAACAGTAGCTGAATTTTATGATGAAATATTACTATATGATAATCCCGCATTAAGATATGTATTCACCAATGATGTCGAAGACATTGATGTTTCTGATTTATCAGAGACAGAATTAACAAGATTGCAAGAAAAGATTTATCATGAGCTTGCTGTAAAGGAATCATTAAAGAAGCCTTTAAATCAGACATTAGTAGATAACGATATCACATCCATTGGCAGATTTGAAATTAAAGCAACTTATGATGAATGGTCTAAGGATAACTTAGGAGAGTCTGATTGGTATGTTGGAGATGTTATAGAGGTTGAAAGAGATATTGTTAGAATGAAAGAAAGAATATCAGGATATACTGATGGTGGACAGAAAATTGATATCTTTCTTAATAAGGATTGATTATAATGAGTTCAATGTTTTTTAATATATGTGGAATTGGCGTTTGTATTGTCATTGTGGGTATTATATTATATTCTATAAATCATTTTATTAATAGGTGATTCAGATGAAAGAGATTATAAAATTACCTCCGGCATGTTTTGTTTGTCAATACTTTAGTTATAAGGAAAATGCTGAAAAACTTTATCGTTGTAGCGCAATATGTATGCAAACAAACGATATTTATGAGATGTGGGCAGAGTGTCCATATCTAGAGAAAAAGTATTTGGTTAGAGAATGGTATGTTGAAGAGGAGGAGACAGATGAAAGCTGAAGATATTAAAAGATTTTATCTTGATAAGGATTTAGACGGCGATATTGTCATTAAAGATAGAGAAAATGATTTAGTCATAATTGCGAGTCTTAAAGACGCGCTTTATATGTTAAATAAATTGGTTAATGAGAATGATATATTGAAATATCACATTTTTAATCAAAAAGACGATGATGGGGGATTTCATGTCTGGCAAGCTCCTCCATTAAAGCCGGGACAACGTATAACAACAAGGACATATGGAAGTGAGCCTAAATGAATGATATGATAGATGAGATGCTAAGAGAGCATGATAAAATAATGGAAGAGAAAAAGTCAATGTCATTAGCCGAATTTTACGCAGAATATATATCTACTATGCAATTAACACATTCTGAGAAGTGTTTGCTTAGGGATTTTGTTGAGTATATATTACAATGGCGAAACGATTGGTGAGAGATATGACTAGGCATTTAACTGAAGAACATAAGCGTAAAATTAGTGAAGCTAGAAGAGGTGTTCCAATGTCTGAAGAAACAAAACAGAAAATTAGCTCTTCATTGACAGGACGTTCTCATTCTGATGATACAAAAAGAAGAATAAGCGCTTCACGAAATACAACTGGCTTTTATCGTGTTCATTTGATTAAGCGCAAAGGTGTTTATAAGGATAGCATACGATACGGATACACATATTTTGATGAAAATCATGTACGTCGTTTAATTTCTGCTAGTACATTAGCAAAACTTAAAAGCAAAGTGCAGTTAAAAGGATTAGATTGGTTTATAATAGATGAAAAAAAAGCAAATGAGTTATTAATGAAAGATGTATAGAAGGTGAAAAAATGACAAAAGATATAAGTTGGATGAAAGAATATGATGAAGGAAAACTTGATGTAGCAGATGTATTAAGATTATTAATTAAAAGCAAGGATATTAATCCCCAACATAAAGGAGCTGTCTTGCAACACTATAATTATAAAGATAAATATATTATTAGTTTTTGTGTTGAAGACATTAATAGATATCCAAGTTTTGTTTTGCCACAAAGTGATTGGATAGAGGATTTAGAAATTAGCAAACATTGTAACGTAGTGGAATTGTTACAAAATATAGATTATAGTTTTTCAAGATATAAAAATACTATTGATGATAAAGATAACAATCTGAAAATAAGTATTAATTTTGGCGATTCTCATGGTGTTGGTTTTGATATGGAGTTAAATCATGAATAATATAAAATCAAACTGTTGAATTATTGGAGAGAAAAACAATGCCTAAATGTTGCGATTGTGATTATTGGAGTTGGGATTGGCTTGATGATGGTGAAGAATTTCAATGTTGTCTATATTGGTGGTTTACACAAACCGAAATCTATCCTTACCGCAACCCCAACAATCCTTGTTGGGAATACGATGATTGGAGTTGTGAATATTTTAAAGAAAGAGAATGGTGATAAGTTATGTTGTTAAAGGGAGTTCTTGTTTTCGCAGGAATTATAGTGCTTGCATTAGTTATATGTCAAGGATTGTTTTTAATAGAAAAGCATTTTATTAGAGGTGAATAAGATGTGTACCGCATTGAAATATGGACACGTGATGGGTAGAAACTTTGATTACGAGATTTCGTATGGTGAAGAATTAGTAAAAATTCCTCGCTACGAGTATGGTAATGATTATTCCATCATTGGCATTTGTACTATGTATAAGGATGCTAATGGTGTATTTCCATTACTGTATGATGGAATGAATGAGTATGGACTTTGTATGGCTGGATTGGCTTTTGAGGGGAGCGCTGATTATATATCTGTTGATAGGTGGCAACAGCAAACTATGAAAACAGATTTGGGTATTGGTGCAGAACGTGCTATTCCTGTTTATCGCTTTATATTTGATGTTTTGCGTCAATGTAAAAGCGTTAAACAAGCCTTAAGATATATAGATAAATCTGTTTTGATTGATAAGCAAATTTCTTCAAAATATCCTAATAGTGATATGCATTGGTTTATCTGTGATAAGGATGAAAGCTATGTTATAGAACAAACAAAGGATGGTTTGGAGTGGTATCGTGCTGAAACCGATGTCTTGACCAATAATCCTCCATACCCACAACAGATTGCGAAATATACTGCAAATAAAGGACTTGTTGGTAGGTTTAGACCTGATTATCATACAAGAGGTGTTGAAACAGTAGGATTGAATGGCTCTTACACAAGCGCTGGGCGTTTTAAAAGGGTTTCTTATCTAAAGGAAAAATTAGAGCAATCTGGTTGTAAAGCCGATAACGTTACTCAAGGTTTTCATTTACTAGGAAGCGTTGAACAGCTTTATGGTGCAACACCTGTGAATGATAAGTTTGAATATACAATTTACTCAGTTGTATATGATATGAGTTCTCTTATAGCATATGTAAGATTATATGAGAATTTATCAGAACAAGTGTATTTCTTGCCAGTTGATTTTGAAAATGAACCTATGTGGCATCAAAATATTCGAGGATAGATAATGTTTCAAAGATAGATTGATGGAAAGCAACACATTTGCTTCGATATTGATGAATTATTCGCTTGGCAAGATGCTCTTGACGAAATCGAAGACCAAGAGCATCCTGCTTGGAAGCTCTTTGATGCTTTCTTATGGGACAGCGAATGTAAATTGGAATTTAGCGAAGAGTTTCTAAAAGAGATGCAGGAAATTCATGACAAGATTGAAGCCGGAGACTATTCAGATTTTGTAAAGCTAGAAGATTATGGTGATTTATTTGATGATGAGTCTTGATGTTATCCGAAAATTAGCTGAATTAGGCGCAGATTTGCCATTGAATGTTGTAATCAAGGAAGAAGATAAATATTATGAAGTTGATGATATAACTTATGATTACGTTATCGATGAATTTGTCTTGGTCGTAAAAGACGGTACTGGTGCAAGATACAGTACAAGAGGTGATATTTTATGAAACAAATGATGTGGTGGAATTGTGATATAAGAAAATTTCCATTTTACTTCACAATTATTCCAGAAAATGAGTTTCGTAGGTCTTTTCATTCTTTTCATGTATTTAGACCATATAATTTAAATAAATTTAAAGTTAGTGACAGAGCCAAGTATTGTTTTCGATTATATTGGAGAGGACATTTACGTGATGGAGGTATAAAATGACCGAAGAAGAAGAGAAATACACACATGAAAGCATTAATAATGCTATTACAGCATTAGGCATTATGTTAGAGGATGCTATGAAAGATGCTTTAAATACAAGATATTGTGAGAAATATGAAGATTATGGTTTTGATTTGATAACATCCTTCGAGTGTATGCTCGATGATGTTAGTCGTATTGCAAAAGTGATTGATTTGCATGATGCCTTGGCGAGCGCTGGCAGTCGTGATTTATTGTATGCGTTTACTGGTGATGTTGATAATCTTTATATTGGTTTTATGTGGAGAGAAGATTTGCAGAAATTATTAGAGAAGATTAAAGAAGAATTAGAGAAAGAAGACAGAGGTTTTTAATATGGGACAAGGACGATATGAGATGCAAAAAAACAATGATAATAAAGATATTTTAATTTGGGATAATAAAACCGATGAATGTCTCTGTTGTATTGCACAAATTGAAGCTAAGTTAAATTTACAAGATTATATTATTAAAGACCAAGAACAAAAAATAGCAAAGCTTGTGGAGGAGAATCAAGATTTGCGAACTAAATTAGATACTTTCAAACCAGTAGTATTTCAAGATATAGAAAAAGGAACTATTATATTATATTCAAAAGGTGATAGTGATGAGTGAACAATTTACTATTGTTGGTGAAGAGTACGTTGGATATATGCAAGGAAATGCTTATATCATTAGTGATGAAAAATGTAAATTTTCCTTATGGGAGAGGAAGGAAGATACTCAAAAGGTTTGTGATTATTTGAATAAGCAACAAGCCACCATCAACGAATTGAAAAAAGAGATTAAGCGATTGAAGTGTATGAATAATCAGTTAGAGCGAAGATTGGATTACAGTATTGCTTACGATATGGGGGAATGTGAATGAATGATTTAAAATCAGACATAAGAGTTGCAAAGTTGGCAAGGGGTGATTATAAGCATAAGGTGGGCAAAATTGATTTGACAGAAGATGATATAATTCGTTTTTTGTTAGGTTTGACTTGGTATAATGGTGATTTAAATGAGTGATGGTTTAGGGTGGAGAGAAGATTTGCAGAAATTATTAGAGAAGATTAAAGAAGAATTAGAGAAAGAAGACAGAGGTTTTTAAATGTTAAGGTGTTGCCGAGGATGTAAAAATACAGGATATTTTGTTCATGAATCTGGATGGTCATGTGAAAAACACGGTTTTTTTATTAGTATTAATAATTTAGAATCCTTACAGAGAGCATTTGATTGTCAAGATTGTCAATTAAATTTGAATAAGTTATTTGAAATAGGTGTTAAGCATGATACTATTAGCATAAAATATAAATTGATTGAAAATAGTCAGGTGTATAATGGTATTTTTACCTACACTAAACAAGGGGATGATAGCGATAAATTATATGTTGAACACCCTACTGATGATTTGGTTGTAGAATATACAGTATGTTTTGATGATTTTCCGGTTTATAGGACTACTGACATTGAAATGATAAAATTAATTAAAGAGGGTTTTAATTTTCAAGTATAAAATAAGATGGAGGTGTGATTGATAATGAGTGAGAAAAGATTAACATTGGGTGAATTAAAACATCAAATACGAGAAATACAAGATTATTATAAATTATCTGATAATACAGAAATAATTGTTAGAGTGAATGAAGGTAGAGAATACATCGATATTGATGGTGAAATAATTAGGGTGAAAGGATGAGTGAGAAACGATTTAAAGAGGATTATGAAGTCGGAGTGTTGGATACTCTAACTGATGAGATAATCTGTGATTGTCAAGGAAGTGCAGAGGAAGTGGTGGAGTTGTTGAATACTCAACAAGCCACCATTACACAATTAAAGGAAGAGAATGAGCAGTTAAAAAAGCAAAATATAGAGTATGAAGAAGTGCAATGCAAAATTATGAATTACATTATTGATAAAGGATTAGGGTCAGAATTTGCAAAATTTTTAAGGGAGTGTTGTGATGAGTGAGAAACGATTTTGGTTTGTTATTAATAAAGGTAAGTTGGAGTATGTTCAAGACAATGTTACTGGTGAAAAGATTACTGTTAGTGAATTAGAAGATTTGTTGAATGACCAAGACAAAGAAATTGGTTTGTTGCGACTTGAATTAGATACTCACAGACATCCTTTATGGAGTACAAGAGAAGCAGAGCGAAAATTAAGTGAAGTAACTGATAATCTTGTAAATGAAGTCAAGAAAAATGGATTATTGAATGAAGAGATAAATCAGTTACGAATTGAGAATATGAGATTAAAAAAGTTGGTGAATGGTGTATGACAAAACGATTTATTTGTGGTTTAGGGTTTCCTATTAATTCAGATGACCCTATTCGTATTATAAGTGATAGGGTTGAAGATAAGGATTATTATAAGTTTTCAGATATTTGTAATATATTGAATGAGAAACAAGCCACCATCGAGCAACAAGAACAATCCATTACAATATTAACACAAGAAATCGCTGATACCCAAGCTATATTAGAGATGTTAAGCGAAAAGCTTAAAGGGTGGAATAATGAATGATATATTAGACGATATTCTACAGGATTATATAAATTATATCAATGGTCTTATTCAATTAGAGCTTATCAATTTAATGATGATGGGTTGTGAGTGTGGGGCAACAAGCTTGGATGATTTTACAGTATGTTATGATGAGTCTTACAAGTTTGTATATATCTTATGTGAGAATTGTGGCAAAGAGCATTATATAAAAGAGGTAACTGAATTTCAAGAAAAAATAGGAATGTAGGTGTGATGATGAGTAAGGAATCATTTTTAAAAGATGTATATCAAATAATGAAAGAAGATGGACTTATTGATGTAATGGGTGGTTTGTTTCTATTATTAGGATTCTGGGTTGTTTTATATATTATTGCATATTTTATAGTATTCATTATGGGGATGATATTATGAATGTACCATCAAAATTTGTATTATTTGAATGCGCTAATACTGATTATCTGATAAGAGATGTTGAAAACGAGAAGTTCTTAAACAGATATGAAGAAGTTGAGTTATTGAATGATTTATTAGCAGAGAATAAATATTTGCTTGATATGTTAAGTAGTACATATAATAAGCCGAGAATAAGTTTTTCTTTAATTCATAAAATGAAAAAATTGGAAGAGGAAAATTGGAGATTGAAAAAAATATTAGCGTTGAATGCAATAGATTATAATTCTCAACAATATGATGATTTAGATTATAATTCTCAATAATAAGGAGGAAAAATAAATGGTTGCAAAACAACATATTAGAGGTAATCCAATTTATTATGATGAAAAAGAAAACAAATGGAAATGGTCTGATGGTTCAGATGATGTTATGAAACCCTGCGTAAGATGTGGTGAATATCCTGTTGAAAATGATTGCGATTATTGTTTAAGGTATTTATTGGATTGTGATTATGTTTCTAACGCTTGCTGTGGGCATGGTGTAGATAAGGGGTATATTATGTTGAAAGATGGAAGAGTATTTGTGTATGTGGGGAGTGTTAATAAATGAAATGAATAAAGAGCTTAGTGTTAAATAAATAGAGCTGTAATTAAAAATAGATATTTTTTTTAATTAAATAAAAACATTTATATACTATAAAAAATATAATATTAATTACAAAAATAAAAGGATGTGAAAATATGAATATGGAATTTGAAATATATCAAGAAATTAAAGAAATCAAAGAGCAGAAGAAAAGAGAAAACGAGTTAAAAGAAATGGAAATGGCATTATCTATTATCAACAAATATAATAATGATACTATGTTTAAAGAATATGTTGACAAAAATTTTCCTAGAAAAATAGATAAATTACAATACCAAACTATGAAGAAATTATTTGATTCAAATAATTATGATTTATGATGCTCACAATATATCGATTAAAAATATTTAAGGATGTGTTGAAAGATTTAAAATTGAAAGGTGGAAAGTATGACTGAAGTTTTAGGTTTTGGGTTGAATTGTTTTACATTCGGAGTGCTGATTTGTAATCTGATGTGGACAGCCATGTATTATAAAAGAATATCAAACACAAATGATATTATTAATATACATAATGATTAAAGATATTTAGGGATAGATATAGATGATTGAAATATATTTAATGATTTTTGTGCTTTTATTATTGTATTTATTATTTTTGCAGTAATTGATAGAATATTATTCGGAGAATGGTATACTATATATAGCGTACGATATGAGCATATGAGAAGTGTAATGAGAATGTGGGTGAGTGATAATGATGAGTGAGAAACGATTTACTTATGGTGAAACAAGTTTGTTTGAATGGGTTGAAGACAATGGTAAAATGATTTCAACAAAAGAATGTGTTAAGAAGTTGAATGAGCAACAAGCCACAATTTCTGCTTTAAAGGAAGAGAATGAGCAGTTGAGACAACAGTTGAAATGGAAAAGAGAAGAGATAAAAACATTGATTGAAGAAGATGGTGGTGATGGTTTATGATTATTTATCATATATTTGAATTACATAATGGTGTTGAACCAAGACTTCGTTATGGTTATACTAATAGAAGGAGTGCAAATAAGAAAGTAGTAGAGCTGAATAATAGGGAAAAAAGGAATGGTTCAGATAGTAAATATTATATTAAAGAATTTGAAGTTTATGAAGATTGAAATGGTGGTGTAGATATGGGTTATGATTTTACATTATACGAACAAAGAACTGAAGATATAGAAAATAAGAGAAAAATTATATTGGAAGAAGTGATGTATTTGAGTAACAGTTGTGCGATGATTGTCGCATACTGGATACATCGTAACATAGAACCTTTGTTTAAAGCATATGATGACCTCAACCAACATTTCATTGAATTATATAGTGGTAATCTTAAAGAAATGGACAATCAACTTATTAAAGTGTTAGGTGAAAATGATAAAGAGAAAAGAGATTTATTGGCATTACATTATTTTCCAACACAGAACACTATGGACAAGTGGATTAGCAGTGTTGAAATGTGGAGCGATTCTTATTATGGTGATTTGGAAATAATTCATGAGAAACTCAATAAATTAACAATACTTGATGGTGATTTCGATGGAATGTTATATGATTATAATTATATGTTCCAATTCCAAAGATAAAAATTATAGGTGATTGAATGTATGTTGAAGATTTAATAGAAGAATGGAAAAAGTCAGATGATGAATTTGCAAAAAGATTGGGTGCTTGGTTGGAAGATATATTAGATGATAGTGATGAAGTATGACAAAGAAACGATTTAGTGAAACTGAAAGGAATTGTTATTATACTTCTCTTGTTTTTGACAATCAGACACAAGAAGAGTTGGGAACAAATAAAGTGGTGGATTTGTTGAATGAATTATATGGAGAGAACAAAAAGTTAAAAAAAGAATTAAGGGGATGTGCAAATAATTGGAAACAAGAGATAGTCAAAAGTGGCAAACTTGAAGAAGAGATTGAACTGTTGAAAAATATGGGAGTGATAAATGATGTCTTATATGAATGATGATACTGACCCTTTTGGTATTCCTTATTCAAGTGCAGTATCTCGCAAAGAGAATAAAGATGTGATAAAGGAGTATTCTTTTAAAGATTTGAAAGAGTTACATGAAAAGGAGATGATGTTGCAATCTGAATTAAGGAACATTCAAAGAGATAAGAGTAAGGTGATGGAATATTTAAAAGAAAAATTGGAAAAATATGTTGATGATTTTGCTAAGATTAAGTTCAAGGATAACCCTTATCTTAAATGCAAAATAATTACTAAAAAATTTGACTTGAATCAGTTGGAAAAAATAAAAGAAGATTTTAATTTGAAAAACATTAAAGTGGAAGTTGGGACTGTAATGGGTGAATCGCAGAAAAAGATTATAATAAGTTTAGAATGGTGATTGATAATGAGTGAACATATTATTATGCTTATTATAGGTTTATTGTATTGTTCAGGAATTATTGGTTTGTTAATTATTGATAATATTACATTTAGGAGATGTGATTAATGATGAATTTTGATATTGAATTATTTATAAGTTTGTTGCTTGTTGCAATATTAATATGTAATATTGTTTGTACAGTTGCCATTTGTCAGATTGCAGATTATATTAGATTAGAAGATTAGATAAGGTGATGATAATGAGTGAAAAACAATATAAATGTCCACGATGCAAATCTCCTTTAGTTTTTCATCACGAAGATAGAGAAACGGTAACTTTTGTTTGTAAAAAATGCAAACATTTCGTACTTGCAAGGAAGTGGTAAAGAATGAATGAAAAAAGATTTTTTGTAGAGAAAATTGACGATAATCAATATGCAGTTTATGACAGATTAAGAATAGGTTATATTGAACCACTTGTCTATACTGATTGGACAGTTGGTTTGGATTACACACAATCTGTTTGTGATTTATTCAATGATTGTGATGATAAAATGAATGAAGTTTATGAAAAATTAATTATTGGCAAAAGCTCTTCTGAAGTTATTGATATGATAAAATTTGGTGATAATTTATATGGAGTAACAATTAAAGAATTGTTTGAAAGAAATAAGAAACTTGAAGAAGATATTGATAATGAAAAAAATGATTATAGGGAATTGTTTTCTAATTACATTTGTCTTCAAGAAAAAAATATAAAACTTGAAAAAGAGAATGAGCAGTTGAAGAAAGACAAAATGGAAGCATTATCATTATTGGGGGAAGAAATTGACGAGAATGAGCAGTTAAGAAAAGAAATTGAAGATTTGAGAATAAAACTTGCAAATGGAGATAATTTAAGGTGTGATGGTGTATGAGTGAGAAACGATTTCGAATAACAACAAATCCAATGAGCCGGTCAGTTGCTTTTGATGAGAAAGAGAAGAAGCATTATATAGGGATTGAACTTGAAGATTTGTTGAATGAAAAGGAATCTATCATTTCTGCTTTAAAGGAAGAGAATGAGCAGTTACGAGAAATCCTAAATAAATTAGAGGAAGCGATTGAAAAAAGAGGATATGATAACATAGATGAATTTTGGTGATATATAATGAGTGAGAAACGATTTGAAGTAGGTATTGATAGGAATAATGGTGTAGGATTATACGATAATTCAGTAAGATTACTTTTCATTAAATTTACTAATAAAGAAGATGCAGTAAGTTGTAAAGATAGTTTAAAGTATCAATGTAATTTAATGAATGAATTATATGATGAAAACGAACAGTTGAGAAAGCAAATACAAAATTATGAACAATTGATTTCACAATTGATTTCTAATTCATATGTAGGTGAAGAAGAAACACTTGATGGATTTGTTGGAAAATATGTAATATGGGAAGATGAATTACAAAAGTACAAGGAAAAGATAAAAAAGGTGGTTGATGATGAGTGATGAACTATTCATCCTTTGTCAAGATGATTTAGGCAATTATGAAATTAGGCATGATGAGGAGATTTTTCATTTCCTTTGGGAAGTTGCTCCAATCTTGAATGAGCAACAAGCCACTATTGACAAACAAGATAAAGCCATTAGAGAAGCATTGAAAGTATTAGCTGACTCTAAAAATTATCAAAGTGTTATTTCTTTTAAATATGGTCTACAATATGCAACTAAATTGCTAAAAAGGGTGATTGATGATGAATGAGGATATAGATAATGATAAGGATTATCAAATTATGGAATTAAAACAGAGAATTAGTTATTATGAACCTTATAAACAGAAATATGAGGATTTAAAGGAAGATTGGAAATATATTAAATCGTTACTTGATAAAGAATTTAATGAAAGGACAAGGTTGAAGAAAGAGAATGAGCAGTTGCGACTTGAATTGGAAACTCATAAACACCCTCTTTGGAGTACAAGAGAAGCAGAAAAGAAAGTTAATAAATTGGCAGATAGTCTTGCAGATGAAGTTAATAAAAATGGATTATTGAATGAAGAGATAAATCAGTTACGAATTGAGAATATGAGATTGAAGAAAAAAGGTGGTGATGAAATGTGTAAGCAAACTTGTGGAACTTGCAAACATTTCCATTTAGATGGAATGTTTGGATTTTGGTGTGAGAAAGACCATGACTGGACATTAGTTAATGGCAATTGTTCAGACTTTGAGAGGTGATTGGATGAGTGAGAAACGATTTGTTGCTTGTGATAAATGGGCAGATAGCGAGGGAAACATTTTTAGATTTGTTGTGATTGATACGAAGGTATTTGGTGATAAGCAATTTATTTTAAGATGTAATCATTGGAGTCAAGCACAAGATATTTGCAACAGATTAAATGATACATTAGATGAATTAAGAGAAGAGAATGAGCAGTTGCAAAAACAAGTGAAGTCATTTGAAACTACTATGAATGCAACAAGTGATTACAATGCTTTTTTAGAATCAAAAATCACTACATTAGAAAAAGAGAATGAGCAGTTAAAACAGAAATTAGAAAATTTAGGTTTGAATGAAAAGAATGATATGGTAGAATATTCAATTGAAGATTTTTTTCGATGGTTGCAAAGAATTAAAAAAGAGTTTGAAGATTTTGAAGATAATGGTGATTGATGTATGAGTGAGAAACGATTTGTATTAGTCAATAAATATAATACTAACGAGTTGATGATAGACAATCTTTTTGTGATGAATGGTATTCCCCAGTTGTATGATGCAGAATGTGTAGTAAGTGAAATGAACAGTATGAATGATTGTTTAAATGGAATTCTTGGGATTTGTGATGATGTTTTGAAGATTAAAGACAATTACGATGTTGGATATTGTGTGGGGGTTACTGAAATAAAGAAGTTGGTTGAGGATTGTTTGAATGTTTATGATGGTGATTGATGTATGGGTAAAAGATTTAATGGAGAATGGAAATATTACAAATTCAAAAAAGAAAATGAAACAATAATAAGATTTACAGATTCTATCAGATACTTTAAAAACCAAGGTTATTCCTATGAAGTGTTAAAACCGAAAAGATATGATGATGAAACATTCAAGAAAATCGTTAAAGAAGTTTTAACCGATTCCGATATTCCACTTGGAACTACTGATTTATGGCATAGGTGTCTTGATTGCGAATTGCTACTTTCAAGGGAAACATTTCTTAAGCGATTAAGAAAACTTAATGATAAAGACATTTGTTTATCTGTTATAGGAAGTTCTTATACTTGGAGTATTAAATAAAATTACTGTAATAGGTGATTAATGATGAGTTACGAAGATTTAATATTTTCTTGCAGAAAATTAGTAGCATTAGATGATGTGTTTGATGAGCTATTGAGTATGAGAATACATAATGAAGATAATTGTGAAGCCTTTTGTAAAGAAATTGATTATTTAATTAAGAGAATTAAGGAGCAATGTGAAGAGGTGATGCAATGAGTAAAAAACGATTTATATATGGTGAAACTATTGATTACAATTTCTTTGATGTATTTGAAGAAAAAAAATATTTAGGTATGATTCAAAGAGATAGTACAAAGATTGTTGATAGGTTGAATGAACAACAAAACACAATTTCAAGACTGAAAAAAGAGAACGAGCAGTTAAGACAATTCATCAATAAAGGTAGAAGATTAAGTGTGAAAGAGCTTATGGATAATATAAATGAAAATGAGTTGTTGAAAAGGAAAATTAGGGGGTTAGAAAAAGAGAATGAAGAGTTAAAGAGAGAAAGAGATGATTGGAAATCATCGACTTGTAGTTATATGAATAAGGATTCTTTATTATCGATGGATTGTCAGATTGTTCAAGAAGCATTATGGGAACTTGAAAAGGAGATTGAATTTGGAAGTAAAAGGGAGGATTTGTTTTTTGATTTGAAAGAAAAGTTTGAAAAACTTAATAATCATAGGATAGGGGTGTTATGAATGAGTGAGGAACGATTTTATATAACAGATACTGGACTTGGACTTGATACTGAATCTGATGAAATGTATAGTTTTGGTGATGAAGAAGATTTTTGCAGACTGTTTGATAAACTTAATGAGCAACAAGCCACAATTATTGAGTTACAAGAAAGAATAATTGACTTGAAAGATGATAAGAATCAATTACATGAAGTAATCAGTAAATTAAGACAAGAAGTTGCAGAACTAAAAATAAGAAATGCAGTATTATCTTCAAAGTTAAATCAAATACCCAAAAGCATTAGGGAAGTGTGGTTAGAATGAGTGAGAAACAATTTGTGTGTATTGATGTTGGTTATGGTGATGACTGGTACATTACAGACAATGGGAAAAGGTTATCTGAAATAGAAATTGTGGATTTGTTGAATGAGCAACAAGCCACAATCTCAAAACTGGAAGAAGAGAATAAGAAGTTGCGAAAAGAACTGAATGATTGTGAAAAATTTCGTTACACAGTATTTAAAAGAATAGGAGATGTTTTAGATGAATGAGAAACGATTTAAAGTAATTGATGATGACTTTTCTAAATGGATAATAAAGTAATATATTTTGAAGATATATTTGAGCATTTGAAGACAATAATTAGTGATGAACCGATGGCTTTTTATATTTCCAGCCACCACAATGCTAATGCTTTATGGTTACATTTGCCATTTTCTGATTATTTTCATTTGCTCTATGAATGTGAACATTATGATTTGCGAGATTATGGTCTATTGTTTCATCGTTTTCATTATGATGGTAAGATTGATGAGCTGGTGCTTGAATATCTTCCTTTAAGAGAAATATTTTTGAAAGAAACTTATGAATGGTCGATAAAGGCAATAGATGATAAAGAGATTAAATTAAAAGAGAAAAAAAGTGAAATAAGTGATTAAAAGATTAGAGGTGATTGATGATGACACTTATAGAAGAATGGAGATGGGAAAAATCTGATGAAAGTCCTTTACAACCCCTTTGGGATGTCATAATTGGTTATGTGAAGACAGAATTTGAGAGGATGGAAAAAGAAAAAGAAGAAAAGGAAAAAGAAGAATTAATTAGAGAAATAATTGAAAGATTAGAGGCGATTGACGATGACTGATAATTATGATTATTTTACTCGCTGTGAGTCTTGTATTTATTTTAAAAGTTATTGTTATGATGAATACGATGCGGATATGTGGTGTGAGATTTTTGATGAATTAAGACATGAGGATTGCGAGAAATATGAAAAGAGGCTTGATAAGCATGATGGGTGAATTTATTTTTTTAATAGGAAGCTTGATTGGAGTTGTCTGGGCAATCTGCATTTTCGGATTGTTCTTGGATAAGGGGTGGATATAGTATGTTGAGAGAATGTGTTAACTGTAAATATTCAAGAGGAATTGGGTCTGATGTATGGTGTGGACATAATCCGAAAGGGGATGAAGCATATATGTTTGAAACTGATTGCCCTTATTTTAAGTGGTGGGATGATGACTGAAAAACGATTTTATTATTTAACATATAATTTGAATGAAGATGATGAGTATTATGAAATTATTGATAAGGCACAAAGATATTCATTTAATTTCATAAAAGATGAGGGGTTGGCAACCCAAGTTTGTCATTGCTTGAATGAACAACAAAACACCATTGACAAGCAAAATGAATTGATTAATTTGATTGCAGATGCTTGTATTTTCAGTAAAGAGTATAGTGTTAAAGAAATACTACGGAAAGAAATTGAAGGAATTGATATGGTAGCAGGGGAGTTTGCAAGTGCTTGGCACGATTATGTTATATTGAGTAGATTTTTTAAAGAGCATTATAAGGAGCATTGGAATGATGAATGAAAAGTATCTAAAATACATTATATAATGTGAAAAAGATACAATACAAAAAGTATCTAAAATACATTACATAATGTAAAAAAGATAAGATTAAAAAAGTATAAAATTATGGGTGTAAATATGAGTGAAAGATTTACATTAAGAAGAAGTTTATATGAATTTACTGGAATTAAAGACGAAGAAACCGGAAGGTTTTATCGTTTTAGAACCGATTATCAGGTGCAAGATTTATGCAGATTATTAAATTTTTTATATGCTAAATCTTCAACCCAAGATATTGTATTTAATTATTATCAAGACATTTCTAACGAAAATTTGAAAATGGCAGAAATATTGCATGAATATAATAAAAAGTTGACTTCGCTGGAGCAAGAAATAAACCAACTTAAAAATGGAGACTCAATAAATGAGGATTAAGAATTTTAAAATGATATTCAATTGTAATGGTCATGTTTCAGAACAAACTTTTAATGAGTTTATAGAATGGGTTGATAATGTGGCAAATGATATGTTTGATGGTGAAATATTTGTAATAGATATTGAGGAGGATATTATTGATGATGGGTGAATGTGAGGATGCTCTTTATATTGACGGCGTAGGATATATCTCTCGTGAAAAAATCGATGAATGGGATGCAATTCTATCTATGCAAGCAAATGAGGTTAAAGATGAGTTCTGGGGTCGTAGAGCAGTTAAAGGAACAGAGCGTGAGATGCAAGCAAGAATGGATGCCCTATATGGCGATGGTATTTTTAGAGTGCATTGGCCGGAAGGCAGTATAGTAATATATGTCACTCTGATTGATAAACCTAAGCTAGTAAAGAGATTGATGGATTTGGAAAGAGGACGTTATTATTGGGAGCGAAAAGATACTCAATTGGGCTGTTTTTTAGAGAAAAAGTATGGACATTATGAGGTGAATGAGTGAGCGAAAAACGATGTGGTAACTGTAAATATTTAAAGCCAATAATAAGTTTAATGGGTGATTATTATTGTTTTAAAAATTATAGATTTTTTTGTATTGATGATTTATCTAATGTTTGTGATAGTTTTATATTTGATGAATTAACATTAGAGATGAAAGAAAAACGAGTATGGTGATAATGATGAGTGAAGATATAATTATAAAAATGAAAGAGATGATGCTTGATAACCCAGTTATTATGAAAGAAATGGAAAAGTTGATGACAGATGGGTTAAGTCAAGATGAAGCATTGGATGTCTTGATTTATGCGTGGGCGTCTTCTAAATGATATATTGGAGGATTAATGATGGATGAAGAAAAGAATTATATGAGGTGTAAGTATGAGTGAAAGTAAAATAATTAAAAAAACAGACGAAGATGGTGAAGAATATTTCTCAAAGGAAATCAGTATGAATCTTATATTCAACACTTACTTTGATGAGCTCATTGAAGAAAATATTGAGACGATGATTTTAGAAGCGTTGGATGATATTATTGATGGTTTAGGATGGTTTGAAAAAAATGACGTTAAATAGTATTGTGTTGCTTTTGTCTGTGTTCGTAATCTTGTTTTTGTTTGTAAAAACTTGTATACAACAGAAGAGAATTGAAGAATTAGAGTATGCATTATTGAAAAATGATGAGTATGAGTGGTGGAAGTAATGACTGAAGAGCGTTTTATCATTGAGGATTATGGTATTTGGGATACATATAAAAAGGATGAACAATTATCGTGGAGTGAATTAAAAGAGACCTTGAATGACTTATGGACAGAAAATCAAAAGCTTCGAAAAGGCATTTACGCTGATGATATTATAAAAGAAAATCACCAATTGAAACAAGATAACATGAAAATGAGAGAAGTGTTAGAAGAATTGCAATTTAGTTCAGAAACAAATATGCGTATTATAAAGATATTATTAGGAGGAGTGAAAAAATGGTAGAAGAATTGTTGTCCTTTGAGGATTTTGTCGAGAAATATAAATATGAGAACGCTTTTTCTGTAATTAGTTATGAATTATATTTGATAACTAAAAAGTTAGACAAGGTGATAGATAATGAAAATACAGAGATTTGATTATTATGACGAAGACTTTTATGATAATGGAAGACTAATGGGTAATGATGAAGTGCTTATTTTGTTAAATCAAGCGGAGAATAAGATTGATAAATTGCAACAAAGAAGTAGAAAATTGTTTTTTTTAGAAAAAGTTATCAGTCAAATGCTTCCCATAGAAAAACAAGAAGAGCTTTACAATAGATTAGATTTGGAGTTGATACGAGATGAGCATGATTGAATTGGATATTATATCATTAGCGATTATCATTTGTGTTTGTATTTGTTCATATCTTTATTGTTTAAAAGAAAAACCTTATTTGCTTAAATATGTATCCATTGGGTATATTTTGTTATTAGTGTTCATAGGGTTGTGATAGTATCATTAAACGATTATATGTTGATGCTTCTTGCGAAAAAGGCATTAAAAGGTGATTATAATGTTTGATTTATTTACAGATGAGGAAATAATCAATAAACTTAATGATATGAATATCGAGGAGATTGCTGATTATTTTGAAGACATGAATGATTATTCATACGTAAAACGACATAAGAATGGTATCTTGATTGAGATGGCTGCTCGTGGCTGGTCTGATAATGAACATTTTCTCCATTTATTAATTCATTTACTTTCTCGTCATCGTAAAGAATATGTTGGTTATTGTGATGCGGCTTATTGGTTTGTGATTGACAAGAAATACAACGATGATTATCGTTTTGAGATTGTACCATTTATTAGAGCAGATTCAAACATGGAAAAAAGAGTTCCTAACCCTCAAAAGGTCTTGTACAAGGAGATTCATGATTGCCATGATTGTCCTTATTATGTTTGGGGCGAATGGGAAGATAAAAGTCTATATTATGTTGATTGCGACTTGGATGAGCGAACAATTGAAAGCGAAGAAGGTTTTGAGACCAAAGAGCTTTTTAAGAGTTGTAGATTGGATAATTATAAGGAGGAAGACAATGAAAGAAGTGAGAAATAATCATTTTGAAACAGAATTATATAGTTACGATACTGATAAATGTAATGTTCTGTCACGAATTACAATTGACACTAGAAATTATGAAACTTTTTGTCGTGTCGTAGAAGCTGTATCATTAATATTAGAGGAGGAAGTTAAAGATGAGCGAAAATAATGAACTATCCACATTAGCCAAGGTGTATTTTGATTGGATAGAAGAGGAAAGTGATTATTTTTGGAATAAAATTATAGAGGTGTTAAAATTGAACAAGCGATTTTTAAGCGCAGATTATGGCCATCAGTATTATACTGAAATAGTTGATACAGAAAAAGAATTGGACGAGTCTGTTGATAATCCAAGCAAACGCTTGACCATTACTGAATGTATTGACTTATTGAATGATTTTGTATTGACTATTGACAAACTTGACGAAGACAATACTGCCTTACGTAAAGAAAATGAAGCTTTAAAATTTGCATTACGGGCAGAACAAGCTTTGAATAATATTCATAATAGCAGCCCATCCTTTCATATCTAAAGAGGAATTTTTAAGGGAGCTAGATTATTGTCATCGTACTAGCTTATATTCTGATGATTCAACAAAATTATTTGAATATTGTAATTTGCTAGATTATATGGGATGATATGATGGTCGCTAATAAGATAATATATTGGAAATTTAAGGAACCGTTTAAATATTTATCATATTATAGTTTATATAATATAGATTGGTTATTTGATACCGATTCAAATTATAAACGTGACAGATTAAGCTGGAATGCGATGTATATTATGGATGAACATGATAAGATAACCATAAATGGATATTATTGTATGGAATAAAAATCATAAAGTTTAAATATTTTATAAAACAAACATAAACATAACAAAAAGCAGGTGTTGCGAAATGACTGATAAGATTTTATCTGAAATTGAAAAATTTTTTGAAGAAAATGAAGATGAAACACAAATTCAATTATATGCAGATGCCTTTAAACGATTAGATATGGACTCTCAATTTCAAATTATCGATTCAATTAAGCATTTAATAACAGAAAATGATTTAGAGACCGAACAAGCAATTATACAAGTTTTTAATAATGTTTTACAACAAATGATGAGGGGACATAATGTCTATAGGGTTATCTAAACAATGTCAGAAATGTGCAAACAAGCAGTTTTTTGACAATGATTATAGATGTGCTAGATATCACGATTCATTATGTATTAATGTATATCAATTTTGTAATGGTCAGTATTTTATGCATATTGATGAGGGAATGTCATTATATGCTCTGAAAAGTTGGATTAATCGACTCTCTTCTGAAGAATTAGAATTACCATTGGTGTTTGATGCTCAAAATATAACATTTATTCCATTTTCGTGTATAAGACATTATAATCGTTTATATAAGGACCATTGGCGTTTTTATGCAAAACGAGATGAGAAAAATGATAAATAGCTTAGAAAAGTCAATTTTAGAGGAACAGTTATTTGTTTTTTTAAAATTTCTTGAGACAAATGGCTTTCTCTCATTTGATTCGTTTGTTGATGAAGAGGAAGACACAACAAAAGATGATATAATACAAAGTATTATTTTTAATTTTATTATGGATTATTATGGGGAATATATATGAAATATAATATAGATTATAAACCAAAAAACAAGATTATAAACCCTTGTGAATTCTTAACAGAAGAAAAAGTTATACAATTTAGAGAAAATTCACGTAATAAGAAAATGTCTTTAATGCAGAGAGAACATAAGTGTTTAAAGAAAAATAAAATCATTACTGTGAATAATGATTGTATAGATTGTGAATTTTATAAGAATTATGCTGAGGTTATTGAACAACAAGCTAAAAAAATAGAAGAATTGGAACAGTTATTAGAAAATAGGTGATGATGTGGAAGACATTTATAAAAGAGCTGATTTATTAGGGATTTCTGTTTATGAGTTAATTAATAATTATGTTTTTATTTTTGATGCAGAATCTTGGTTTTATGGTATTGCATCCAAAGAAGATATAGACAGTTATTTAATATCTCACGATGGCTATTCTGATTCTATGATTATAATTGATTTATCTAAGTCTATTGATAATTTACAAGTTTTAACATATGATTTTTTAGAAGAAATTTTAGAGGGATAGTATGAGTCTAACTGACCAACAAAAATTATATAATTTATCTAATTATTATTTGCTTTTAATGGTTGGAGATGATGAGATTTGTGGTATTATTAGTCAAGATAACGCTTTGCGAATCGATTTAAATCAATTGTATGATTGTGGCTTTTATTTAAAAGAAGCTAATTTTGACGAATTATACACACAAGGTTTAAATATCATAAAAGATGAAAAATTAATATAGATATTTATGTTGCTTTCAGATGCTGTACAAATACTGATTTGTTTTATTGGAATATTAGTGGCCGCTTATTGTATGGAGTTTGAATGCGACTACGAAGATGATTAGATGAGGTGATGTTATGGTACGAATAAAAAAAGAAAAGTATAAAAAAATACAGCAAAAACGAGAAGCTCAAATACTTGAAGAACAAGTTAATATAGGAATAGACCAATATATTCAAGACCACGAAGATTTTGTCAGAGGATTATATCAGTTTTATTGGGAATATGAATACCAAGTGTATTTTTACGAACACTATAGAAAGTTTGCCGAAAGCAAGCCTTTGCTTGTGTATAGTAAAGATGGTACCAATATCGAAAATGAACAAGAATTATTTAATACTATCGACGATGATGAATTGCTAAATGATTTATTTTTTGGGGGGGTAAGTCAAGAAGCAATGTTTGCAAAAATACAACCATATGTGAATTATTGGCTATATCATATAATTCCTATGATTGACGATGAATTTCGTACAAAAATATTTTATCCTTTTTTATTGACTCAATTTGACACTCCCGTCCAAAACGTATCATGTATGGAATATTTTATTTATCAAGAATATCTTGATAGATTTTGGGAACATCTTAAAAATCACTTACAACAATATAACATTCTCTTTGTTGATTTTAAACAATTTGATATTCAAAATAATTTATTTGATTTGTTTAAATTGATAGAAGATGCTCATCAATATCGCGCATTGTTTATTAAAGATATTGATTATCAAGAATATAGGTTTTTAATTGATTTTGGTATCGAAAAAAAAGTTAAAAATCTATGTTGCTTTGGTAGCGTAAAAGATGCCAGAGATTACCTTGATAAAACAGGAGAAATTCAACAATATTGTCAAAAAACGGGATTTCAATATTACACACATGTCGAATGTTTAGATTTTGGAGAGTTATTATGCGAAAAATATAATCAAGTTGGTTTTTCTTTATACGATAATTTACAAGAATGGAAAAAAGAAATGAATGCACCAACTCGTGATGACCCAGAATATCGAAAAATGAAAAAAAGAGTTAGAGCGCGTGATAATAATACTTGTCAATGTTGTGGATATCATAGTGATAAAAAAACGCATCATAAATTAGAAGTACATCATATTTATGGCTATAAAGACCATTTAGATTATAGAACAGAAGATAGTAATTGTATTGTATTGTGTCAAGATTGTCATAAGAAATATCATAGTTTATACGGTAGAAAAGATGTTGCACCTGATACTTTTATGAAGTTTATCCGAGATTTTAACGAATATCAAAACAATATCCAAAGCACTCTTGATATTTTTGAGGTGAAATAATGCACGAGGCATTTATTCAAGTATCAGATTTATTAGAATATGTTTTAAACAAAACATATACTCTTGTTTTGTTACGAGAAAATTCGAAAATTCCATTAGATAAAGGCTGGAATGCAATAGATTACCCTATTGATAAAATTGTTGAACACAATGGTAATTTAGGCTTGCTTATTACAGAAAATATTGGTGTAATCGATATAGATGGAACCTCTGGCACAAATCCATCGGTTAAACAAGATTCAAAAGCTTTGTTAGGAAAGATTCTCAAAAAGGAATTTTCTGATGCAATGATTGTTCGTACAGCAAGCGGCGGTATGCATATTTATTTCCGATACGAAGATGGCTATGAAATTGATGATGCACATCGTGTTTCTCAATCCTTACAATATTCTTATGATTTTGAAGTTGAAGAATTACGTAATGCTCATATGGGTAATGCTATTGAAGTATTTGCTAAGGGAACTAGAAACAAACAAACTGTGTTTCCGGGTTCCGTTATTGATGGAAACAAATATGAACTTTTACCTGATGGCTGTCAAAAGATGGCTGACATTCCAATAATTAATGATGTAGAAGAGCGTATTGAAAAAGCATTATTGCTTGCTGGATTTACAACATATACTCCCCCAGCTGCTATCGTAAAAGCACAAAAAAATAGTGAGGATAGATATAAACACGATATTCCTCCTTATTTTATGGATAGATTAGCTGATTATATCATTCAAATTTTAAATTTTAATTACGAAAATGGGAAACATCATTTAGTGTTATATCTTGGTGGTTATTTATCTAATTATATTACGACAGAGTCATTGGGTGATTTAGGATATGCTATTCTTGATAAACTACCAAAAGGTTATTTTAAAGATGATTCTGCATTTATTCACACACTAACTAAATCAGAAGAACGTAAAGAGTCTAATGTCGGTGTTGCTGGAGGTAATGCCTTATACAACCAATACGTTGAGCCTATGGGAATTTCAAATGATGTGTTTTTCGGCCGTATTGCATTCCTGTCTGGTGGTAAATTTATATTCTATCCAAGTGGAACAAGTGCTGGGTCATTTAAACGTGTTGAATTCGACCAATATCATAATAGAGTGAATGTAGCAACTTGTGGATACGATAAGGATAAGAATATTGTGACAAGAGCTTTGACGAACGAATTAAACATTATCATTACTCGTGTTGAAGAACAGATTAATCCATTAAGACCTAATGATGCTCGAAACTATGTCGTTTACTATGTCCACGGAAAGGACACAGAGGAATCATCTGTGTCTGGAACTAAATTTACAGACATTTTTAATGATATTCTTAATCGTGTTGGTGTTATTGGGGGTAGTGGAGCAAGATATTGTATCAACAACATTATTACAAGATATAGAGAACTTGGGTTGGTTGATAGAGTTGAAACATCTCCAATTCCGGGAATTATGTATGTGAATAATGAATTAAGACGATACGACGTTAATGGAAATCAAATGGAAATTAAGTATGTCAATCCAGCCCCTGCCTTAGAATTATTAGACGAGATTCGCCAAATTATTCCTTGGGATGATAGCAAATTTGGTCATGTGGTTCGTGCTGGACTCGGATTGCCTTTTAGACAAGTTTTCAGAGAGTTTGGTATTCCGTCAAGATATCTTTTGCTTGGTGGAGAGGGTGGCTCTTACAAGAGTACTTGTGCAGAGTTGTTATTGAATTTCTATGAAGATGTTTACCTTGCTGGACCTTACGCAAATGTATTTAGTGCTGGAGATGTAAGTACAGAATATCGTTTAGGGGAAAAATACGAACGTTCTTTGAATGGTTTTGTTGTAAACGAAATAGCTACTATGGTAAATGACCCTTCATTGCTTGAAATCTTGAAAGCTGCTATTGAGGGTGTCGTTGCAAGACAAACCCATTCTGATGTTTATTATTCTTATCAGACTGCAATATTTACCGCAAACGTCGATTTACCTAATAATTCTGCATTTTTACGTAGAACAGAATCTTTTTATATGCACGAGCAAGACCGTATTACTCCTGAAATTGAACAACAATTAAGGGATTTATTAAACATTAAAGGTCAGAAAAATATTCGGTTCAAAGAATTACGTGCCATTGGTGATTTTTGCGTTTATACAATCAAGGAAAATCTTGAGAAACTTGAAACAATGACCTTAGAAGATGTTAGATTTTTCTTGGTCGATGAATTACAAAAACAAACAGATATTGACTTGTCTTATATGAAAGCAATAGAATATGACCAACAAGAAGCACTTGAAGAAGAGGTTGATTCTGTCATTATGAGTGGTTTAATCAGATACATATCAGAGATTTATAATAAAGACCCATCAGCATCTGTTAAAAATATGATTCCCCAAGACGATGGCAATGGTCATTTCAAGCCATTTTCAGAAGAAAAGATTGATAGACTAGTTCAACAACGTAAATTATTTGTCTTTGAGCCTTGCTCTTTTGAAGGCGAAGATTATTATCTATTAACTCAAAAGAACATTCGTGAAATCTATAAAAATACTGAAAATATTATGATGACCATACAAGGAGTGTGGGGAGAATTAAAACAATATCAAGAAGAATATGGCCTTAAAGAACCAAAACAAAGACGTTTACAGAATTATAGGTCTAACAGAGCTCGTGGTATTTTATTAAATTCAAGATTTTTAGTTGATTTATTAAATAACGATATTATCATATCGGGAGAAGAAGACGATGTCGACGAATGATTTTATAACAGAGGATGATTTTTTTAATCATCAAATCTTACTTGGCAAAACAATTGAAGAAATTATGGTATCAGAGGACGAAGACCCAACACATATTGTTGTGTATTTTTCAGATTCCTCTTGTTTAGAGCTTGTATTAAATAATACGGCCGATATTTTCTATATGGAAGAGATTCTCGATGACTAAATTAGTATCAAAAATTTGCAAAAAGGGACGTGGCCTTATATTATCTGATGCTGATAAGGATAAGGTTTGGAATTTTTACGGAGACAGTAATGTTTTTGAATTTGAAGAAGAATTGTTGCAACAACAAGATAAAAAGCTAAAAAAGCATTATCTTAAGTCAGACGCAAAAGCTTTTGTTAATAAATTTAAAAGAATGTTAAGGAGTAAATAAAAATGTTATTATCGCATTTAATTGTTATCATATTAGTTATTATAGTTTTCTGTATTATTGTGCAATACGCATCAAATTTATATATTTACAGGAAACTTCATAATCAAGGGGCTGATATCAAATCAGCAAAGAATATAGCTCAAAATGTTAGTATTTTAATGGCAATTTTTCATGGAATTTTAGTATTTATATTGATTTGCGTTGCTATTCAAACATTCAATGGGAGCGTGATAGTATAGTTAAAACGCTTCAAGATTATGGGGCTTTGTTAGATAAAGAAATTGCTTATTATGAGCGCAAAATGGAAGAGGAAAGATATTTTAGACGTAGAAAAGACCAAAAATATAGTAAAGAGGAGATTCAACACATTTTGATTGGGTTAAGACAAGCAAAAAATATTCTAACTGCTTATGTAATGTTGCCAGAATGAGGTGAATTGATGAAGAACAATTTAGCGCAGTATCTTGAAGAGACTTATCATAATTCTGTTTCAAGAAACTGCATCAAAATTATTTTGAAATCGAAAACGGAAGAAGAATATATTCAAAATATTAAGAAGCAAATTAATAAGAAGATGAAAGAGATTACTGAAATCAAGCAATCAATTTTTGTTATGGACCAGCTCGTTAGCTTTTTATATTTTAACGAGGAGACACAAGAATTAGATGGCCTTGATGAAACACTATCATTTTATATGAATGAATCTAGCAGATTATGCAATGAACTTAATAATAAGATACAAAATCTACACGATTATATAGATATCTTTGCTATCGCAAAGGCAAATATTGACATGAATGGAGATTTAGTAAATAACGAAAGAGATTTGATTAAAAAATACGGAGAAAAACGAGAATGAATACATTAACAGGAATTTATTTATTATTATTTATTGGAATGTTATGCGTTGCTCTTATTGTATTGGCAACCGAGTATTGGGGGTGGCACGAATGATGATTTTATTACTTTTGGGGGACTCTGGTTCTGGAAAGACAACAATTTCCAAGGCATTGCAAAACGATTATAATTATTTTAATATAGTCAAGTCTTATACAACTCGTTTTCGCAGAAACATTAATGATAAGGACCATATTTTCGTAAGAAAACACAATTTGCTATATAAAATGTTTAATGAGGATTTTGTAGCTTCCACTATTATCAATGGCGAGATTTATTGCTCATTTCCTGAACAATTCAATGAGGATGTTATAAATATCTATACTGTTGATGATAAAGGCGCGTTAGATGTCATCAACTATTTCAATAAAGAAGATGTTTTGATTGTTCGATTGAAACGCGATAATATCGATATCGATAAGGACCGAGCTGGCCGTAATCTAAATCAAGTGATTCCTGATTCTTGTTCAAATATTAACATTGTGGAGAACAATATGAGCGTTCATCACGCTTGCTTGGATATCATTTCCTTATGTTCTCAAAAATGGCCTGTCTTTTATAGCAATTTATGAAAACATTTATATACTATAAAAAATATAATATTATTTACAAAAAAAACAAAAGGTGATTGTTATGAAAGATAATATTAGTATTGTAAAAATTGGAAAGATTGTTGGAAAATGTTATGACGAATTTGAAGATGTATGGACTGGATATGACGTAGAGCAAGATAAAATTGATATTATATGTGCTATTCACAAGTTAAATCCAGAACAACAGCTATTTCGTAATTTGGAATCAAAAATTGGTGTAAATATTGCAAGAGAATATGGAACACAGTTTGTTGAAAAATTTTGCAACATTAAGATTATAAATTATTTATAATCTTTTTTTTATTGATGATGAAAAACATAGAAATAAATGAGGTATTTATATGAACAAATGGGTAAATTTAGCAAACGATAATGTATATCAGATAGTGAATTTAAAAAATGAGTATGTATTGACTAATAATATTGATTTGACAATAAAAATTTTAAAATCATTGGATAATGATTTTCATCAATTTCAGGTGATTCCTAAAGATGAGGTTGCTGATTTCTTTGAAGGAAAAGAGCAAATCATTTTGCATAGTTGGGAAGAATACCAAATAATCATGGGGCACCCTATTAATGACAAAAATCTTGATTATAAAAGACAAGAGGCAAAAAGAAAAATGAAAGATAGGATGGGTAAATAATGATTTTTAAAAAATTGACGCTACAGAATTTTAAGTCACATATAAATACAGAAATTGAGTTTAATAAAGGTACTACAATCATATTGGGTGATAATGGAGCTGGAAAATCATCTATCTTTGAAGGCATTAACTTTGCATTGTATAAAAAATATAATACAAAGTCATTAAATGACTTGATAAATACACAATCAGATAGTATGATTGTAACTTTATCTTTTTTGATTGGCAATCAAGAATATAAAGTCAAAAGAACTCGTAGCCAAAAGAAATCAACAGCAGAGTTGTTTGTTTTACAAGAAAACAATTATAATAGTGTTGTATCTGGAGATAAAGAGGTTAATAATTATATTGAAGAGTTATTGGAAATAGATGCAGATTTGTTCTTGAACGCGATTTATATTAGACAAGGGGAAATTGATAGTCTTGTTACACAAAAGGCATCTGAACGTAAGAAAAATATCTCTAAATTATTAAGATTAGATAATTTGGAGACTTCATATAAAGATATAGCAAATGTAATTTCAAATTATGAATTGAAACGAACACAGCTTAATGGTCTTATAGATGATAGCATTGCAGATAATAAAGATGCTTTGATTGAAGAAAAAAACTCTTTAAAAAGTCAATTTGATGACAAAAGCAATGCATTGGATATATTGCAAAAACAAATGTCTGATATAAAAGAGAAAGTAAATGAACAAAACGCTCTTAGTGTAAAATTTCATCAATCTCATATTACACAACAACGTTTATTAGGAGAGCTTGAGTTGTTGTCAAAAGATATTGAAGAGGCAAATAAATATACTCAAAATATCAAACAATATGAAGATTTTATCGATGAAAACAAAGGGATTGAAGAGACAATCAAGGTATATGAAGGCCTTGTAAATTCTTTGGAAACAAGAAAACAGTATGTTCACGATTATCATACTGTGTCAATTGAACTTGAAGAAGCTCTTGCTGATATTTATTTTATCAATAATATTTGTGAAATATATAAAATTGACAATATTGTTGGAATAGATAATTATGATAAGCAAGGATTTTTGAAATTACAAGAGATTGTTGGCAAAGATTATGAACAAACTCTCAATGCAAAAAACAATATTGATGAACAAATCAAGAATTTATCAGCTAAAATTAGTGTTTTAAATACACTTATAGCAAATAATAATGAGATTATTGATTCTTTAAATACTGTTCAAAGTGTTTGCCCTATTTGTCAGTCTCAGATTGATGATGAACACAAACAAGAGATGATTGATAACTATTCTGCCTTGATTGCAGAGGATACAGATAAGCTAGAGAAGAGAAATAAAGAACTTGTTGTTTTAAAGACAGAGTATAATGAATTATCAGAAATGTTAAAAGAAAAACAAGCGTTTGTTTCTCAAATTGAAAAAGGTGTCATATCTACAGATATGATTGATAAGATTCAACAAAATGTTTCTGAACAAAAACAATCTATATCAGATTTGGACATGACAATGAAAAAGATAGCAGAAGAATTAGAGCTTGACGATAATTATTTAGAAAAAGAATATGACATTCATAATATTTATAATACCTTATTGGCAAAGAATAAGGACTATGAGCAAGCAAAATTAATTGTTCAAAGCCAACAAGATATGAGAGAAAAACACGAAAACTTATTAAAACAATATTCTGAAAAAGAAGCTTTATTAGAGGAAGTTAATCAAGATATTTTAAGTATAGGTTTTGACTCTGACTTGTTACAACAGTATCAAGCACAGCAATCTCAATTGCATAATCAATATTATCCTTTAGTGAAGGAAGTCGGCCAGCTTGAGAACAATATTAAATATACAGAATCTCAAATTAAAACTCTTGACGATAAAATCAAGCAAAATAAATTAAATAAAGAACAAGTCAAGAAATTAGATGAGTTTATTAAGTTTTTAAAAGATATTCGTGAAATTTATTCAAAAGATGGCCTTCAAAAGGATATCAGATTAGCATTTAGGCCGCAGATTGAAAAATATACTCAAGATTTCTTTAGTAAATTTGATTTTGATTATTCTGGACTAGTTTTATCTGAAGATTATGACATCAATATCGTTGGTCCATCTGGAGAAAGCGATATATCAATGGCGAGTGGTGGAGAAAAAATTGCTATTGCGTTATCTTTAAGATTAGGAATTGCTAGTGCAATTACTGCTAATGTAATTGAGACTATCTTGTTAGACGAGCCGACAACTTATCTTGATGGATTTAGAAAGCAAGAATTTGTTAATGTGATTCAAAGCATTTCTCTTGTTCCACAAATGATTATTATCACTCACGATGCAGAGTTAGAAAACGCTGCCACAAATGTCATTATTGTTGAGAAGAAAAATGGACAATCCATTATAGTATAACATTTATATACTATAAAAAATAAATATATGTGTACGAGGTGATGCTTATGAATGTAAAACAATATAATCCTTTTGGTGATTTTAGAGAACACCAAGAAGACGTTATTAAAGAAATTATTGAAATAGAAGATACAGAAGTTCCTAATATCATTCTTAAAGCTCCAGTTGCAAGTGGAAAATCTCTTATTGCATATACAGTTGCAGAATATTTGAGATGTGAAAAAGAAAAAAACAGCCTTATATTTACTTCAACAAAGTTTTTGCAAAACCAATATTTACGCGACTTTCCACAGCTAAAAACAGTCAAAGGAAGAAATAATTTTGATTGTATACACAACAAAAGAACTTGTGATAAAGGTAGTTGTAAAGAGATATGTGGTTTTTCTTGTCCTAATGCTGTGGATTCAAGTTTAGAGCTAAAAAAAGACAGAGATGATTCTTGTCCTTATTGGGTTCAAAAGATAGAAGCAATTAATGCCCCAATATCAATTATCAATTATGCTTTTGGGCTAATTGACCGTAGCTTTGTCAAGCACTTTTTGCCACGTGATTTTGCAGTTTTTGATGAGGCACACAATATCGAAGCAGAATTGATGGGTTTTCTTGAAGTTGAAATATCTCCGAGACAATTATATAATGATATTAAATATAATATAAATGTTAATTTAAAAGATATTCAATTATGGAGTGATATTTTCCTTGAAATTGGAGACATATACAAGGACGCAGCTAAAAAAGAATTAAATAAAGGCAACAAGGAAAAGAGTGATGCATTTATATCTAAATATGAGAAATATAAAACAACAGCATACTTGATGAGAGAAAGTCCAGAAAATTGGGTTATTGATACAGACAATGCAAATTTATTGTTTAAACCTATTCTTATCAATAAATATGCTGATAAATCATTGCTTTCTTTTGGAAGAACTAGACTGCTTATGTCTGGAAGTATATTAAAAAATCATAGTTTCTGTGAAACATTAGGATTAGATTTAAGTGATTCTCATATTATTGAGGTTCCTTCTATTATTAAGCCAATTCAACGACCCATTTATAAGGAATATGCTGGGAGTATGAGTTTGAAAAACAGAAATGCAAATATTGATAATATTGTTGCAAAGATTCTTGAAATTGCGGAAAAGTATCCTAATGAAAAAGGTGTTGTACACACTTACACTTATGTTATTAGCAAAATGATTGAGGATAGGTTAAGGACAAATGATAGGTTTATTTTTCATAACTCAAAAAATAGACAAAGTCAAACACAAAGATTTATTGAATCTGATGAGCCCAAAATTCTTGTGTCTCCTTATTCATTTGAAGGTGTTGACTTTAAAGATGATTTAGCAAGATTTCAGATTATTGCAAAAAATCCATTCCCAAATATGTTTGGAAATAATCAGTATGAAGCAAGAGATAGAGTATCTGATTTTCATTGGATTTTTGAATTGAGGTCTAAAGTGCTTTCTCAAATGTATGGAAGAATTGTGAGGTCTCCAAATGATTGGGGAGATACTTATTTGATTGATTCAGATATTGATTCCTTATTGGGAAAAAGCTCTTTGGTTACTGGATATATGCTTGAAGGATTTGTAGATAGTTGGATTAACAAAGAGATTATCATTTTAGATGAGACTAGACTATCTCCAGATAAACGAAAAAGCTATGAGAATGAAAGATTTAATGAACAAGTGGTTTTAGGAGAAATAAAAAAGATGGATAAGCCAACAGTAGTAAAATTAACAGAATTATATAAAAATTTGCCAAATGATGCATATAAGGAAATTCGTCCTATATGTGAAAGGTTATTAAAAAACGAAGCAATAGCTTTAAGGTGATTAAATGAAAAAAATAGCAATTGAAATGAGTACAGAATTAAGACAAGCATTTAAAATTGCTTGTTCCATTAATCAAATAACTATGAAAGACGCATTAATAGAAGAAGTAAACAAGATATTGGATAATAATGAATTAACATATGCGACATCACGACCAGAATTAGGTGAGAATATGTGCGTATTATGCTTGAATGTTGAAGAATCCTTTACAAAAAGGGTTAGAGAAAGAAAAGAGACAAGTGGGGATAAAATTAGAGATGTTTATATCACAGCTATTACTAATTATTTAGATAATAGTGATGTAGAATATGATTACTCTGATGATATCAAAGAGGACTAAAATGACTTCATATTTAAATTTATTAAAGGAAAATAAATGTTTTTGTTATAAAAAACAAAAGGTTATTTCACTAACTGATTGTAATATAGCAGATTGTCATAGAGAGAAGGGTTGTAGAAAAGCAACAAATAATAAGATAGACAAGGAGATTAAAGATGAAAGAAAAAAGAAAATATAGCGTAAAAAAATTATTGGCATTCGTGAATGATATAGAAGAAATTTTAGGTGGAGCTGGTGTTATAGATTATATTGCTGTTACTCCAGATGAGTTTTCTATTTATATTCAACACGGTGTTTCTATGTTGCTTGTTAATGAAATTAATAAATTTAGGGACGTATTCTCTCCTGATACAGTTTTCTTCAATGAAAATAATCCTCAATTAATTATTGCAAACACAAGACTAAGAGAGTCTGCTCCCCAAGACGATAATATTAGTTATTTTATTGATTTTGTAAATGATTGTGCAGAGTTTATATGTCCTTGTACAGGGTCTGAAATTCATATTCAAGATAAAGAGATAAAGATTTTTATAGACCAAATTAATTTATTACATAGCGAATACATTGGTGTCTATAATTTATTAGATGAAGATGATTTGATTTTTAAATTATCATTGAATAAGCAAAGGCCTTATTTAAGCATTATGTCTAGGGAGGATGTTTTCGATGAATAATCTTTGTGATTTTTGTTTAAATTATGAGCCAAAGAAAAAAAGTGATTCTATAAAAAGCAAAGAGACTTGTTCTCAATCTTGCTTTAAAATGGATGAAAATGAAGGAATGATGACTTGTGAAAATTTCACCTTGGTTATTTGCCCCAACATTTCTTCAGCTGTTGTGGAAAGATTTTTAAGAAAAGACATTAATTTTTATGATAATTTATGCGATTTAGCATCAATTATTTTAACTATGTTTTCTTATCAAAGTATTTTTAAAATCGTTTTTAGTATTGAACGTGGAAAAATAGAATTTATTGACTTAACAAATTCTCAAAATACTTACGGCTCTTTTGATATTAATAGCATTGAATTAAAAAAAGGAGTTGTATCTTTTGAATCAGACAATGAATTAAGAAATTTGATATTAGGTATCGTAGAACCAGATTCATTGATATTCGTAGAGTTTGAAGATTTTGAATATAAATATCCTATCAAAGGTGTTTTTGCAAAACCAAATCGTTTCTTTAATAAGAACAGATTAGCATTGATGATACAATCATTTGGTGGTCAAGAGGTGTGGTAAAAATGGAATGTCCAGTTTGTGGTAGTCAAAGAATACAATTTAGGTCAAAGAATAATCAAACATTAATTATTAAATATAAGTGTTTGTCTTGTAATCAGATTTTTGAAGTTAAAGAAGAGGATGTTATAAGTGAATATATAATATAGGTGATTATATGAACATAGCAATCATAGGAGATTTACATTTGGGGTATAGACAATATGGCCTTGATGAAAGAGAACAAGACTTTTATCAAAGATGGAATCAAATCATAGATGATATTATTAGCAGAAAGAATATAGATGTAATCTTGCAGTTAGGGGATATTTTTGATACTCATATCCCTTCTTCAATCGCTTTATATGAATACGAGAAAGGATTGGCCAAATTACAAGAAGCAGATATTCAATATTATTCTATTACTGGAAATCATACTATAATTAGAAAGAAAAATTTTATGAGCCCCGATGATTTGTTTTTTAAGATTTCTGAGGCGACATCTTTAGATGACACCCATATCACAATTGGTGATGTGTTTATTGCTGGGGCAAAATATCGTTCAGAATCCAACAAGACAGATTTATTGGAAGTTATTCAAAAACACGTTGAAGCATCCAAAAAGCATAATGGTTTAAAAGTTTTGCTATTGCACCAAGCTGTAGACCTTGACTTGATTTATGGAGCAGAATTGACAGAGGAAGATTTACCATATAATGATTTTGATTATATTTTCATTGGGCATTTGCATTCTCGTATCGCAAGAGAACATAACAATTGTCAAATCATCTATCCCGGCTCTATTGAAAGAAGCTCTGTTACAGAAGCAAGAGATGCTATAAATAGAGGCAAAGGATTTTATATCTTGGATACAGAGAAAAATCAATGTGGCTGGGTTAACATTCCATTATTCCGTCAGTTTTATTTTTTTGAAAATGTTGATGAAGATAGCATAAAGACAATTAAAGAAAATATCAAAAGCCTAAGAAAACCGATTGTTGAGTTATCTTTTCAGTCATTTGATGTAGAGAGAGCTCACGAAATAGCAAATATTATTAGTGATGATTGCTTAAGATTAAATGTTGTTGTATCAAATGACGTTGACAACGATGAAGATGGTGAATTATTGCACGAACAATCAATTTCCTCTCTTCAAGAAATGTTAGAACAAAAGGTGTCTAAAAATGAGGCCGTCTTTGCATATGACTTATTGCAAATTTTCAATAAGAATAGCACCAAGAATGACAATATTGTTTCTGCTATTGAATTAGCCGATAAATATTTTGAAGATAATTATTAAAAACGAAACCTTTATATACTATGAAGTTTAATATAATAATGTACTTGTGTTATTGTGTCATAACACATTTAGACTGTCGAATTTGTAATACGCCGTAAAGAACGAATGTTATATAGGCGAAAAATAAAGTAAAAAGTGAAAAACTAAATGGAGACGTGATATATATGAATATGCCAAATAATTTAATTCAACCAAATAGCAACCAAAGTACCGCAGTAGACATTGACTTATCTGCGTTAGGAAAAGATAAATTAAGTCAAAGCATCAATGCAGAACCTCAAGAGAAACCAATCCTTGAAGTTCCGACTGAAGCGACTATTGTTGGTATCAAATTGCAGAGGGATGGTGAATTAAAATTCAACCAAAATGATGCAAGTAAAAAATTCTACAAAGTTCGTGTTTACGTAAGAACAGAATTTAAACACCCTGAAACAGGGGAAACTGTCGAATCATCTGACGCATATGGTGGGTTAAGATTCTATCCAGTTGCAGACGAAGCTGGAAATCCAATTCTTGATGCAAACGGACAACCACAACTTGACCGCTTTTGGAGTAACAGCGCAAGCTCTCAATATGCAAGTTACTTCTCTAAATTGTTGGCAAGAGCACAAGAATTCAATCCAAGTATCAAATCATATCAAGATTTCTTTGCGTTCTTAGAAAGTAAACCAAAATGTATGATTCTTACTGAATTCACTAGATTTGGTAACTCTCCGAATCAAACTACCAAAGAAGTTATTCAAAATTTCATCTAAATTCTTTGACATTTTACGGCCTCCATGTTTCTGACATGGAGGCTTTTTTTTTAGAGGTGCAACTATGAAATACGGATTAGCAACAACAAAAGACGGTATTATATTTACATCTTTTTCATTAGACTTGATATTAGAGCAAATGAGCGAATATCCAGACTCATATATTGTTGAGTTAGAGGAAAAGAAAAAGATTAAAAAAAATTATTCTGAGGATTTTTATAATGAATTACGTTAATTTAACGTCTGATGATTATCATTTGGGGGGGTTATTCAATGAGGTAGATGCAGATGAAGAAACAAGAATTGATGCAGTTATTGCAGACCTTGACGAGCTCTGTACGTGGGAACGAATTAATACAAGAACCGCAAGACGAAGAGAAATTTATACAAGAGTCTTTGAACTTTGTGCCATTGGAGGAGCACAATTTATATTACTTAAAGCGAGCGAAAATTTATTATATTCCGAATCCGACATCTTTCAAGAGGCAATTTCTTGGATTCAGCGCACGACACATTATCAGTTTGAAATTCGGGGCGTTTGTAATCAAGGTTTCAAAAAAGAACAATCAATAGAAAGTTTTACATATTTTATTTTATTTTATCCCAATAGAGAGGATATAATTTTTAACGATTTTGACTATATTTATTGTGAAAAGAATTATAGTATAAATAATTCTATAAATAAATATAATTATATTATAGACTATATTTTTGCAAAAATTAAAGAAGGCCTTTTATGATTAATACAACACGTTTTAAGAAAATATTACATATATTAAAACAAAATGCAAATGATTTAAATATTAACATTTGTATTATAGACTATGATGTAGCTCAAGAATGTGATTATGAAGAGATTACATTGTATTTGAAGGAAACAAATACACAAAATGGAGCTGTTGTCTATAAGAATTTTGTTATTCGTTCTCAATTATATTATGATGTCGAAAACGATAAGTATATGTCAGCATTGGATGGAGATATTTTTGTTAAGGATTATGCTCCAACAAAAATTGATATTTTAACTGATATTACAGAGGAATCTTTAACAGACGTTAATAGTCAGATTAAAATAAAATTAGTAGATTCTGAAACTAATGAGCCGTTAAAAAATCAATCTGTATTTATGTACCTAAGTAATAATCCATCTGAATCTGTGGCTTCTGCGATAACAAATAGACAAGGTGAAGCTACATTTAATTATCATTTTGATACTCCTGTATTTAGTGATGAACAAATAATTTTGCATTTTGAGTATTTAGGAAACAAGATATATAGAAAATCAACATCAAAATATGTACTTATTGATTTGCACGGAAATCAAATAAGCAATACAACATCAACTGTAAATGAATGTATTAATACAGATGGTGGGGTTCGTATAGCATATAAGATATCGATGGGTAATACTAATTTGGTTGATGGATTTAGAAATTTAGGATTAGATATTGATGAGTCAAGCTTATTGGCTGGAAAGGTTTTGTTTTATCTACATAAAGACCAAGATAGTGTTTTTTTAGGTTCAAGTAATCTTCGGAAAGTAGAAAATCAAACTACAAGTGCTATTGATATTGTTGTTCCTCAAGAATATCGAAATACAGAGATTGTTATACAAGCAATATTTGAAGGAAATAGCTTTGTGTCTTCTGACTCCGCAACAAAAAGCACTCAAATTTTTACCACAGAACCCACTAATATAGCCCTAGATGTTAATGGTTTATTAAGTGGTTTTGAGACTAGTCTTTCTTTCGACGTAGAACAAGTTTCTGGTAATACTTTTTGTACAGAGGATAGTGGCTTTAATATGTTAGCTCATACATATGGTAGTATCAATTTTTATTTGAAAAATAATCAAGGAAATTGGGGAACTTTAGATGGTGGTCTACCTTTTTATACAGCTACCAAATATGATGTAACATTTTTAAACGGAGTATATTCTCTAATAACAAGCACAGACTATATATCAATTAATCTTAATAATTACGGATTACAAGAAGATGATGTAATGTATGTTAAAGCCGTTTACGATGGAAATGCCATTGTTGATGGTTTTGAAATCGAAGCAAATAATCAAACAGAATCCCCATAATGGTGATAAAATGTTTCAAGAACCAAGAAATGAATTAAAAGAGGATGCTTACAGATATGCAAATCCAACGCTTGACTTGGATGCATTAATGATTCCTATTAATGAAGAGAATCTCAATTGTGCAAATACAGCAGATAGCCTATTTGAACACATTAATCAATATAAAGATGATTATAAAGTTTTTATTATAGACTTTACTAATGTTAAGCAAGCATCAGAAGTATTTTTTTATAAATACATTAAATACTGCTTGCAAACAAAATTCAAGATATTTAATTATAATATGTCGTTATTAGTAGAATCTGCTTGGAGTATTTGTTTAGAGAATTTCTTTTCACTATATGAAGAAACAGAGGATTAATTAAAATTTAAATAAATTTAAGAGGGATATATATTATTATCAGAGATAATTTTATATACACCTCTTCTGTAATTTATATCAGTATAATAAAAGTTAAAATTTATCTCTGATATATTTACTATTTTTTTAAGGTGATATAAATGCAAGAGGAAATTATAACAGAATTAGAAGAGGTAAATAAAGAATTAACTCCAATTTTAACAAAGGCGTTGGAAAAAATTGACGCAAAAACTGCTATTATCTATTTTTCAGGACTAACAAAAAACTTTCTTGATGTATTAGATGACGAAGATTTTAAGAAAATCATCATTCAATATATAACCGACGGTGATTAAAATGTCTCGTTATGATGAGTTATCACAAAAAGAAAAGCAGTTATTGGCCGCACAATATCCTTATAAAAAAGATAGGGATATTTTTACAAGTCCTTCAAAAAAAGGCTCTGATATCATTAGCACACAAGATGAGTTAGATGATTTCAAGAAAAGAGCCGAAGAAGAGGGTGTTTCCTTGATGAAGCGCAAAAATTATACCGTAACAAAAGACGGAGTCACATCTTTGATTGATGTTGCTCTTGGAGAAATGCCAGAGGATTCTTATAGAGCAGCTTTAGAGCTTGCAAAGGTTGAATTTGAACCCGTAGCTATTTTACAAGAGTTATTTTCTATTGAAGCTACACGATTGCGTAGAGGAATTCAATATGAAAACGAAATGAATTTAGGACTTGAACAAGATACTCAAGCTGCTATGACATCATTAGTAAACATCACAAAATCTATTCACGACATCAATGAGGGACAAAAGCTCACAGTTGAATTTGAAAATAACTTATCTAGTATGATAGAAGCTATGAATTTAGATGATGAAGAGAGAATAGATGCTGAGATTATTGAGGCAGATTTTATAGAAAAAGAATAGAGGCATTATAATGAGTGACGATATTGACTTAACACAAGAATTTAATAACCCTGACGTTAATTTTTTAATTCTTTTACAAGAGATGGAGCAAGAGCTACGATTAATACAATTAGATTTAACACAAATTAAATCGCCAATCATTAAAGGATTAGCTCAAGAGAAATATTTGCAGTTGAAAAAAGAGTATTTTTATTTGCTAGCAAAAGACTTGGAATTATTAAAAATGTATCAAACTGACAACGAAGACAAAGAAGAAAAAGAATAAATACATTTAAATATTATAAAAGTTATATATATTATTAAAATTGAGGTGTGAAAAATGACAAAGGAATATAAAACTTTTATTACTTTTTTAGACAAGCATATCCAGTCAGAAAATGAACTAGATATGGTGATTTACAATATTGGTACCGTTCAAAGGATTGCAGAACAATTTGCTCAATTTTATAATCAACAAATCAAAGACAAACAAGATTATGATTTGATAGATTTAGAGATTGAATTTGAAACACAATGCAATGAAAAGATTTGCTTGGCGTTAGGCATTGGAGAACCTTCTACACTATTTATTGAGTGTACTTCTTCTGATAATGATAAGCAACCGTCTTTTGATATTAGTGTGAATAAAGAACGTATTGCTGCATTAACTTTGGAGGGTATGAATGACGTTTAAAGATTCTGATTTTGTTAATTTGCATTTACATAGTATGTATAGCATACAAGATTCTGTTATAAAGATTCCTAAGTTAGCTATGAAGCTCAAGGAGTATAACCAAAAAGCTTGTGCTATTACTGACCATTCTAGTTGTGCTGGATGGATTGAGTTTGACCAAGTAATGCAAGATAATGAAATAAAACCGATTTTTGGCAATGAGTTTTATTGTAGAGATTCATATAATGAAGCAAAAACACGTGATAGATATCATTTAGTAATGCTCGCAATGAATCAAGAAGGATTGGAAAATATTCGACGTTTTCAACGTATTGCTGTGGAAAATTTTTATTATAAACCTATATTGTCATATGAGTGTTTAAAAACATATCCTACTGATGGGATTTATTGCACAAGTGCGTGCTCTCTTGGTAGCATAGCAAGAAGTATTTTGGACGAGAATATTGATAAGGCAGAGGATTACGTTTTGTTGTTTGACGACATTTTTAATCATAACTTTTCTCTTGAACTACAATTCCACCCTTTATATGATGACCAAAAAATTATCAATGAAAAATTGGTGACATTATCAGAAAGTTATGGCATTCCTTTGACAGTTTCTTGCGATTCACACTTTGTAGACAAAACTGATAAAAATTTAAGAAGAATTGTCCAATCAATTAGTTGGCATAAAAAGTTGGCTGACGTTAACGAAAGTATGGATTCAAATTGCGTTGGGTCAGCAGAAATTATTCGAAATAATGCCATTCAATCTGGCTTTGAAGATATAAATGTTGTTAACAATGCTCTCGAGCAAACATATGTCATTGCAAATAGATGCAATGCATCAATTCGTGATAAATCAGATAAAATACCTGTCTTTACTAAACATAAGGAATTTGATGAAATCTTTTCAAAAATATGGTGATGTTAATGGATAATAAAGATTTTTTAAGAAAAAAATGTTTTGAAGGGCTTGAAAGAAGAGGTTTTATAGAAGATTTTAACTATGTTAAACGTCTTAATTATGAATTAGATGTTATTTATAGTGGAAATCTTGAAGATTTCTTTTTAAATACTGCATATATTGTTTGTAAACTTAAATCTCAAGGAATTGTTGTAAATAGAGGCAGAGGAAGTGCTGCTGGAAGCTTGGTTTGTTATTGTTTACAGATTACAGATATTGACCCTATTAAACATAGTTTAATTTTTGAGCGTTTTTTAAACCCAACAAGAGTAGCGTCTATTGCAAATCCTGATATTGATGTAGATATCCCTAGAGATAAAAGACAAGCTATTTTGAAACAAATTAAACAAGATTTTGGGTCAAATAAAAGTTATCAAGTCATTAATAAATTATCTTGGACGGCCAAAACCGCAATTAAAGATTTAGCACGTATTATTGGGTTAGATTTTCAATACGTAAATAAGATAACTGGTTTAATCGTTGACGAAGATTCTTTACCGTTTGAAGTGATATCCTTCCTAAACGCTAATCCATTTATTAGAGATAATTACGAAGATTTAAAAGGATTGATAAAGACTTATGGTATTCACGCTGGAGCAAATATTATATTACCAGATTCTGTTGAAAAATACACTTCTATATTAAAAATTAATGGTGTAGAATGTCTTGATATAGATGGAAGAACTTGTGATAGTTTATCCATGTTAAAACAAGATATGCTTGGGCTCAATACACTAACCATTGTTGCTGATGCAATGGAGTTAAATAAACATATTCGATTGCCATCTACATATGATGACGAACGTGTTTATGATACAATTAATAAGTCTCAATTAGGCCTCTTCCAATTTGAGGGAGCTGGGGTTGCAGAAACTTGTCGCCAAATTCAACCAAGAAACTTTGAGGAATTAACAGACGTAACTGCATTGGCAAGGCCGGGAGCTCAAGACTCTGGAGATACAAAACATTATATTAATAGGAAATTTGGGTTGGAGAGTGTGGAATATGACCATCCATTACTTGAACCTATCTTGGAAAAGACTTATGGAGCAATTGTTTATCAAGAACAAGCAATGAGGATTGTTACGGATTTTGCTGGGATGTCAGCTGCGGACGCAGACACCATTAGAAAAGGTATCGGTAAAAAAATTCAAGCCATTTTTGATGAGTATTATCCAAAATTCATTCAAGCTTGTTTAGATAGAGGAATCTCTCAAGATATTGCAGAAACTGTCTTTAAAAAAATGGAGGCAAGTGCCTCTTATTCCTTTAATAAAGCACACGCCGTGTCTTATACGGCTTTAACTTATATTACTGGTTATTTAAAAACATATTATCCGATTGAATTTTATATCGCTCTATTAAACAACACAGATAACGAAGACAAAAGAATGCAGATTTATAATGAAATGAAAAACTCTGGTTATCTTATTCATAATCCAGATATTAACATTTCTAAAGATACCATTGTATCTACAAATGATAATAATGTTTATTTATCTTTTAATCTTATTAAAGGTGTTGGTGAAAAGGCTGTTGAATCAATCATTAGTAATCAACCGTATTATAATTTCAATGATTTTTTAGAAAGAAAAGATTCTCGAAAAGTCAATAAGAAGGTTGTTAAAGCTTTATTAAAAGCTGGAGCATTTGACTCTTTTAATCCAGATAGGGGTTATTTGATGCATTTGTTTGACGAAACCGAAAATGAACATTGGACAGAAGAAGAAAAGCTCTTTAATGAATTTAGTGTATTATCATTGAATCCAAAAAAGAATTTACTCTCTTGTTATGAGATAAATACAACAGAAGCTATATTATCATTATCTGAGATTAAAGATGTTGAAGAAGGTATTTATTTCGTAAAAACAATGATTTCTTCTTTAAAAATTAAAACAAACTATGCGTTCTTAAGTGTTACTGATAATATCGCTAACGAATCTATATATGTTTCTCAAGGGGGTATTACTCGCTATTTAGATACACTACAAAGTGTTGGCGAGCCAGTATTACTTAAGATTAAAAAGGAAGGCTCAAAATTATCATTAATTTCTCTAATTGAATTAAAAAATATGAATAAATATTCTTCAGAATATTCTTTGTTTACTGGAAATACATATGAGATATTAGAGAATTTGCAAAAGGACAATCCAGATTATAATATTGGCATAACAAAAGATGCATCATCATTTGTTTCAAAAAAGGGCAATAATTGTGTATCTTTTAGTTTATATATTAATGAAGAATATAGCCTTGATGGACAACTAGTTTGTGGATACGAGTCTTTTGATATTTTAGACGGTAGCATTTTATTTTTTAACAAGACAGATATGAATGCGCCTTTTGTTGATATTATACAAGCATTACAATTATAGGTGATAAAATGAAAAATAGCTGTTCTATAACAATATATGTTGATACATTACAGAAAATTATTCACATATTGCAAAAATATGCTGAATCATTAGATAATTTTGATGACATTGAAGAAATTATAAATATCATTCACTTTTTGCAAAAAGAAATGTATAAAACGAGAGAGGAAGCAAAATGACAGAGAAGATGAGTCACGAAAAACTTGTTGACTGGTTGATTGAGTATTATTCTTTTGAATTTTTAGATATAGAACCAGCCGAGAAAATAAAAAAAATTCAATATGTGATTAATAATAATGCTCAAATTTTTAGCCCTGAATATATTTCTTATTTTTCTTGTGCAAAATGTGGTTGGTGTTGTCGACAAATGATGGGTTGTGTATATTTTGATGAAGAGCATAACTTGTGCACCACTCACGACAAGCTTCCTTATAAAGTATGTGAGACATTTCCTTGGGCGGGGGAGTACGGTTTAAATTTAAACATAAATTGCCTAAAGTTACAAAAGGCTTTAATATTTTATTTTGATTATATATTTGAGAAAATGCAAAAGGAGCTTCAAGATGATATATGATAAAAAAGATGTGGACGCTATATTAGATTATATTCAGAAACAATATGGAATGTCTAGTGTATATCATATCAACACAGACAAGAGTATTGCAGAAAATACTCAAGAAATGTCATATCAGTTAATAAAGGCAGTTGTTGCATTTGATATATTGAAGCAAATTAAAGATAGGCTTCAAGATATCGAGAAGATAGATATTAGTCGTTCTTCGTTAGATATCCCAACACAATGCAATAATTGTTTTGCAAAAAGAGACAATGGGGTATGTTGGGTTTGTGCATTTACAGGCGATATGTCTGAATCTGGATTCTTTCAAAAATATGATGTAATGGAAAACTGTCCCTTTTTAACTCAAAAAAAGATTGATGACCTTACTTATGACTTTTTACACGAAATAATATCATCATCATATCAAGACTTTGTTAATGATTTAGACGATGATTGGAGAGATAGGGTGCGAGTTAATATTCAACAATCTATGGATAGCTTGTTTGGAGGAGATGGTATTTCTGACTAAAAAGCAATTGGTATCAAAGGTTCTTGTAGATTCTCGCGAACAAAAAATGGCAAAAAAAGCTTTGTCGTTTTTTAGTGGCCGTCATATCATAGCCGAAATTAAAACACTTAAAGATGGCGACTTGGTATTCTTGCTTCAAAATCAAGAGAAAGTATACATCGAAAGAAAATCATTTTCTGATTATGTTAGCAGCTACATTAAAAACAATCATATTCAAGACCAAGCGATACGATTATCTGAATATAATTATTATGCTTGCATCGTTCACGGAAATATACGAGACCTTCAAAGAGTTTCCGCACTAAGGAGGATTTCTCAGGACTCTGTTGATAAAATGACGGCCAATTTAATGTTGTTTTACAAATTGCCTATATTTTTTGTTTCTGATGAAAAACAATATTTAAAGCTAGCTCTTATGATAGCAGAAACTGTTGCTAAACATCATGGCAGAGCATTAGAGTCTATGTCTTTGAGTGGAGGAATGAAGGCTCGCCCAGATATTAAAATTTTAGCAGCACAAGATAATATCGGCTTTCAAAAAGCCAAAATGTTATTAGATGAGTTTGGTTCTCCTGAGGCTGTATTAAATGCTTCCAGAGAAGACTTGTTGAAAATCAAAGGCGTTGGAAATTCAATGGTTGCTAACATTAAGGAATTAAAACAAGTATACGAAAATGGTGTGAAAAATGAGTAAAAGAAAGTTTAGACCACGCAAAAAATTGCCAGTTGACAAATTAAAACAATTTTTAGAAGAAGGATACACTTTAGAAGAAATAGGAAGAGAATTTAATGTTGCGACATCTTATGTCTCCGAATATATGAAGATGATTGGTCTTGACAAAGATGACTTTAAAGATAGAAAAACAAACAAGCAAAAACGAAAAGAAGAGGGGAATAAATTAACATTTATGGAAGAATTTTGGTATTTAATTCGACACGAAATCGGAAGATAAAGAGGTGTAACAATGAACGAGAATATTGAAGCTTTAAAAATATTGATTAATATTTCTAAAAATCTTCATACATCGAAAAAATCAAATTATTCAAGAATCAAAAATAATAAATTATTTAATGAAAAAGGCAAAGACAAGTTAATTAATCAAGTGATTAATCCCTTAGATTTGGCTTTGTTAGAAGTAGGAAACGAAATATCTCGTTTTTTAGAGACAATTCCTATCTATAACATATTCCTTCGACACGTTAATGGAATTAATCTTTATGATTCAGCAGAGTTAGTATGTGAGATTAAGGACATCAGAAAATTTAATACATCAAATAATTTATTGGCGTATGCTGGTATGTATCCTAATGCTCAAAATTATAATAAAAACTTGCACAAGTTGCTTTTGAGAATATCTCATAAATTAGTTCGCTATAATCCAGTATATGATTTTGTATACACAAATGCTTATAACAAATATAGCTCTCTAAACACAAACGAAGAACATATTGAAGCGATGGCTAGAAGAATAGTTATTAAGAAATTTTTACAAAATTTATTCACACATTGGATTAAGTTAGAGGATTAATATGATAATTACTTTAGATAAGATTTTCAAGATAGATGTTGACTTTGAAAATGTTTATATCATTAGCAAAAGCATTAAAAACTTTAATAAAAAGGTATTGATAAATACATCAACACGTGTTTTTGATGGAGAAAAATATGATACCCTTTATATTATTGAACCAAAGGTCTCTTATTTAATACCTTTTGAAAAACAAAGTGAAAATAATGCAACGTATATTGTAGAAAACTTAATAGGAGAAACTGGAATAATTTTACAAATATTGAATGATTATATTTTACTATACAACACAAACGAAAATTTAGTATTTTTAAACAAAGGCATAGAAATTTGCAATATTAAAGAGGTATAAGAATGACAATTTTAGCTGAAAAAGAATTAAGAAAAATATATAAAGATTTTGATGATGAACAATTTACTCCAAATGGAGTTGATTTGCGTTTAAAAGCAGTTTATCTTCCTGAGAATATTAGCAGAGGGGTTTTTGGAATTACCAAAGGTCAAAAGATAATTCCGCAACTAATTGAGATTCCTGTTTTAGACGGCGCTTATATTCTTAATCCCGGCAAAAAGTATTTCATCAACTGTGGTCATATAGATATTCCAAAAGATTGTGCCCAATTTTATTATCCTAGAAGCACATTGATGAGAGCTGGACTCGAGCTATATTCTGCTGTTGGTGATGCTGGATATTCTGGTGATTTAATCTTTGCTGTAAAGGTGTCAGGAGTGGCATCTCTTGTAATTGAGAAAAATGAACGTATTGTTCAAGCCATTACACACAAATTAACATCTGAAACCGATGGCTATAACGGAGATTATCAGCATAACAAAATATATAAAGAAGATGAATCTGATTTAATTAACCCAGAATACGAAGAATAATTGGGTGATTAACATTTCTGAAAATTTGAATATTAAAAAAGGACGGTTTTTTAGTAAGTATCGTTTGCATTGTAATTATTGTGGCTGCGACCATTATGTGCCTTTTTTTCTTTTGAAAATAAGATTCTTGTTTACTGACGAGATATATCATACTTGTTCTTGTTGTCACAAGAAAAGTAATTATCGAATATTTTATCATATTGTTCACGATTCTACTGATAAAGAAGAAAGACTCTTTAACAGAGAAACAATGTGGGATATTCGTTTGCTAGGCAAATAATCGTAAACTATATATATGAGGATATTTATATATATATGTGTACGAAGTTTATAGTAGTACATAGGCAAATGGCCTTGTTAAATTTCTTTCAGATTTTTTCTAATTTCCATCTATTAGAAAAAGATTCATAACACACCATCCCACTAGTTTACGCTAGTGGGATTTTTTTTACTTGGTTGCTTAGTATAACGGTAGTACGGTTGGCTCCAGACCAACAAGTAGAGGTTCGACTCCTCTAGCTTCCATTCTGGGGTCTTTAAGACAACAGTCATGATGTATGAGACCATAGGGCTTAGCGGCTACTAAGTTTGGAGAGTATCCGGCTTAGACAACAGCATTATCATGTTGTTTCAATGGTCTCATTTTTTTTTGGAGCTATGATGTAATGGAGAGCATAAAGGTCTTCGGAGCCTTTTGTGGGGGTTCGAATCCCTCTAGCTCTGTTTGGCACAATGATTGAGTGGTCAAAAATGCAAGGTTTAGGACCTTGTGCTTAGTGCTTCGTCGGTTCAAATCCGACTTGTGCCATAATGCAAACATTTATATACTATAAAAAATATAATAGTATATGTAAGATACTGACAGCAAAAATTACTGAATAGAATTAATCTGCAAAATTAATATCCACAGTATCTTGGTGAGTAGAAAGGTGCAAGCAGCAATTAATATGCACAATGAGTAATAATGAATGAAGGGGCTACGAAATGTAGTCATTTTAGCACGCACCTTGAAACAAAATTAAAAAGTGCTTACAGCAAATAAATGATTGAATCGGAGAAATTCTAAAAAAAGCACTTTGTAGCATTTATAAAAAATTTTTTAGGAGGTTGTTAAATAATGTTACATTTAATCAAAGAAGAACTTGAAGAACAAGATAATTATTCTTTAACAGAGAATGGGGCAGTAGGATATAAATCCAGTAAATCTGCACTTGTTGACATAAACTATAAGGTTGCTAGTCTACGTAATAGCGATGAAGATGAAATCGTAGCATTATTTGACGAGGCCTTCAAGGAAAATAAGGAGTACGCTTTAAAATGGCTATTCTTTGCGAGAGATATTCGCGAAGGATTAGGTGAGCGTAGATTGTTTAGGATTTGCTATAAAAGATTATTTGAGCTAAACAATGTCTTATTCAGGCTAAACCTTCATAATATCGTAGAATACGGCCGTTGGGACGACCTTATATCTCTTCTGGGTATTAGCTATGATAGCGATAAATATATTATCAGCATTATTCGCAGCCAATTGGCAGAGGATATACACAATTACGAATCTAACAAGCCGATTTCTTTGCTTAGTAAATGGATGCCTTCTGAAAACGCAAGCAGCAGGCAAACCAAGGCTTTAGCAAGACAATTAATGAAGTTATTAAATATGTCTCCAAGACAATATCGTTTGATGTTATCAAAGCTTCGCTCTCATTCTAACGTAGTTGAAACACAAATGTGTAATAACAAGTGGGGTGAAATAGATTACGAAAAGGTTCCATCTTTGGCGAATTTAAAATACAAAGACGCCTTTATGAAACACGATATGGAAAGAAGATTAGATTACCTTTCTTCTGTTGCAAAAGGTGAAAGCAAACTTAATATGAAAGTTGCTACACCAGTTGATGTTGTTTCAAAATATCGTGCTAGCAGATGGAATATTGGAGATTTTGACCCTGCGCTTGAATTGGCTTGGAAGAATCTTAAAGATGTGTTGGTTGAGGATACTCTTGTTGTCGCAGACGGTAGCGGCTCAATGCTTACAGAAGTTAGTGGTAATACAAGAGCTCTTGATGTTGCTAATGCTCTTGCGATTTATACCTCAGAACATAATTCTGGAGTATACAAAAACAAGTATATTACATTTTCAAGCAAACCACAATTTGTAGATTTCTCAAATGCCAATAGTTTACATGAAAAACTCCAAATTGCTAAGAAACATAGCGAAGTGTCTAACACTAATATCGAGGCCGTTTTCAATCTTATACTCCAAACAGCCATTAAAAACAGTATTCCACAAAATGAGATGATAAAGAATATTCTCATTATTTCTGACATGGAGTTTGATGCGGCACAAAAAATGTGGCGAAATGATGACCCTGTCTTGACTCAACCATTGTTCGATTTAATTAAACGCAGATATTCTGACGCAGGATATGCGCTACCAAAATTAATTTTTTGGAATGTTAATTCAAGAACCCAAACAATTCCTTTGGTTGAAAATGAATTGGGTGTTGCGTTAGTTAGTGGTTTTAGTCAAAATGTTCTTAAGATGGTTATGACTAATAATCTTAACCCTTATGATATTTTAGTTGAGACTATTACCTCTCCACGTTATGATGCTATTGTATGTAAATAATTTTTCATATTTATGCATTTTTGTAATTTCTTTGTCTTTTTTAGTTAGGTTACTGCTAAGCCACTAGTAATGACCTATTTAAAGACAAAATATAAGCCAACTTATAATCATTATAGGTTGGCTTTTTTTTGGAGTTGTAGCTCAGGTTTGGGTTATCTGCCGGCAGATATATATAGGCCAGAGCGCTGCCGAAGGTAGAACGCGGAGGTTCAAATCCTCTCAACTCCATTTTTTCTCTAATAGTGAGAAAACTTTTGTATATTTTTTCTCTCGTATAGGAGTTTATACTTAATTCCTATACGATAAATATATTTTTATTACTCTTTTTTTTCATACACAATATTTATATAGTTGAATAAACAAATTATTTTATACGGAAAAACATATTTTTTTTAATATAACAAATAATTTGTGATAAAAATGACTGATAAAATAACAGTAATACATAGTGACGGAACAGCAGAACCTTTTAAGCCACGAAGAATTGGTCAAGCGATTGTCAATGAAACAGGTGTAGATGAAGAATTAGCATATAAAATTCAAAAAAGAATAGCTGATAAGTTTTATAAGCTAAAAAAGGATGGTTTGGGGGAAGTCTCTACACCCCAAATTCGTGCAGAGGTCTCATCTCAATTATTAAAAGAAGGAATTAGTGAAGAGCCATATGTCATCATTAAAGAATCTGATATTATGAATATATTAGAGGATTATGATAAAAACAATGCAAATCAAGTACGTACTGCAGGAGCATTAGAATATAGCTTATTTGAAATGATTGCAAAACGATATATGACAACACAATATTCTAATGAATGGCGTGAGGCACGTGAATACGGGCTTGTATACAATCATGATGCTGCACAAGAGCTTTATAAAGGCTTAAACTGTTTTACTCTCGACCCACGTTTTGTATTTAAAAAAGGTCTTCGTACCTATGGAGATAATCACGTTGGAGTTGTATCTAAACCACCTAAACATTTTGATACAGCATTAGAAATTTGTGAACAAACATTAGGACTCGCAACACCTTATATTGCGGGTGGCGTTTCCATTGCTTGTTTTAATTATATGTTAGCTCCATATATGGAAAATTTATCCTATGAAAGTGTTTATCAGAGTTTACAAGGGTTTATGTTTCAAATGAATCAAAGCCATAAAAATAGAGGGTCTCAATCAATGTTCTCCTCTATTACGTTAGATATGGTATGTCCTGAATTTTTAAAAAATCAAAAAGCTATTGGGCCGGGTGGAGTTGAACTAACAAAAACATACGCCGATTTTGATAAGGAAGCGCGTTTGATTTTAGATATTATCACCAACATCTCATTTAATGGTGATGGTGAAGGCAAACCTATATTTTTCCCAAATTTAATTTATAATATCGATAATGCTAATTTACGTGATTTTGAAAATGTATTTGACCTTAGTGCAAAATTTTCATTGCCGTATTTTTGTTCGGCTAAAAATAATAACGTAGATTATCAGTCAACACTTGGATGTCGTTCTGCTTTACCGAATAATTGGACTGGAGACCCTAATATAGATTGTATGGGTACTGGGAATTCCGTTTATACTACAATTAGTTTACCAGCTGTTGCATTAAAAGCAAAGGAAGATAATCGTGATTTTTATGATGTTCTTGAAGAAATGTTATATTTGGTACATGATTATAATTTAAATCGATTAGACTGGATTAAAAAATTATGGTATGATTATCATGTTGCTGATTTTATGATTCAAGAAGACGATAATGGGGTTCCAATGTATCGTTTGGAAGACGCCACTATTGTTGTGGGTTATTTAGGAATGTCTGAATGTTTAGAGATTCTCGGGTACGGTCCATTATCAAGAGAAAACAATGATAAATGTCAAGAAATAATGAAATTTATGAAAAAACACACAGATGAATGGAAGCAAAACGAAAATTTAAGATGGGGATTGTTTCAAACACCTTGTGAATCTGCAGCTGGAAAATTAGCGACTAAAATGGTAAATCGATTTGGATTTAAAAATTCATACGCAAAAGGAACATCAAATGCACCATATTATACAAATAGTAATCATATTGCTGTGGATAATTCAATTGATATTATTGAACGTATTAAATTAGAAGGAGCTAATCAACCATTAGGACCAGCTGGTAATATTATGAATCTGTATCTTGGTGAAAGCTATGCTCAGGCAAGTGCATTAGCAAGTTTATGTGAAAAAATCAGAGACTATACTGGAGCATATTTCTTTGCCTTTACTAGCGAATTTAGTTTATGTCCACAATGCTTTTCTACATTTAAAGGTAATATTTCCGAATGTCCGTTCTGCCATGTTGAAACAGATACATTTTCTCGTATTACAGGATATGTAACCAACACTAAAACATGGAATAAAGGTAAAATAAGTGAATTTAAAGAACGTAAACGATATTAATAATATTTTATATAAATGAGGTGTATATATGGTAAATGCAAACAAACAACACTTATATAGGTGAAAAAATGACTAAAAAATTAGATAAAAATTCAAAAACATATGAAAATTTACTCGCAGCATATGCTGGCGAGTCTCAAGCACGTGTAAAATACGAATACTATGCAAGTAGAGCAAAAAAAGATGGCTTTGTACAAATGTCAAACATATTTGATGAGACCTCTCGCAACGAAAAGGAACACGCAAAGATTTGGTTTAAATTATTGCATGATGGCGTTCCTGAGACAACAGAAAATTTAAAGGATGGCATTAAGGGAGAATTATATGAATATAATACAATGTATGCCGATTTTGCAAAAACAGCATACGAAGAGGGATATACTGAAATCGGAGATTTATTTACACAAGTTGGAGCTATCGAACAGCATCACGCAGAACGATATGCAAAGCTTTTGGCAAATATTGAAGAGGATGCTGTTTTCAAGAAAAATATCCTCACCAAATGGAAATGTGGTAATTGCGGCCATATTCACGTAGGAGAGGAAGCTCCAGATATTTGCCCTGTTTGTGACCATCCAAAAGCTTATTTTGAACTTTTAGATGAAAACTATTAATGCTGACTTATGTGAAGGTAATCTTACCAGTCAAAAGACTCGCCATTGGGCGAGTCTTTTTTAATATTAAAATAAAAACATAGATTTCTATGTTTTGAGTTTTTCAAAAAAAAATAAAATAGGAGGTGATATTACTATGGATATTAATAACTATATTATCATTATTATTTAAATATTATCTAACCATTATATCTTCTTCTTCGTTCATTTTTTCAGTCATTTCATCATCTAAATAATAAATTTCGACGCTTTGAATGAAGTTTTTGTTAATAACCTTAAGCTTTTCTCGTCCTTCAGAATCTGTTGCAACAAAGGTTAATAGGTCTTTATCTTCGTCAAGAATAAAACAAGCTCGAAATACAGCATCGGCAAGATAAATGTTTACACAAACATCTTCGACAGTCTTAAAGGTAGTATTATCGTCAAATTGTTTGTTGATACCTTTTAAAATCTTGTCTGAAAACATACTCATTTTTTATCCTCCAACAATGACAAAATTTTATCTAGTTTTTCATCTTGCTCTTTGATTTTGTTTTCAATTGTTGTGAAACGTTTATTAAATGTTTTGCGACTGTTTTGATTGTATTCGTGAATTTCATCCAAGTTTACTTGTTTTTCTAAATTAATGTCAATTTTTTGAGCAATATTAGAGATTTCAGGCGCAATGCCTTCAATCTCTGTAATTGTATTATTCAAGTCTTCTCTTGCTCTAATGTTCGCTACAGCGCTATGACTTTGTCCTTCGAATTCTTCTGCCATTTAAATCACCTTATTTATACTCGATTATAGCTCCTATCTTTCTGACTCCTACGGCTTCAACATCTGTATCGCTACCATCCGCAGCCTTTGAGTATATCTTCATTCTTACGTTTGGATGGAACATAGGAATATGTTCTGCTTCGTGCAATACCATATTCTTGATGAAGAAGTGCATACATGGAGCTGCTATGCCCTCAGATGGTGGAAGAACGTCTGTTTTCTTTGTTCCCCTAATGGTGTTCATATAGTCTTGGAACTTGTTTGTTGTATGGATAGATACACTCTTGATGTTTTTTTCTTCATTGATTTTCTTGTAAATTTGAGAGAAGTTTACTGTGTTTTTGATTACCCAATACATATCGACGGTAAATTCTGCTTCTGCACTTCTGTATGTGATAGTCTTGTCATTATGTTCGGTGTCAGATGTTGCTGTGATTTTTTGTGTGGTGTATCCCTTGAATCCAATTTTGACTTTATATTGGCTTGGGCTGTAGTCAAATTGAACACCGAATCGTTGAGCTTCTGAATCATACATCTCATCATTATGGTTTTCACCTGCAGTTGCAGAATAAGTGTTTGAATAGAGTGAGTCTCCAGTTTTCAAAAGGAATACCGGTTTGATTTTGGTGCTTCCTCCTGTTGCTGGATAAATTTCTGTTACAAGCTCTTTATTGCCTAACACTTCCTTGTTGCCATTCGCGGTAACTTTTTGTCGGTACAAATTCCATCCTAATTTATCTTGGTCAGCACTCAATGTTGTATTTGTTGGTTCAATAGTCATTTTATAGACTATTTCTGATTCGCCTGTCGGTAGTTTAATTTGTGGGTCATTTAAGGAGACGTCATATGTTCCTTCTGTAATTTTGTTGACTTCAGTTCCTCCTGAAAGTGTTTTGATTGTATTTGAATCCTCTGTTCTATTGAAGATTTGAGTGCTTTGTAATGATGGGTCATAATAGATTTGATTTAATGTAGGCATATTCAAAGTGAATACTGGACTGACACCGTTCTTTTCAGAACAAAGCTTGATAAGAAGAGAGTCTTTTGGCAAGTATGTATCACAAGCGAATTGTATAGCAAAGTTATTTGCGTCAGAAGTGATTGTCTCATTATTGATATATCCAATCATTTCACCATTAGCATCCAAGTTATTGTAGTATACTCGAGTTAAAGAGGAAATTTGGTCAGACGCATCCTTAAACAATGCTGTTTGATAATGTCCATTTTCCTTATTGAAACTATCATTTGCCATTGTTATGCTTTTTTCTGCGGAATAAATTGTACTATATCCTTGAATTACTCCTTTAATGTCTGTAATTTGGAGAGAGCTTGTTCCTAAAGCATTGAAGTTTAATTCATTTTTATCTGCGTCAGAAATCTTATCTTTATCTGTTAAAGCCACTAATCCAATTTCTTTTACATATTTGAAATTTTCATTTTGGTCATCAATCAGAATGGTAATATACTTACTATTTGATGTTTCATTCGTACTAAGTGCGGATGTGAACTTGCCAAGCTCGTATATTGTGAAACTTTGAACATTATGATATTGATGTCTTCTCCAGACTCCATTTTCATCTGGCTCGTAATAATAGTACTCCACATAAGTTACATCATTTACTACTCGTGTAACTTTTAAAACACTATTTTTATATCGCTCAAGTTCTTCAGAAACCAAAGTTTCTGGAGCCATATCTTCATATTCACGAATCTCTTTACCTTCAATGGTTTGTCCAATATCATAATTATTACTTGGAGCTTCCTCTTCGATAGCGGAACTGATGTATAATCCTATACCCGAAAGAGTTGCTTCTGTATCATCGGCATTTTCTGAATTGAAATTGTATCCAATTTTTAAAGCACTATAATTACTTAAATCAAGTGTCCTATCTCCCGGTAATGTATATTTCCAAATAAATGCGTTATCTTCTGCATACAAGTTTTCTTGTGATGTTGCAAATTGATTAAAGAATACTGTAATATAATTTTGATTTGTATCGATTGTAATTGGAGCATTATTATCAATTTGTGAACCCCCATCAATGATAATCTTTGATTCATCACGTTCCTCAACGAATGTTTTTGCGTCTTGTAACGTGATAAAGGCAACATCATCATCGTTGTATGCTTTATCGGTATCGATTTTGAACCTTAAATTATGTTCGTCATACTCAATATTGTTATCATAATTGGAATAATCTACACTTTCTTGAATAAAGTCTGCGAGTGTTAAATCGGCGTAGTAAAGTGTAAATACGTCATATTGATTGATATCTGGTGGACAAGCATCCGAATTTGTTGTGGTTACGCAGAAACCAGAGGAGTATACTCCGCCATTATTCTTTGGACATTCGCTTTCTGAATTAACTGGATTGATTGTCATTCTTTTATCAGACGCAGCAATGTCAATTAATGCACTTGTATTTCCTTCGTTTTCTGCGAAGATACGAATCCATTCGTAATTGGAGAATTTGTTGCAAGTGTTGAGATTGTCGTCTCCAATGTATTTTCTTAGGATATCTCCGGGATAGAATGTTTTGGTTGTAAGAACATTTTTATCTTGAAGCTCGTTATTTTGTAGCCCCGTTCCTACACGAGGTTTTTGTTTTGTAATCGTAAAGTTAATGGCGTATTTTTTATCTTCATCATAAGTGATTTGAGGTGTATGCTTCCCATCTCCTTTAAGAATAGCTCGCCATTTGAATGAGCTTGTTCCTCCTGTAATGGTTGTTGGCTTTTCGTTGGTTAACGTTTTCCAACCGTTTCCAACGTTTGCTTGAAGCTCTATGCTACATCCCGTTGGGATTACAGAATTCATATGTGGAGTTATTGAAGCAATAGGTTCGCTATTTTCCCATACGACCTCTCCAGATTCAATACGGCCTTCTTTGTAAAATTCATTTACATATGCTTTTATCGTAGCATTATTTTTTCCTTGTGAAGAAGTATACCATACTTCTCTGTATCTTGTTTTAAGTCTGAAGTGAGCACAATCAGCTGAACCGTGATATCTAATTAAGAAATCTGTGGAGTCTTTTGGCTTGTAAGTTTCGACGTAAACAGAGCCCTCACCGGATTTTGGAACAATCTGTACTAAAATGATATATTGGTGCTTTCTCATTTTTAAGCCATCTTTTATCTCTATTTTAAATGGCTCATCAAGAATTTGATATCCGTCTTTTGTTTTTGCGTTTTTAAGACTGAATTTTTTTGAACTGTAAACAAGTTTTTCTAACCATACTGTATTGTGTTTGTTGTTAGGGCCTTGTCGTTCCCATATATGGAATTGAACGGTTTCTACGTTTTTAAATTTAGTGACTGGAACCGCTAATTCCTTTAATGTGATTTTTTCTGGTAAATATAATGTCATGGCAGGATATTCACTACTGCGTACGTGAACTCCATTCACACCCTTTTTCATTGTGAATACGTGAGTTTTTGGCTTGATGTCTGCTGTTTCTGGTCTATTGCCAGCTTTATCATCCCAAGGATTCAATTCAGTTTCTTTTGCTTCTTTAGATGTTAATCCAACTCCGTATACAGATGTTGCCTTATCAACCTTTTTAGGTTGTTCTACCTTATATTCTTCTAATTCGGCTACGCCCTTATTTCTATCAATAGTGACATTTTCTGTTGATACGATAGTTTGAGCTAATTTAATGCCTGTTTTATTTTCGGTTGTTGGGGTTTCTTTTAGTGTAACTGGAATTTGTTCTGTTTCTGCATCAATACTTTTTATAACAAAATTACCATATTTGTCGGTTGCAATAAAGTATTTTGACCAATCAATTGCTTTTTTATTGGCTGATATGGTAAGTTGAGGATTTGCTTGTGCATTTAATGATGATACCTGCAATCCTCCATCATCTGCTGTTGATGCCTCATCTATGATATCAGAACCCGTAAGGTTATATTTTAAACGGCTTGGCATTGCCACATCTCTATGATAAGCCATTTCTTTTTCTAATCTTCTTAACCTTTCGTGGTGGCTACGTTGTCTGATTGGCATACCGAACTCGTGTTCGCCGAATCCATCCTTTTTCAACAAGTCTTCAATTAATGTATCATCTTGGACGATTTTCGGTTGTTTTGTATCAGCATTGTAGGTGTATATAATTGCTATAACTAAGTCACCATTTGGGAATTCATCAAAGATTGCGTTTGATTCGTCTCCCCAATAAGCATGTGATGTATAACTCTTTAGCTGACCCCAAGCATCCATACAAATATATGATTTTGTATTTCCTCCAGCACTTGCTCCATCGACAGTTACGTGAGTATCGTTACAAATGACTGGTTCTCCATGTACAACAGCTACTCCTCCGTTACAGAGATACGTTGGAGCATTGGAATATATGCTTTTAAAGAATAAGTCGTAATCAGTTGATTCGTAATTACGACCATCATCTGCTGTTCTTTCTAATAATTGACCGTAATTTCCTTGAGAGTCTGCGCAAATCATAAAGGTGTTTTCATCAATAAGTTCAACTTCTTCTGCTGTTGTAACAACTTCTGTTGCTTTATGAATTGCCTTTACGACAAGATATAATACTGTTGAACCTATAGATTGATTGTTTGGATTATTTGGCCTTGCATATTCTTTTTCAAGATGGCTTTCAATGCCCGGCTTCATAATAAAATCTGCATCTGGTTTTTCCAATTCCTCTGCGGTTCGGCCGTGTTGTGTTGAGAAATGGTCTAAACCGAAAATGATTTCAAATTCTGAATTTTGCGTTTTTGCTGGAACAGTAACTGTTTGTTTAGCTATCTTGTTGTCTTCTGACCATAATTCAAAGCTTACATCTTGAGGTTGTGAGTATAAGTTTCTTAATTTGACGATAACAGAATACAATGATGTTTTTGATGTTTTTATCGCTTGCTTATATCCGAAATTATCAATATCTAACCATATTTCATTAGATTCATTAACGGCATTCATATTGTCCATATATCGACCTAGTCTTTTTGGAGCTGGGCTAATAAGGAAATCATTTTCTCTACTGCCCAAGATGAATGCTGTATGGTCGTATTGGTCTTCAATCAATGACCGGATAGCCTCATCAATATTTGTTTGAATTTGGTGAATATCTTCGGACCTTGCTATTTTTCCGGGAAACAAAGTTCCTTCGTGTCGTTCGTAATAAGGCATTTCATCACCTAAATTCCTAAGTCAATTGTAAAGCTAATTTCAAGATTTTCGTTTTTGGTGAAAGTTGGGAATGTGGATGCGCAATAAAATGTTGTATTCAAATCATCGGGATTGATACTATTGCAAATAGCAAATTGATTAATTGGTTGATTATTTATGATATTTGATGTTGTCAATGTTGCTGTAAAAGTACAGACAGTTCTTCCTGTATCATAATCTTCGGATTCTTTTACAAATTGTAAAGGAACCCTCATATATGTTCCATCGTCATTTTTGCTAATTTCAACAAACCCATTTTCAGACTGAGATTGTGAGGAAGTTGGGTTTTCAAAACCGTTATCTTCTTCCTTGTATCCGACAGCGAGATATCCGAAATTATCTGAATTAAAGAGGGTTTTCAACCCCTCTGTTTTACCTTTTAAAAAAATTATTTGTTGTTTTTTAGTCATTTTATTCCTCATCCTCTTCTTGCTTTATAATTTTAACTTCATCTGTTTCTTTATTTGTTATTTTGATTTCTGTTGCTTGCATATCAACTTGTGATAAAAACATAAAACATACTCCTGCATTATATATTAATATTGTATATAGTATTTATATAAACATTGACTCAAGGTTCATCTGGAATATCTTCTTCGTCAGATACATCACTTGGTTGCGCTTCTTCGTCATCATCTGTTGATTCCTCGTTAACGAAAGGACACCCTTCGAAAAGTGATTGTGTGAGGTCTTGAATATATCCATCATATATTTGAATTTCAGTTATTAAATTGATATCTTTTGTATAATCATTTTCAATAGTGAACCGATACGGAACGTTATTGAATGCATAGTTATTTTGTTTTGAGTATAGTCTGAAATATAAACTTGCGTGCTGATTAATCAAATCACCATTATGAACGCTTAATAATTTAAAATCGCCAATTTGATAATTATTATAAAGGAATCTTCTAGCTCCTTGTTTTGCTTTATTCAACGGCTCAATACTAAACCAGTATGTGTTTCCAACGATAAGATTGTTTACATAAATGTTGTATTTATAAGCCTCGTCATCAGAAAGCTTTATTTTAGACATATCAATAATCGCTTCTTTTAAAACATTATTAGGAAGATTTTCATAATTATCTAATATTGCAATCTTCAAATATCTATCTGGAGAACCCGTTTTTCCATTTGGTCTTAATTCGATACTTGTAATATTATCTTCTTCTGCGGTAAATGCTTGGTAAATGCGATTATCTAATTCAAAGCCAGCGTCATATTCTCCATTTGGTTTTGTTGTCGTATAATTATCTTGTCTCATATCAGAGACTTTTTCATCAAAAACATTTCCTCTGAACAAGCCATTTACTTCTGTTGCAGATATCGCATTAAAGTCTTTTGATGTTTCTATAATATTTGTAAATGCTTTTTCGTGATATACAATATTGATAACAACACTATAAAGCTTAAGATAGTTTTGTATTTCATCAAAGCTTAATTTTACGGTTAAACCATTAATTACGTTATCTCCGTCAATATTTTCGCATAATACACAAGAATATTTATTTAAGCCGTCAATGGTTAATGGTTCGACATCGGTACTTTCTCTTTCGATATTTTGAGCCTCAGTAAAGATAATTTCGGCTTTAACATTATAAAGATTAAGACTACGAACATTATTAAACTTAAATCGAAGACTTAAATCGCTAATATCGTATTTTGCATCAAAATTAATTGGAATTTTTTGATAGAAGTATCCAGCATTTATTGTTGTTTTTGTAGAGTCTCCCACTCCATCATAATAAACTAATTGAGATTCAATCTCAACATCATTGGAGTCATTATATCCTTCTAAAATAAGATATACTGATTTTGTTTCTGATGTTCGTAAATTTTCTGTTTTCTTAAAGCTAACTTCATTCCAAAAATTATTGGTGATATGCATCGGATTGTCTTCAGATATGTCAGTATTAATTTCGCTATTTTGTCGATTATTTGCATCAATTAATGCTTTGTAGTACTCGATTTGTTTCTCGTTATCCTTTTCGATATAATATGCTAATTGTTGATATAGATATTTTTGATTGTTTTTGATATAAATCTCGTAGGACTTGATATCAAAAATACTTGAAATTAAATTGTCTTGATTGACAATGTTTGTATTTGTCTGATATGACGGATATATAAGCATTTTCTCTCTGGAATCTGCGTATACTGTCATAAAAATTTTGTCAATAACACTATTTCTTGGAATATTCAATTCTGTCAAGAATAATTCGATATCATTAATTTGAACTTTCTCATTAGCATTATTTTCAAATAATGCGAAGCTTGTTTCGTCTTTGTTTACCCTATATAGATTTGTCCAAGAGGCGATATTTTGTCGTGGCACTTCTTTTATTTGATAATTATCTGTACTAATAATGCTTGAGTATGGTTTATTTGATAGATACCAGCTCGGATATTGGAGCTCATCATCTCTAATGGTTGGAAGCGATGCTCTTCCAAAGAATAGATTTCCTTTTGTATTGAACTCAAATCTTTCAGATAAGGTTAAGTCATTTGTAAGGGCAACGCGAACAGGATATCCATTGTCTCTCAATAAACTGGTGGTGAATGCAGTCATAAAGTTTATCTTGTCTTCTGACTTATAATATATTTTAATCAAATCTGTGCTTAAGGAAATGCTATTTATTTCACATAAGATATAATCAAATTTAGTAACAATCTCTTTAACAATAATCTCTGATTTTTTACGTGTTTTATAACTGATTTGGTATACGTCATCATATAATAATTTATAAGAAATAATGAAATCTTGAGTTCTTGTAACATTTGACAAGACTAAATTAACATTCACGTGTTGTGGTAACGCTTGTTTTGATAATTTGATGACAGATGGTTCTGGTCTATTTTTTGCATTGATGTCGTCGAAATCGATGTTAACACTTGTTTCGTCATCATAATAATCTAATGTCTTATATTTTAACGGAATGACGATATTTTTTGCTTCAAAGTTATAGTTATTATCAATATAATAATCTTTTACGTAAAAACTAATATCCTCTGGATTTTTCATTACTAATTCGTTAATTGAATTATTGTTGAGAACTCGGCCGTCAAAGCTCTTTTGAGAATTACAAGATATATCGAATTCTTCAGTCATATTTAAAATATTGTATTGGTCATCTGGATTTTGTTGAGAACCAACAACAATAAGAAATTCCTCTGGTAAGGATATAATATTGTCAAGTATATCTTGTAAATAAATTTTTTGCTCTTGATAGGTTTCTATTTCCTCTTCGTCCTCATCTATAATATTTAAGTCTGGATTTAAGTAAATTCCATCAATCTTCATATTGTCGTCATTGATAAGAGCGAATAAATTTTCTGCTGTACTACGAATAGTTGGGATTCCCAATCCTTGTAGTTTTTCTGCTAATCCAAGAGAATAAATATGAACAAATACTTCATTATTGTCTATAAAATACTTGATTTTTTGCATAAAATTTTCAAAAATGCTTGGCTTTGGGGCATAGCTGAAAAAGCTAGCAAGTGATGATGGAAAGCTAATTTTATCGGCTTGCAATCCATATTCAAGTAATTCTATAGGACCATTTTCAAGCTGTTGATATCTTCTTTGCCTAATATGGTAATCTATAAACGTATCATCTTCTCCCAAATCAATGTTGATATATGGTGCAATGTTTGGAATGGCTGAAAAGGTCATTGTATGCATAAATTCATTGTTTACAACAAAACGAGGGTATCCTTTAAGCCCATAGGGTTTTACTAATTCTATAACTGCTTGAATTTGGTCTATATCAGGAATATAAAAGTTTGCAGGAATATCACGCAATGGAATTTCTACATAGAAAATTCCCGGTAACCAATCTCGTTTTTTGATTTCATATATGATGTCTTCTATGAAATGCAATGAATTAAAGGTATTAAGGTTGTTTACATAAAACTCTGCATCTTCTTTTTTTGTAAAGATAGCTTTTTCTATTGTATAAATCCTTTTTTCATTTTCTATTTTTGACTCATATACATAGTATCCTGTACCGCACCAAGGCTTTTGGTTCCATTTGTCGTTTTCTCGTTTTGGATAGACAATCGGTTCATCATCTCTTCTCGCCCAGCGAAACAAATCATCATTTATTGAATAGACATTAGGAATAACGCCCAAAAGCTTATAAAATTCAGATTTTAATAGACCAAAACGATGTATAAAACCATTTGGAAAGATTTGTTGAAGGTCTGTAAACATTTCATTGTTTCCAGCTCGTAAATAGTCTATTTCTACAAGATTAGACTCTTTATTGATTTTTTGTATAAGATTTAATAAGCTTTGGCCGACAAAACCTTCTTCTAAATTAGACTCCCAATTTTCTCTTCCTAAGTACATCGATGGCATATCATCGGTGTTTGTGAGAAAGGCGTCCTGAGCATATAAATCCAATTCTAAGGTATCCATTTCGAAAGGTTGATTGTATGCCTCAAATGGTTTTGTTTGAATCTTGGTTAATTGTGTTACATTTTCATTGAAGTCGGATGCTCTTTGCATATATGCATTTTCGTACGGTGAAAAGTTGTAAAACGCTATTCGATGCAAGATGTTTTTATTATCATTTTCGAACCCACATTTTATCATTAATGATTTTGTTGCGATTTCCGTTTCGTCTCCCATTGCGATGAAATTAACGTAATAGTATCCTTCTTGCATTATTAAACAATCATTAATGTTTAGCAATACTGATTGTCCAGATTTAAGGGTAGGAATCTCATATGTTGTTGTATCTCCTTTCTCTTCGATGACAACTTCTTTAGGATTTGTAATATATATTTTAAGATTTTTAATTTCTTGACCTGAAATATTCTTCACATATACTTGATAATCATATGTTGAATTAGGCCAAACTAAATCTTTTGATTGTACAACGTGCAAGAATAGCTTTTTCTTTTGATTTATAATCGTTGATTTTAAATCTATTATATTTGTTTTAGGGGTCTCTTCATTGCTCATTATTTTCACCGCTTACGTTTATTTTCATCATATTAGAAGATTCCTGCGTTTTATTTGTTTCTGGAATGAAAACTCTAATCATATATTCACCCGGAACTGTTACAGCAAAGTTGATGATATAATCATTATCTGAATATAAGACATTATTAATCTCTTGATTTTCAACAATGAATTTGATATTGAGGTCTTGACTAAAGTATTTATCTTGTCCATTGTTGTAGAATACAGATGCGGCAATTTGAATATTTTGATTAACGACAAATTGCTCTTGTTCAGAATGTAGTTCTACAACTGTGTCATATTTATAAACATTATCATAGGTGAGAGTGTTAGATATGCTTGGCTCATATGTGGTTGATATCATTTTTCCTCCATCATATTTTGCTGTTATGCTCGTAGGAGATTCCGATATGAGTCTCGCGTGTCCAATTGCGTAATGTTGCCCCTCAAATGTTAATATTTCTGCTTGTGCTTGAGTCTTGTGATGTGCATTTTGAATATCTTCATTTTCTATGTCAAAGTATATTTGTCCGAATACATCTTTGACTGGTTGGTCATTTTCATCTATTTGCTTGAGGAATGCGTGATATTCTACCGTGTCTCCAACATAATACTTATCTTTCTCATTAGCTTTTTCCAAAGTTAATTGTGTAGTAACTGTTTTTGCAACATCTTCTTGAAGATAATCAAATCCGCAGACATATATTGTATTGTCTCCTATTTCTTCTCCCTCTAATAATATGTTGCATATTTGAGTTTCATAGCTATTCATATCGCCGATTTGCCAATAAATGATGTCGGAGCTTTGGTCGTATGAATACTTTTCCTTATCAATATCAACGGCGCTTAACGCTAAATAATCTCCTAATCGTTTTTTGTCAGGATTTGGACCAATCAGCGCTTTGATAAGAACATTTTTGTTTGGCTTGTAGCCGTTTATTGCATTGATTGTTAAGACATTGACATTGTGTTTTTCAATAATTCTTTTTTGAAGTCTTGCTAAAACTCGAAGGTCCGTTTCAACGCCACAATAGATTAATTGCTCTATCTGATTAGGAATGACATTATCGGAGGTTGTTTTGAAAATTGTTTTAAATCCTTCGGTATTATGCTCAGAACAGGTAGTATAGAATATATGAATTCTTTGGCAGCATTGTTTGATTTGGTGATGAATATCTATTGTGTTAATAAATTTTTCATCTTGTCCTGTCAACTGAACAACAATGTTTACGGTTTCTCCTCTTCGATATAATCCATAATCATTAATAAATGATAAACGTGACTCTTTCTTGTTTGTATCATCAGATAATGTTGTGTTAGCATTTGAATTTGTTTTTCCATAAGTCAAATCGCCATTATAAGCTATATATCCATTATTTAACATTTGTTGAATATTGAAATTTTGTTCAGAAGCAAAAGAGATTTTAAAGAATCCGTCTAAATCTAGTTTCTCCTCTCCATACAACAATGTTTTGTTTGTTGTTGTAGTATTTGATTGAGAAATCTTGTCCTCGTTTTCACTAATAACAATATATGGATAATTATATTTAACTATTTGATTGTTTATTCCTCTTTGAGAGTCTTTTTCTCGTAATTGACCGACTATTGAAAATTCATTAACATTTAGTCTGCTTATAGCAGAGTAGTCATCTTTTCTTACGAATATGTCTTGATTATCTTGCTGATAAACAATTCCCCAAATATCGATTTCTGTCTGTATTGATTGATAATGTTCTTCATTTCCTAATAAAGCTGATTTTCTAAATGAATCGCCCTTATAGAAGATATCAATCGTTTTTAAAATATCAGTTAAATAATATTTTTCTTTTGTATCGACTGTTGGACCCGAATCTTCATCGTCGTTATCTTGATAATAATCTGGAATTGTATATTCAAATTTAGCAATTCCGTTTTTGTTTGTGGTTGCTCTTATGAATTGAACTTGGCTATTTCTGTCAAGATAACGCAAGAACACGTTTTGTCCCGGCAATCCATTTTCCACTTGCGTAAATCCTCTGTTGAAATTGATTGTGCCTATGAAATTTCCATTGCCGTCAGACATTGTCTCTTGAATAAAGCCATCGCCTAAATCAATATTTTGTTTTTCTCCATCGCCTATTTGATATCCCGTTGGGATTAGCCGAGCATCATTGACAATTTCCGTATCAACAAAGATATCTGCACCGTTCTCGTCGCAGTCTTCCTCTGAAATGTTGATTGTGTATTTTATATCCAAGTCATCAGGATTTTCGATATCATTTCTATCAAGGTCATCTCCAGTAATTGATAATTCTGTTGATAGCAAGTCAATTGTTTTTAATGAGATACACATACATCCTCGTGTTTCTTGTTTTAATGTATGAGATGCAAAAAGGTTTATATCTCCGTAATTGTCTTTATGATAAAACTCTTCATTGGAATATATTCCATTTGTTCTGTCATCTAAATCAACGAAATCATTTGGTTCCCCTAATATTAAAAAGTTCATATAGATTTCTTTTTCATATGAATATGAGAAAGGAATCTTGAGTTCGATAATATTGTTTTCTTCAGAGCTTGACTTGATTTCCTTGATACACAAAACTACATTTTCTGTTCCTTCGTTGATTAAGTCTTTGTTTTGAATATTATAGATTTCTACTATGTCTTTAAATGCTGGATTTAGAATGTTAAAATTCTTGACAAAATTTTGTAACATACCTGTTTGCCATTCCATAACTAATGGATTATATTCTTCTCCGTCATCTATGTCTGATTCAATTAAAGGATTGAGTTCTATACACAAATTATGAATTTTATGCTGGCTCACATTCTTGATGGCTAAAATACCATATCCTAATTCTCCTAATGCACAGCGTCCATCTTTTCCGAACAAGACAAAATCAGACATTGAGTCTCTCATTTCAACATCTACATATGTAACTGGCTTTTTCTGATTATCTCCTCTTCTAATGACTATTGATTCATATTTGACGTCTGTATCTTCGCCTCGAATTAAAAGATTGTCATAAGATTGGCTATGTGGTGGAGTAATAACATATTCTCCAAAGGTTTTGTCTACATCTCCGCATCCATTATTATAAGAATATTTTAATTCAAAAATACCCGCTTCTTGCATATTGATAGTGTGTTCATATGAGGTTTCAGGATAAAATGGTATTTCTTGTGGGGGAACTTCTTTATTTGCTGTATCAATGATTGTTACGTAAATAGGCTTTTCTATAAATTCTTCTTGTTCAGCATCAAACATTTCTAATAAGCTATTATCAACTCGCTTTATGCTAACGGTAATTTCTTGTGTTTTATCTTGAATATATTCTCCTTTTAAATCAGATTCAAATATGATTTGAGGAGCCTTAATATAAATGCGAAATGTTTTATGAAAGACATCGTCAATATGTACATTAAGGTCGTGATATCCACAAGATAGCTTATTTATCTCTCTTAAAAAGTCTGCTTGATTAATATTGTTGTTTTCCCACTCAATTAATTTCTTTTTGTCTCCATCGACATAAATCGCTATATTATTCCAACAAGTTCCTGATATGGAAACAAAATTTTGATTATTATATTTTTGGTTTTTTGTGTATTCTGTATGAATTTGTACCGTTGGTTTTGTATATGCTTTTGCAGTATATTTTCTTGTTATTTGTTTTTTCTTATTTGAATCAAGTGTGTATGTTATTGATTTCGTTCCAATGACTCCAGATGTGTCTTGATACGTATATACAATTTTGTTCTCTGATGCTTGATTTTTCTTTGAATATATTACTCCTTTTGGAACAGTTACAATAATATCAGATGCTGTTGTATTTTCATATGTAAGAGTATGAACAATTGTATCTCGACAATTTTGGTCTCCAGCCGTGTTTTTAGGATTTCTTGGGTCAGTTATTAAAGTGCTCTTTGATGATGTTACTGATATTGATTGAATTTTTGGCTCTTCTAAAAATTCATATGTCATATCAACCTTGAGGTCTTTTGCATAAATGATGGCTGGATTCGTTGCTTTTGTATAATATTTTCCTGCTCCATTTGCAGAATAATTGATTTCAATTCTAAGGTCGTCTTTTGATGGGTCAAAAGGTGTTATATCTTTAGTAAAAGCAACGCTTACCGTGGAATCTTTTGCCAAAGGAACAGCTTTGTTGTGACGAATGGTCTGTATTTTATCTGAATTTTTGTATAAAATAATGTCTACATAAGGAAAATATCCAGTCCAATTTTTCTTTTCGGACCCAGAGCCCACTCCAACATCCACACCGGTTGCGTGATGCTTGTAAGAGATTTTCACATCAGATATTTTAATTTTTTTTGTAATGTTCTTTTGTGAAAAATTAAACTTGCTTAATATCAATGGAGCTGGCCTATTGAATGTTCCGCAGCATCCAGCAAGTGGACAAGTGTTTCTATATCCTTTAATCCATCGCACAGTTTTAAGATTACACAAATATGTTGATTTTCGGCCACATTGTATTCCTTTTCCTTTGATAAAATTATTTAATGTTCCAATTTCCCACGGATGATATGATGGGTTTGCGTCACCATCTCTGCAAATGCTTGGGGATTTTATGTTTTTCCCTTTTGAGTTTTGTATCCTTTTTCCTGCAAGTGGCTGTGTAATTTTTGTTGCTTGTATGCTTGTTTTAGACATTTACTTAACACCTCTATTCTTCTTCCCATTCCGTGAATATGTAATTATAATGTCCATTTGTCGTTAATTCATTAACTCTATTAATAGAATCATTTTCGCCTCGATAATTGTATTTTTCGATATATATATTATCATTTGAATATTTAACTGTTGTTTCATAAATCTGATTCGGCTCTGTAAGTTCTGTTGCAAACTTGTTGTTTGATGGTGTATATGTAAAATACTCATCTTGTTGAATATTGTTTTGACTTGGGTCTCTCTCAACACTCGTTACGGTTTTATATACATCGTCATTGGTGTTGATAAGGGTTCTTTGGTCTTCATATTCCTTGTCCGTATCATCTGTTCCATCTCTTTGTTTATATCCTCTAATGGATGTATCAATAATTCCAATTTGATTTTTATCTATACCATGTTCGTCTGTATATTGATAAAAGGCATCTATTTCAATGGAAGGGATTTTTCGAAGATGTTGTGGCAACGGTATAAGATATCGACCAACTTCATTGTCTGCTACAATGCTAATCTCGTCCATATCTTTGTCTTCTTGACTGACCTTTGCTATCCAAGACGTCGGATTTTTCTTTACATAGTCAATGATATTTTCTGTGTGAAAAAGGACAACATCATCGCTTGCATCATAATAATTTGTAAGCAAATGCATAGAGATTATTCTATAAAAGCGAGGCATTTCGAGATAAAACACTCCATTGTAGTATTCTGATGGGATAATGATATCTGTAATAGGAGAATCTGTTTTTGAATCAAATGGGGTGAATATAATATTCGTAAAGTCAGAATTTGAGGTATACTTTTGATATACTGATAGTGGTGACCAGTTATTGGCTCCATATCCATCTTGGCGAAGTAATTCTTCTATATCTTTATTTAGAATTTTGATATTGACTGTATCATTTACAACAATATTGTCCTCCTCGTCGTTTCTATGCTCATTATCATATTCCTCTTGCTCTAAACTCCATAGCTCAATGTTAACAAAAGGATGATATTGCTGTAACGCTAATTGTTTTAAATCGCTAGTTAACGCTATTTTCGTCATATACATATACCTCTTCTATTATTATTTTATCTCCAGAAACAAATAAGATATCATATCTTCCAGATTTGAAATTAGAATCATTTTTAGCTGCTTTAACCTGTATTGTCTTTGTCCACTCTTCATCAATATTCAATATGTTAAATTCTCGATTATCTGTAATATAATTAAGTGTAGATAAATTACCCAATTTAAAGTCATCAATTGTTTTTTCGCTATCTGCAAAACATAGCTCTGAAGGAAGGATAATAAAGCTATTATAATCAATGACCTTCATCTCTCCATTGTTTTTGAATGTAACGTTGACGTCTATAACGGATGATTCCTCCTCTCCATATGTAATGATTTTATTTGGAATATCCACATTCATTTTGATGTCTTCCTTAATCACATCAAAATAAACAGTAAGCTGAATATTGAATAATTTAATAATCAAGTCAAGATAATCACTTGTATTAGAAAATCCTATGTCAAATCTAATTTGATTTGCTTGATATAATCCATTTTCATAAACTCCCTTTTCAATGGAATCCTTATCAATGATTTCATCCAATCCAAAAATTGATTCTGAATCGCCTAACACATATGACGCGTTGTCTGGGCTCCAATGGTCAAAGTAGCTTGACAATGGCACGCTTACTTTTTGCCAGTAGTGATTTCCTGTGCCATCCTCTAACGTTTTCTTTGTGTATCTTAAAAAACTCCTATCATCAATATAAATATTATCGGCGTGAGTATTTGAAACACCCTTAAATTTAAGTTCCATACCTCTGACCTTGCAATTTTCTGGCAAGCTCTCTAAATCAAAACACAATGTCAATATGCTTGATTGATATGATTTTTCTGTTATATTTTCCTCATTTCGATTTTTTAATGTGGTGATACTAAATGATTTTGAGTCATATCGTAAGTTGTCAGGGTTTTCCCATGTGCCGTTCTCTTCTTGTCGCACACATAAAGGCAAGTATGTTGTTTTTGAATTTAAAGCATCAGTTGGCAATATGGTTTCTGTATACATATATAAATTCTCTATGTAAGGGTCTTTGCATTTTACTAATGCTATATCATTGCCCTCCGTATCCATAATGCTAATGTAATCTTGCCAATCCTCATTGTATTTGTATTCGTTGATTATTCTCTGTTCGTAAGGATAATCTTGTTCAATTGGGTAAGCATAATATTTAGGGAAACAATATCTTTCTTCATCTTCAAGAATATCCGTTTTGTATTCCCGTCGTGGCATATGAAAGATTTCTCCCCAATAATCTAAATTATCATTCAATGTGAATATTCCATCAACTGAATCAACTTTACTCGCTGGGAATCCAACATACATAGGAGCTGGAAGTCCATATAGCTTAATTTCTATATAAAAGATTTCACAATCATACTGCTTTGTCACTCGGTCATATATGATTCTATCGTTATATGCGTATGTTTTTTCCCAAAGATACACCCATTGGTGTTTATTATTAAATTGGTGGCACATATAACCATATAATCTTACGTATTCTATTGGAAATGCGCTTAATGTGTGAATACGAATATTTTGTTCTGTTACATAAACGGGATTCAAAAGCTCTATGTATAGGTCACAATATGCAGATTCACCATTTGGCAAGTAGATTTCAACTTCACAGACCTCATTGATATCCAATGGGTCATCAATTAAGCTTGGGTCTTCTCGTGGGCTTCTTTTTATGATATCCAATGAGCCTTCAATTTGGTCGACTTTTGGTTCGATATCATTTATCAAAATAGACTGTTCTCTTGTATTGATTTCGATAACTGTTTTAGAATCAATATTTTTAATTTTAAGTGTTTGCCCAGCATTCTTGACTATAAGTTCCTCGATTTTGGTAAACTCTGTGACATCAGAAAAAGACATTGAACTCAAATCTATGACAATATATGCGTGTACATCTCTTTTTGTCAAAGGTAATTGAGCTACAATGTGATTATTAGGGGATAATTGTAATGTTTGATTGGAATTGGCATTCTCTTCATTATTTGCTAATCTTAAATCGAAGTCTTCAAACCCGTATTCCCAATTATATTCTTCGGGAAGGGTTTTCCAAACCATAAATGGTTGTAATACAGTTATCTTTTCCATAAAGCGTTGTACTGTATCTCTCATTAATATTGCTGAAAATCGTTCAATAGGGGTTAAGAAAACGTCTTGATTCCAATACTCTGGCAGTCTTTTATTAATTTCGTAATTATAATTGTCAAAACGTCCCATTTTTTCACCTCATTATAATAAAACGGGAAATCTTATTTCTCCATATACGCTGTCAACTGTTAATATGAAACCCATTGTAAATCTACCATATGGGTCTTGCTCTTGTGTATCCTTTCTTGGATTAAATGCTTGTACGTCTATTTTTCGGACTTTTCCTTGTAACTGTGGGATACAATCGTTGATATATTTTTTTGCTAATTCTACTGTATGATAAGTGATTTGCTGTCCTCGAAGAGTCAAGAAATCGGTTCCGAATCGCTCCATTCCAACACCATCTATAACACCAGTTGGGGTTCTCAAAAGATTCTCTATACCTTGCTTTAGGGCTTCTCTGTTATTTAATATGGTGATGTCATCGTCTTCTATTACGGTATTATCATAGAAGTCTAATGCTCCTTGAACAAATAATACATCTTCTTGGTCGACTAATAAATCTTGTATTTCTGCTCTTTCAACCATATATTATCCCTCATAATCCTCTTCGGTTTCGTAATCTATATCAATTGTAAGCTTATTTGCATATAGTTTTTCCCACGGTTTCACGATAATTTGTTTTGTTTTGAAATCGTGTTCATATTTTTCCTCATTTTCAATGCTCATATCGATTTCGTAAATCTCGTAATTTTCCGCTACGATATAATTGAGAACAAACGCTTGTAATCGTTTTAGACTAAGAGGCATTCCTACCCAGACATCTTGGGAGAAATATAGCTCTATCGCTGATTTAATTGATGCATTTATTGCGTCAATAGAGTATTCGTCATAAATTCTTGAACCTGTAATCCATACCTTGATATCAAAATTCATATATTTGGGTTCTACTCTACAATAATGATACATAATTCCTTGAGGACGTGACACTTCGATTCTATTTATAACATCTTGAAACATAGAATCACTATCGCACTCTAAAGCAAGCAATAATGAACCATATCCATCATAAAACTCTGTTAATCTAAAGCCGTCAACGGGGATGCCAGCATCTGCTAATAATCCTTGCAATTGTGCTTTAGCACCCTCTCTCGCATACCTAAATGACAATATTCTTTGCCTTGAATCAAAGCTTGTCTCTTCATCAGCTCCTCCGTACGCCGGCTCTTCATTTGTAACACTAATATTTGCAAATTCTGAATCAACAAAATAAGTTAGTGTATTTGCATTAACATTGTTTATTGCGCCTAAATCGATTGAATAAGCAGGCACTTTTACGGAATAAGTGTCTCTCCAAAGAATCCTTGCTTCTGCTGTTCTAAATACGATAGGATTATCGGTCATTTCAGTCATTACTTCAAAGTTTCTTGGAATAAAGATATCACTATCAGATTCCATATTTCTTCTTGTAAAAGTAAGAATAACTTTTGCCGTACTTGCGCTTCGTTTTACAACCAAAGGCGCGATTAATCGCTCTAATAATGCTTCATCTGTTGTTTCATTAATGTCTATATTATCAATATATGTTCCAAAAACTCGACTGATTTTGCCGAAGACTCTTGCAAATACAGAATAATAAATATAAATATGTGAAGCTTCAAAAACCTCGTTGATTAAACCGAGTTCTTGTGCAATTCGGTTTAAATCAGCTAAGATTTCTTGTTCGTCTAGTATCTGTACACTAACCATTTTTTGTTACCTCTATCTTATTTGCAAAATATAATTTTATAAAGTTGGACTATCTGGGTTTTCTGGGTTTTCTGGATTATCTGGGTTTTCTGGGTTTTCTGGATTATCTGGGTTTGCTGGATTATCTGGGTTTGCTGGATTGTCCGGATTATCTATAGGAGTTGGTTTCTCTGGAGTGCTAGAATCATTTGATTGTTCAAGCTCGTGAAGTTCAAATACTTTCATATTCCATTTTCTATTCATTCCCATTTAAATCCCCTCTTCGTTAATTTCTTCTTCGTTGATTTCTTCTTCGATTGGTTCTGTATTGCCTTTACCTAAAATTTTAAAAGTGTTTGAATATTTTGCGTCAATAATACTGAAAATAAACATAATGATTCCAGTTAAAACTACGCTTAAAGCATTTGCATCGACTTGTTCTAAAAATGCAGCTGGCACAAATGTCAATACTAATACTTTTACAATTGTTGATACGTTTCCTACGAATTCCTCATTCATCAGTTTCCTCTCCTTCCTTTGCTAATTCTGCTTCTTTGATTCCTTTGATTTTTAAAATTTCGTCAAATATAGCGTCTAATTCTGCCTCTTTAGTTTTCTCTCTTTGTGAATCAAACAATAATATTGCTGATACACAGCCCATCATTATCAATATTCCAAAAATCAATTGGGTTGAGGGGGTTAGAGGATTCCCCATAGCAACCATGAGGTTTTGAAAAATTAATAATGTGCCGAAACCCAAAATAGACGTTACAACGCTTTTAACGAAACCGCAGCTATAGACGGTTCGTCTATAATGTATCTTTTTCATTAAATCTCTTGATTGCTTCGTCATAAATTTCACTTGCTCGGTCGTATTGAAAAGATTGTCGAACAGTTATGACAATAAAAAAATGTTATGACCTTTTTATTGCGATTATCCTCCTGAATATGTGCTGTGTATGGATTGATGTCTGTCGAGTCACAATGTGGACACGTGATGTTTGTCATATAAAAACCATATTGAGGAATGATTTCTGTCCGATTATATGGAGCATGTCGTTCCTCTACAAGAGGATTGACATATAATAGTGTGATAATTAAGAAAATAAAAAAAAGGGCAAGAAGCCCTACTCCAAGTTTTTGATGATTCCTTTTCATTAGTATTAAAATATATTTTTAAATTTATTTAAATGATAATTATTGAACAAATGGTTGTTCATCATCATATGTTAGAATTTCCTTTTCATCAACTTTGTCTTTTTCGTTGCGCTTCTTATTGATGTAAACTTGTATTTCGATAACGATGTTTCGTGGTCCAATAGCTTTGTATAAGCCATTGTTGATTTTTTGTAATGCTTTTAAGTACATATTATCATCCTTTTGTAATTATGCAGAGAGCTGGTTGTCCTCCATTGGTATGCTTTGCATAATATGCTTGTATTGCATACATTCTATCTTGTAATCTTCCCTTATAGCTTCCATCGGCTTTTCTATCCCCTAATGAATTCAATGCTCTAACGTGGCTTGTTGCTATGTTTATCTTATCTAGACATTCATAGTGTCCAAATCCCTTTCCTACGATGCCAGAGCCTCCATTAATATAGAGAATATGCCAAATTATTGCTGTATTCGGTTTGCATAATATTTTTGCAATGTTTTCAAAGCGTTCCTTGTCGGTTTTTCCCATGTCAGAGAAGTTTTTCCATTTTACGCTTAATTTAACTCCTGATTGCTTTGATATCTTTGCTATGGCCGTATTTATGCCGCTATGTCCCGTGCCTGACGTGGTGGTTCCGGCCCATTGTGCGATTTGATTTTCGGAAAATTTTGTTATGCCGAATTTTTTCATTGCTTGATGAATGCTATGAGGGGCGCAATAGTAACCTCTACATTGACCTAATCTGTTGCACCCCTCGGTGATGTAATGTGGGCTGCTTGTGAATGGGTTTTCACAATTGCTTTTTTTGACAACTTTTTTGGTGGTTGATGTAGATGTGGTTGCTGTTTTTTGGGTGGTTGTTTTAGTGGTTGTCTTATTTTGAATATCGGATGAATTAAAAGTACAGTATGCTGGCAAAGTGTTTGAATTATTGGAGTAAAATGTAATTATTTTACATAAACAATATACGAATAATTCATATGATACTTTGATTTGAGATTTTTTAGTTGTAATATAAGATGGAACCTTTTTGTTCGTTTCACAATATTTAACAAACCTACTATTCATATCCAAATAGTCATTTGGCAAAATTTTCTCATTAATATTATCATTTGTGTGTGTCTTATAAGTTTGAATAGTTTTAACATTCACACTTGTTTTCTTAGTATCTTGTAAAAATTTTCCTAATAAATATGACGTTGTATATATACTATATGTATTGCCATTGATTGTACAGAATTTTGGCAATGATTTGTTTTTATCTATAAATTGTTTAATTTCTTTTGCTTCTTGAATGATTAATGATGTTTTCATATGATTACCTCATATTTTTTATATAATAATTAATATCCCCAATATGATAATATAGAATAATATCATAAAGCAATAATAATCAAAGCCATCAAGTCCTAATCTTTCTGCAAATATGCTTCCTAAAGCAAATACGATAATTAAAGGTAATACTACCATTATGGTAATTGCTATCCAAAAGCTAAATATTAATAATAATCCTAACATTTTAATATGTCTCCTTGTTATTTTTTATTTTATAATTCTTTAATAGTTAATTCACTAATTTTATTTATACGATTACAACAATCACCTAATATCACACATCCACAATCTCTTTCAATCAGATTTATGTTTTATCTTATATGCTTTCTATAATTTTTATATCATATATGTTTCCAAGACCATATGTACCATTAGATGCTTGTGAAGTATATAAACCAAATTTCGTTACATTTGATGGTATTTGGTATGTATAAGTGTATGGTTTTTCTTCATTTTCCCATTTGCCTATGCACCTCATAGTTAGATTTTCCATATCAACATGGATTTCAAGTGTTGCAGGAATTATTTCTATTAAGTTTTCTTGTAGACCTAATACTGTTCCACCACTTATTAAAGAGGTTCCATTTATTTTGCCTCCACCATCAAGGTAACCATATGATGTTTTATATTCAAAATAGCAAAAGTTTGAAGAATCGCCATATGCTACAAATCCTACACTACTGTTCCCACCATGACATTTCATTATTACTTTAAAACTTGTAGACTTATTGTTTAATGAAGTTATTGGTCTAAATGATTGATTTGTTCCAACACCTGGAACACCAAAATTATAATATTGTCCTGATGAATTATATGTCAATTGGCAATCAAGATTTTTATCATTCCCATGGATATGAATTGCAGAACCATAATTTGACAGATTGCTTGAACTGTTGCATTTGTCATGGTAAATGCATTCATATTCAATCAAGTCAATGTTTGAAATGCTTATGTTCCCTCCATCTGATGCTTTCAATCCTATTGTATTGGGTAAATTTGAAACATTTAAATTATCAATGACAATCTCACCATCTATTTCAATGGAAGCATTATTTCTTAAGCAATCTATTTTAATTCTATGAATGCCATAATTTAAGTATTCTTTATTTATTTGGCTTGTTGTTTCTCCATCAAAAACATATGTTTTGGAATTTGCAGAATAGATATAATATCCAGAGTCATTTAAGCTTTGTGATGTACTGAATAGCAATATTCCATTATTATTCTGTTTTGTGCAGATAACATCAAATGTCAATATATAAGATTGGCTTGTTGTAAACTGTGAGTTTAACCATATCATATCATTTGTTGTTATCTTTTCTTGACTTATATTTATCTTTGGGTCGTTGTTCCAATTATTTTCATCGTGGAAAAATCCAATGTTTGAATCAGATATTGTTTCCTTATAATGGTAAAATTTTGGATTAGGGTAATATTGTGTTGATTGATATGTCTGAATGGTTGAATATGGAACTTCTATGATACAATTAGTTGGCAATGCTGAAAATGTCGTTTCATCTACTGTTGGAGGTGTGGTGCTTGTGAACTTTATTTTTTCAAGGTTGACACAAGATGTGAATGCATGTTTTCCTATTGAAGTTAATTGTTGTGGAAGTTCAATTTTTCTTAAATTAACCATTCCAAAATAACGATTTGCATCGTATTTTCCAAAACAATAATCTTTTAATGAAGTTACATTTTGTGGAATCCTTATATCAACAGGTATTTCATCAAATGATGTCTTTCTTGAATTTGGTTGAGTTATAACTGTTTTTGGGATTTTGTTTGCCAATGTAGTCAATCCATCATTTGCACTTGCGACAATATTTTTATCCTGAAGATTTTCTGCCAAATGCACTCCTAAAACATAAACCTTTTCTGATAAATTTTTTCCAAATACATCATATCTTTCTCTTTCGTTAGGGTAACTTGAATGGTTAATGAAATCCTGTAATTTATTTAATGGTACAATTATTTTTGTATTTGTATTGATTGGTGGGTTGCTTATTGGTCCATTTTTGAATTTTAATATTAAGTCAGGTGAGGCATTCTGCAAGAAATATCTTGAAAACCCTGTCAAGTTTCGGGGGACTGGGAATTCTTTCAAGGAAGTGCAAGCACTGAATGCTCTTATTCCTATATTTGTTATGCTGTCAGGGAGTTTCAGTGTAGCAAGGCTTGATGCTACGAAACAGAAATCTGTACCTATTGTGGTTAGGCTGTTCCCATTTATTGTTAATGTTTTCAGTGCTGTGTTTCTGTAGTTGAATTCGTCTCCTATGCTCGTAACTGTTTTTGGGATTGTCAGTTGCTCCACTCTGCTTTCTCTGAAACAGGCATTTCCAATGGTTGTTATTCCTTCGGGCAATTTGACTTCAACATAATAAAACGAACGGAATGCATCGTTCCCTAATCCTGTTATGTCACCTGTTATGATTATTTCATATTTGTAATCATGGTTCTGGTTGTTTGTATAGGAATGTGTGGCATTTCCTGTTCCATTGGCGAATGTTTCTATTTGGCTTCCGTCTCCCCAGTCCACTTGTATATTTGTACCGTTTATGTTTGGAAGAGGTAACTCTCTTTGCATATATGGGTTAAAATCGACTTTTGCTGTTATTGTACTCATTATTCATCACTCCAGCTTCAATCCCTGATGTTGATACTGTTACTGTTTCTCCAACTTTTGCTCTTGTTTTGCTTATAGTATGTGTTACTGTCATTTTTAATCACTCTCTACATATGTGTAAACACTTGGGTCTGGATAGTTCGTCGCATTTTTGTATGTATTAAGACGACCTTGTGGAACTTCGATAATACAAGTTGTCGGCAATTGCCAATATGAATCTGAAATCGCTTCTGCATCCAATGTTGGAGGAGTTGTACTGTTGAATTTTATCTTTTGAAGACTGTTGCATCTCCAAAAAGCACGATACCCTATTGATGTAACTCCTGAAGGTATATCGATTTCTTGAAGAGAGTAACAATAACAAAAAGCATAGTCCTTTATTGTTGTCAATGATGAATTTGAAGCAAAAGATACTTCAACTAAACTTGAACAGTTACGGAATGTACTGTAATCTAATATTTGGACATTTGCAGGAATGGTTATTGTTGTTAAGTTTGTATATCCAAAAGCATATGTACCTATCGTTGAAACAGTGCTTGGAATGGTTAATGTATTCAATTTTGAGTGATAAAATGCATATGACCCTATTGATGTTAGTCCATTTGGTAATGTGCAAGATGTTATATTAAACCATACAAAACTTCTATCCCCAATTTCAGTAACATTTGATGGTACATTTACTTGATTAACCAAATTTCTAAAATCCAAGGCAGTTGTATTGATAGTTCCTACCCCTAAAATATCTTCTTCACCTATCCTTGATACATCGTCTGCTAAAGTGTTCAACCCATCAGTCCAGTCAGCTGCAATCCCATCATCCAATAGTTTGTCTTCTAATATTTTGCCTAAGCCAACCAATTTGCTTTTCAATGTAGGATATTCAACATATCTTGTAGATGAAGTTGGATAACCTGTTGTATTCATATAGTTAACACGACTTCCTTCTGGAACATGAAAACTGCAATCAAAATTACCCATCATCAGACCTTCGCCCATTGTCGGCGGTGTTTCTGAATGGAATTTGATTGTTGTCAATGAAGAACCTTTACCGAACAAAGCGCCTATTGACTCAACACTATTTGGTATTTCAATATATGATAAGTTTCGACAATCTTGAAATGCATAATCTCCAATGCTTGTTACAGATTTTGGAATTACAACATTGCTCACATTACTACCCAACAATGCTCTGGTTCTAATTGTAGATAATCCATATGGGAACACAACTTCGTCCAATCCACACCCAGATAAGAAATAAGTTCCTATATCTTCAAGTCCATCAGGCAAGTTGATTTCAACAAGATTTGAACAATCATAGCAAAACCTATTTCCAATTGAGGATATTCCATTTGGCAAAACCACTTTTTCAAGATTACCGCACCCCCTAAAAACACTGTTTGACAATGTTGTTATGTTGTTTGGGATAATGACTTCTACAACATTTCCAACACCATATAACAAACCAGCATGTATTCCAGACACTCCAGTTATTGTTATGGTGTACTCGCCTTCTTCATCATATTCGTGTTCTATGGATTCCGAATAATCATCAATAGTTGAATCTCCCCAATCAATGGTAATGTTTGAACCATCAAGATTTAATTCTGATACCCTCATTCCATTTGTCTGATTGGCTTCTATTTTTATTATAAGTTCGTTGCTCATTAATCTCACCTTTTTTATGATATTCGCTTCCACATATATACCGCCATGTAAGGAGGCATGTTCTCGTGTGCTTGACTTGCATTAGCAGCAGAGTTGTTGCTTGATGTTCTTTCTGTTGCACCACCACCAGCAGTCAAACTTGTACCATATGCAACGGCAGTTGAAGTTCCTGGTTTACGATTTGTTGTCTTTAATGTGTAGGTGGTGTTGTAATCTTGATATTTGTGTGAGTGGGCAGGAACTCCACTTTGTCCAGATGTTAAGGTTACAGTAGCACTTCCATGTTGTGATGTCGCAACATCTCCATCAGAACTGTATGTATCACCACAAGCCAAAAGGAATGTGTCTTTCAATCTCGTCCAAGAACCACCGAACAATGTTGATGGGTCTGTCGAGTTTATGCTCATATAAATTGAGCCAACTGGATACACTTGATTCAATGTGGCATAAGTTGTTGTGTCAACAGTTCCATTGTTTTTGATTAGTCCTGATGTGTTTGACTTTTTAATGAAGTTACTTAATAATGTACGATATTCTGTCATTCTACCCCTCAATATATTCAATTATATTGCCAATCATATCATCTATGTAATCCTTAACCAACTTTTCTGAAGGATAATGGGAGTGTGTTGGCGTAGCACTCCAAGATGTTACTTTATTTGACTTGTCTTCCTTGCTTGTTATTGTGCTTATGTCGTTATTTGTGCAAGTGTTTAACACTAATTCGTCAGATGTTGCATCATAATAGAAATCTGTTATACATATCTCTTCTGGCAAATTCAACAAATCCTCATAATCGCCAGTTGTAGCAACTGTTGATAAGTCCGCGCTATTGGCCTTGAGGTCTAAAGAATCTTTCACAAGCTTTTCTGTTGGGTAACGCGTATTATTTGTGGCTGCATTCCAGCTTGATGTTTTATTACTAATGTCTTCTTTTCCACTTACATCAGGAATTGTTGGTTTGTCCTCTGTTGTAATCTTCCCACTACTATCGGTTACAACATTCTTGTTCGCTTGGGCGGTGCTACCTACTTGACCATTGTTCTGCAAATTTCCATGAGTATGTGACGAACTCGCTTTACTGTCAAGACTATCCTTAACCAACTTCTCTGAAGGATAATGGGCGTCTGTTGTTGTCGGACTCCAAGATGTTACTTTATTATTTTTTTTCTCTTTTTCGTTTATTTTGTCTGTGAAATCATCAATGAGATTTTGATTAATGATAAACACCTCTGATTATATGTTCATTTATTCTAATGCTTCTGTAATCGCTGTTAAATACGCTTCTATTTCTGAATCAACATCATTTATTGTTAAACCACCAGCTACTGCCGTATCCCAACTAGTGATTTGAGCAGCCGTAATATTTTTAGCCGGACTACTATTCCAAGCATCTGCGTAACCTAAGCTTGTTTGCACACTACTTGATAATTTGGCTAGTGTAATGCCACCGTTTTTCACGCTAAATGTATGACCACTTAATGTTAATGTACTTTCATCCGCCTCATAAATATCAATTAAATCAGATACTAATACATACAAATGCTCATCGGTTCCTGTATTATCCTTTGTATTGATAACAAAATCCAAATACTTATCTCCAACTTGATATCCAGAAACGGGATTATTTGCTGTTGATACGACTCCTACGGTTGCAGATTTAACTAAATAATCTTTAGGAATATTAATGCTTGCTCCTACTTTTGTTCCATTTTGTTTAACTTCATAGGTTGCAAGATAGCCAGTCTCTGCTGTTTGTTTTTTTTCAACAGTAACTACTCCGCCAAAATCACTAATCGTTGGCTTGTTTGTTAAGTCATTATAGCTTCCACTTGTAGCTACTGTTGCTAAGCTTGAATTGTCTGCCTTCAATGCTAATGCATCATAAACCGCATCGCTTGATATTGCATTTGCATTGCCATTTTCTATGGTACTTACGACGGTTGGAATTGTTGGCTTGTTTGTTAAGTCATTGTAGCTTCCACTTGTAGCTACTGTTTTTAAGTTATCGACTTTATTTTTTGCCGTGTTGTCGTAATCATTTGTGGACAATCCTTTTCCGGTTACTTTGTCAACTTTATTATCTAAATCGGTTTTGACTAATTTTTCGCTTGGATATTTTGTATCTGATGTTGTAACACTCCATGATGTTACGATATTTGATTTATCTTGTTTCCCGCTAATGTCTTGATGACTTGTTAAAAAATTACTATCATTTGTTAAATCTGATGTTTTTGATGGGATTGTTGGCTTGTTTGTTAAATCAGTATATGAACCGCTTGTTGCTACATCAGCCAAATCACTCGAATTAGCTTTTCCACTAATTGCACTTGATATAAAACTCTTTACTGCTTGTACTGTTGGATAACTTACTGTATCTGATGAGAAATCACCAGATATATCACTTTTTTTATTTGCTACTTTGTTCTCAAATTTATCCGTAAGCGCTTGTACAAAAGCCGCTACTATTGACGCGTCTACTGCCATATTATAAACTCCTTATATTCTCTGTAAGATTAATTAATAAACTATTCAAATCAATATCAACCTCATCATCAAAATCAGTAACATCTATAGATTGATGATTGTGTTTTAAAGAAACTGTTTGTTTAACCTCATCATCTTCTAAACATATTAAATTATCATTTTCGTATTTAAAATTATTAATGATGCTCGGTTTATTTTGAATATATGTTATATCAAATTCATTCGTTTCTGCCCAATTAGCTTGATGTCCAATAATGCCTAACGAAATTCTTGATATTTCTTCTCCATTAGCATAGAAAACTATATCGTTTCCATCCAATTGTGCGTTATCAAATTTAGTGTTAATCTTGTTAAATGCATCTGCATATACGTCATGATAATCTTCTTGGTCTTTACATTCATAAATTATCTCTTCTTTTGGTTGAGATACAACTAATGATACTTGATTTCTAGTGATTATATCATCGCAATGCACTTTAATATGGATAATACAGCTTGTTAATGCGATATAAGGAATTGGGCTAGAATATTCATTTTCTTCGTTAAGAGGTGATGTATATTCCTTATTTCTAATGGAGAATGTCACAAATTTCTGTTTATCTTGCCAATCATCACTTTCGAATATGAAATGACAAATATATTCTTCGTCTTGTTGGTTTTCTATTAATTTTGAATCTATTCTGTGTAGAAAGTTTTGAGGGGTTACTTTAAAATATAAATCTATCATTTTATCCCTCAATATAGTTCATTATGTCTCCAATTAAATCATCTATGGTATCTCTTACTAATTTTTCTGAGGGAACCTTTGCATTTGACGGTGTTGTCTCCCAACTTGTTACGATAGGGGTATCTGCTCCATCACCACTTCCCGAATCAATTAAAGTATCTATGGTATCTTTTACTAATTTTTCTGAGGGAACCTTTACATCTGACGGTGTTGTCTCCCAACTTGTTACGATGGAGATATCTGCTCCACCACCACCTCCTGAATCAATTAAAGCATCTATGGTATCTTTTACTAATTTTTCTGAGGGAACCTTTTCGTCTGACGGTGTTGTTTCCCAGCTTGTTGTGATGGAGATATTTGCTCCACCACCACCTCCTTCCGAACCTATTATATTGTATATCTGCTTTGCAGATAAATACTCTCCGTCTTCTGGTGTGTAGGTTGATGCATCTGCAATTTTTATTCCTTCGAGAGAAGATAATTTCGTCGGCATACAAGTTATCGCTCCGTCATCAATTATTGTTATAAATGGACGACCACTTGCAATGTCAGGAAATCCAATTTGATTACTTGTCTTCACTCCAATATATACATCATCCGTTAGGTTGTCAATATCGGCGTCTGGAGGCATTAACGTTAATGTGTTGTTTGATAAAATCTCGGCTTGAATCAATTGATATGCTGTATCAAAAGCCCCTCCCGTCAATGTTGACCATGCATTGTTCTGATAAGCATATATCTCTGGATTATCGCCAAAAAACTCTTCGGCGTCTATAATAAAAGTATAATCTTCAGAAATCTTTTTATTTTGATTTAAAATTGTCATTTTGGTGTCTCCTATGGATATTTAGCTGGGTATGATGTAGACATAGTTATCCAATAATCTTTTGGAAGAGTATACGTTCCAGCTCTTTTGTTAAGATAATCAAATCGGCCTATCAAAGCGGCTCCATCTGTATTAAAATAAATAAAACATTTATCTGATGCATTACATTGAGCAACAACACGACAAGTATCATTTGGTTCAAAACCGCTTGGAATCATACAAAAATTCCAATAATCATCATATCCGGTATAATTTACGGTCGTTTTTGTTTTACAACTTCCAGTTACAAATACCCAGCCACCTATTTTCCTGAAGTATATTGTTCCGTTAAAGAAAGTTGTGTATGCCGGTGCCGAACCTGTTTTTAACGTTAAAAGTTGTTTAAGGGAATTAATTTGATTCTGTAATGACGATTGAATAGGATTAATATAGTCAACAATTGCTTTTGTTGATGGATATTCTGTTGTATTTCCGCTACCAACCATGCTTGACCGTTTATTGTTTTTGTTTTCATATTGTGTGTTTATGGTGCTTACGGTCGAAAGAATATTATTGATACCTAGTTGTTGCTTTAACGTATTAGTGTTTGTTTGGTTCTGTACCCATGTATTTAAATAGGCGTCTAGTTGATTTGTTATATCAATGTTTGTTTCTGATGACGTTGGTGTAACTGATTGTAATCCAATAGTAACCCCACCAACTTTATATTCTGTTAAATCTTGTATTTCATCGGCTAATTCTGCTTTTGCATCATCTGAATTTAAGAGGAATGGATAATCTTCTTGGTCTAATTCTAGTTCTTCGGTTTCGATAACATCTTTTATTAAGCTAAACCACGTTGGATACAAGAATCCTTTGTTGTTTTCTGTCCCTACAATATTTTTTAGTGTTTTCCAAGTTCGTCCGTCAATGGAATATTCAAGATTGTGAGTATTTGGATTAATATCAAATTGAAGATTTATCCCTGCTTGCAAAATACTTGGAGGCGCATACTCTCCATCATCAATTGCCTCTCCGATATCATTATTAATAATGAAAACGTTTCGTGGGTCTAATTTAATATCATTCTCTAGATTATCATACATTTCTTGAGTTACAACCTGTAATGACAATCCATTAATACTGTCTGCATCTAAATAATATTTTTGCTCAATACCTTCTCCAATAATTTGAAGATTATTTTCTGTCAATGCGGTTAATGCATCTCTCATATCTTCGTTATCTAAAAAGCGTGATATATTGCCTACATTATTTAATCCATCTTCGACATTTTCTGTTCTTGTGTCTAATCCTTCTATTGAAGTTTTAATATTGTTAATTATTTTTGCTAGTGTATCAAATTCTGCTGTCGTATAATTGGTTGTACCAGCATTGATGATATCTCCTATCTGTATTTCTAATGGCTCGCCTTTGTTATAGCTTCGCCCATTAATAATAATTTCTTGGATAGAATAATCCATATCATCCTTTAATGATGCCGGTGCGAAATCCGATGCATGATACCCGTCAAGCATATCGGCGTTTAATCCTGACCCTTCTCCTCCATTTGCTAGCATAAGGTCATAGATATGCTTGAACATAACATCAATGTCCTCTGTGGCTTCCAAGCTACCTATATAATGTCTTATATTATCATTTTCTGTCATTTTATTCTCCTATGGACTTCCTACTATCAGAATGTTGATTTCTTGTTCAGAAGCTTCTGTGAAATGGACATTAGCTCCTGTATATTTTCCGTTTGTGTCGGTGATGAATGTGTAAGTGTAATTTAATGGTTCTTTTTTTGCGTTTGTCAAGGTTAAGCTGGGCATTTGCGAATATACGTGTTCGAATTTGATGTTTATTGCGTCTGACGTTATTATGGTGTTTGTTGTCTCCATCTGTGTTGCTGAGGCCGTGGTGACCGTGTTACTTAATGCGTTTTCAAGGTCCACGTTATTCACGAACACTTTTCCGACGAGTGATATGCTATCTTCCCTTAACGCGATTGCGCTACCGTCTGCCTTTTCTTGCTTTTTTCTTGTCTGCTCTGCCGTTTCGTGTGATGATGAAACGAATGGTAATATTGATGATGCTGAAGGACTCAATAATGTCAATTGCCCATTTGATTGCACTACTGACACTCCATCTTCGTTTGACAGTCGCATACGCAATAACTTGTAGATTTTATGTGTTGTGTCTAATGATACGTCAACTTGAATTGTTTCTGTGGGAACGTAATACTCTGTTGATTCTGTATGCTTTGGAACGGTGAGTCGTTCAGAGTCGTTTGTGCAACGATATGTTTTATCATTAACTTCAACTATCCAACCGTTCTGTAAAATTTTCTTTTTTTCTATTCTCAATAATATGCCAGTATCATAAATCACAGAGCCATCAGAGGTATTTAAATCACCCTTTTGAGTTTTGGTTCCTGCGAGCCTTTTAAAATTGTCACGAAAATAAGCGTTGGTTGCTGAATGATTCCGTATGTCGCCCATTATATATCACATCCATCCAACAATATTGATTGTTTTGCTTTTTCATTATTAACAATTTGCCATTTAAGATTGTTTTCTCGAACTCTTTTTTCTAACGTTTTTAAAGAGGTTGATGACAAACACTTTCTTTTATTGTTTGTACGATATCTATTATTTTCTTCCAATGATTTTTGAGCTCTTTTTTCATTAATAATTTTCCATTCCAACCCCTCTTTTCTCACTTTTTTTTCTAATTTTTTCAAATCAGTAGAGGAAATCGTTTTTCTTGTCGATTTATATGGATATTGATAACGCCACGTGAAGCCTTGCTTGCAATTGTTGTCTTTTTGTTTAGTCACTCTATAAAACCCTGTTGTATTCTGAGATTCGCTTATCTTTTTTCTTGTTTTTTCAGAAAGTGTTTTTCCATACATTGGATTATTTTCGCCTTTCTGAGATTCACTCATCTTTTTTCTTGTTTCTTCGGAATGTGTTTTTCCATACATTGGATGATTTTCGCCTTTCCGAGCTTCACTCATCTTTTTTCTTGTTTCTTCAGAATGCCTAAAACCAGACATCCCATCTCCGCCCTCGGTAAAATTAAATCTAGGCTGTAATTGTCGTATATACTGGATTTCCAAAGCATTTAAAGTATTTTCGTCTTCTACGCTCCAAACAAGCACTTGATAAGTGTATCTATCTGGATTGTTCTGCAGAATACAATTGATTGGTTGTGCATTATACCTAGAAGGAGTTAAATGCTGTCTACGCCTCTTGTTTTTGTCGATGTTCGAATCTTTGCCAACATATACTATTTGATTATCTTTCTTATCAATATAGCAATATATTCCTTTTGCCATATAATACCTCTAAAAAACTTTTATATATTAATAATTATTAGTTAAGAATTTATATAAATGTTAATTAATAAAAAAATTAACATACTATATTGCTTGCAGAACCTAATCCGTTTTCGTCGACTACAATTGTTCCGTTTTTAGCTCCAGATGTTGCTTTCGCTCCCCATGGTATGTTTGTGCTACTATATGGATAGTCGACCCATTGCCCACTTGCGTCTTTATATTGAACGCTTCTATGATGTGGAGAGTATGCTGTTGGATATTGTACTACTCTTGGTGTGTATCCGGCGTTTTTAAGTTCTTGCCATAATGCTCCGCTCCAAGCGAAACAGTCTCCAGTTCCTGCGGCACGCATTGCACAATATGATGATGCTACTTTACGACTGAATTTATATTTTGACGCCAAGTCATTTCCTATTTGTATTAATCCGCTTTCGTCCGTATTGCCTGAACTACTTCCTCTAACACTTCCTACACCGGTCGTCGGAACCTCTGGTCGCTCTGGTGATTCTGGACCATATTTCAATTCCAAATCAGTATAAATATAATCACCACTCCAAGAGATTGAGACACCTTCTACAAACAGATATTCTGGTATTTTTTTATACTTATGGTAACTCATTGGATTTTTGAGTGTTACTATATCCCCAATGTCGATACCATTTTCTAATACAGATGCATTGATTCCCATATTAAAATCTCGCACGTGAGCTGCCAAGTATGCTTTTGCTTTGGCTTGCGCTTGAGATTTTGTAAGGGTCTTGTCATTATACACTTTAACTTGCACTCCATATACATCAACAAGGTCATCAAACTGCTCATATATCTTTCCGCCGCTATAGTATACGATGACTGCATTGTAAAATCCAAACTGGTCGACATTCAATTCATATGAGCCGTCTTCCAATTGCCATAATTTTATGTCCTCGTCTTTTGTGTGGTCATCATTATGTTCTCGAAGATATAATGCATCGGCATATATCTGTTCAAAATCAGTTACGACAACTCTATTCTTTTTGCACAAGAAGAGAATATCAATTCCATCGCATATTTCAGATATGATTTCTTGAAAAGTCTTTTCACCCGCCAACATTGGATTTGAAAATTGACCATTAACGGTTGTTGTTCCACCTGTTGACGAACCATATCCTTGTGATGCTGCAATATCTGCCAACTCATTACATCCTTCTACACCTGACCTTTCTGTACAGGCATAAAAAAGCTTGTCAGAATGTTTAGCAAAATACTCATCAGCTGTTTGCCCCTTAATTCGCGCTATGGTTGCTGCGGAAGAATAATGGTCGTCGTGAGCTCTGCCTAACTTATAATTCTTAATGCCGTTACAAGTGGTTGTGCCTTTTTTTGAACCCGACCAAGAGTCAAACAAGACACCCATCTTATCATAATGATAATATCCTCTTGTTAGACCTTGATAAAAATCTTCATACATTCCTAAATCCGAACCACCGACTAGAATAAGACCTATTTTCCCCTTAGCTCCAGACCTTCCTCCATAGGCTTGAACAACGTTTGGACCAACCCCTACATCAGTAACTTGATGCCCTGACTGTTGCAATCGATTTTTGATGGCATTAAGCCATGTCCTTTCATTTTTGTCTATTCTATCTGAACCGAGTACAAAATGTGTCATATTTCTCACCTAATATGCCTTTGATATGTATAGGCCTTTGAACCTTGTTCGTGTTTCAAAGCTTTATTGAATGCTTCTTTTGAGGTTATCTTATCTTTTTTGATGTAATAAATTGTCCTTATGACCAAGTCTTTTGTCCAAGGAGCGCCCCCTGTAATATTATGTCCTTGAATAATCTTTGCAATGTTTACCCATTTTGTATCTGCAAGATATAATCTTCGTATATAACCGTTACGTTTTCCCTCTGTTACCTTGATATGATTTAAAACAACATTAGAGATTTCTGTCCATATATTGACATTGTTGTTGTCTTCCGTTTGCGTATCGGTTGGCGTAGATATTCCGCTTCCACTTGTAGATTGGTCTGTGCCTTGTGTGCCTGATGATACATTATCAGGTGTGGTCGTGGTCTTTGCGGAAGTGCTTGTATCTGCGTCACGCTCTGGAGCTTCTGGACTATATGACAATACCAAATCATTTTTTATTGGCCCTCCATCGTCCCAAGAGATTGACATATCTCTAACAAACAAATATTCTGGCAATCCCTTATTTACCTTCTTTACGGCGTCTCTTAGTGTCATTGGGTTTTCCAACGTCACTATATCTCCAATTTCAATTGCTGGATTATGCAATATGGAACATTTGATTTCCATTCCGAATTCTTGTATATGGGCGGCTAAATATGCCTTTGCTTTAGCTTGAGCTTGAGATTTCGTCAACGTCTTGTCATAATATGTCTTTGCCATTACTCCATATATACGAACAAGGTCTTCGTAAGTCTCTGTAATAACTCCACCAGAGTAAACGACATTAACGGTGTTGTAAAAACCATATTCATTAACATCTAATTCATATGTACCATCCTCTAATTGCCATAGATGGATATCTTCGTCTACATACTTACTGTTTTCTCTTAAAACTTGGGCTTCAGCATAAAGGGTCTCAAAGTCCGTAACTTTAATGATATTTCGCTTGCACAAAACTAAAATGTTAATACCCTTTGTGATTTCCGCAACTAATTGCTGAAAGGATTGCTCTCCACTTAATAATGGAGAATAACCAGTATACGAACCCATTGCAGACGACGATGTTGTTGTAGATGGCGTTGATGCTTCCAATGAATCATTATTAGATGATGGCTCTTGTGTCGTCCACTTCTGCCATGTTTGAATTTGCTGTTGAATCTCTTTGGTTGCATTTTTTGCAGCTTGAGTCTTATTTTTGGCCATCTTTACCACCATGTTAACGCACTACTAATTGAAGCTCCCCAATCTCCGTGAGCTGCCTTTTCATCAAGAATTGCCTTTTCATAAGCTTTTTTAAGCGTCCAATCTTTATGCTCTGGTTGCTTAAGATAAAGAAGTGTTCTTATTGTAAGATTCATTCCATTTGAAGAGCCCCACATTCCGTTTCCTTTGATATTATGGCCTTTAATAATTTTATGAATGTTGTCCCATTTTGCATCGGCTTTGTATAACCGAGTGATATATTGATTCTTTTTGCTTTTTGATACTGAAATATGATTTTCAACCAATGTGGCGATTGCTGTCCATACATCAGACCCAGTTCTTGTTTTAGTGCTTGTGAATGTAGTGTTTGAAGATGATGAAGAGCTTGTTGAGGAACTTGACGTTGATGTGCCAGCAGAACCATAATTATTGGAGTATACTGCATTTCCTGCGCTATAATTCGAGGAGTTATTTAACTGCGTCATTACAGCGGTCGGCTCAGAATATCGAAGCGTATAGTTTAGGTTGTAAACGTCTGACCAGCTTATTTGGTCTTCTCTCTCTTTTTCTGTAATAGTTTTTTTGCCCATAATGGTTGTCATATCGGCTTTGTCTAAAGCTTTTAGCCTATCTAATAAATCAGGCATTTCTTCTATCTCTTTGCCGTTCAATGTTAGATTACCATCGGAGTTGATACCAACTTCTTTAAGCCGTTTTTTAGCGTTATCAGATATTGTATATCCCTTGATTTTCAAGATTTCAAAGATATTCAATAAAATTGTTAAGCCATCTTTGTTTGTTACGTTATCCTCTACGAATTTGGCCGGAGCATCTTGTTGGAACTTCCAACCGTAATTCTGCAACGTAACTACACATTCATATCCATCTTGCTTGACCTCTCTAACACGGCCTACAAATAATACTTTAGCCGAACCGTTATTTGACCCATAAACAATGCAAATCTGCGCAATAGGTTGCCAATAAGCCATTAAATCAGAATCATAAGGAGCGTGTAACTCACACGTTCCCATAAAATCCTGCACTTGAACATCAATGTTCATACTCGTCCAATATCGGTGATATTGTTTGTCCAATGGTGTATAGACGTATACTTGCGCCTTGAAATTAGGGGATGTATACCATTTGCTGTCGTCTACTCCAAGTACCTTGTCTGGGTTGGAACTTGTAACCAAACCTTTGTCCTTGAGTTTAATATAAGCTTCGGTTGTAACCTCACTTGTATCCACCAAAGGATTTGGATTTACAATATCTAAATTTTCTTTTGCCATTTTATTACCTCATTATTTTCCGCTACAAGAACGATTTGCCACATTGGGAAGAGGAGGAAGTTTTGGATAGGTTGTTTGTGATTTTTGTGGAACTCCTCCCCCACTATGTGTATTCAGTCCTATATTTGATTTGTTAATTCCATAAAATTCAAATCTGCACCAATCTATATCGGTGTTTCCAACTCTATTGAATACATGACCAGCCTCTTTTCTTTGTTTGCTATCATAACCGTGTATCCACACCAAATCAATGTAAATATTAAAACAAGCACACAACGCAGCCACTAATCTGCTTCCATCACTACAATTAGCATAACCTGAGCTTAAAACACATTCTGGAGGCCTATGAAAATCGGCATAACATTGATAAGTTATATGCTTTGCTACCCACATTGCCGCTTCTGCTGCGGCGTCTAGTGGATTTGAGCTTTTTATGGCCTCTTGAGCCGCTTGTTGAACGCTCTGTGGCTGTCCATTTGATGCGTTGAAATTTGGTGTTTGGCCGTTTACATCGTCGCCAGCTACTGCTTGAACTCCATACTCTGGTATTTCTGGATTATCTGGATTTTCTGGTCCATATCTTAAATCTAAATCTGATTTAAATGTTCCATTGTCTCCATCCCAACTTGTAGAAATGCCATAAACATAATAAAGATTCTCACTCATCGTCTGAGGATTTCGCAATTTAATAAAACTGCCGACTTGAATTTTTCCCGTATGCAAGACTGTAACCTTGATTGTCATTGCAAAGTCACGAATATGCGCTGATAAGTAAGCTTGAGCTTTGGCCTCTGCTTGTGTTTTTGTTAATTTTGGCTCATCATAAGTGATTGGCATTTGTCCAAAGACACGAACAAGGTCTTCATTTTCTGCAATAACAGTTCCGCTACGATAATTTACAATAACTGTTGTATAGAAACCATATTGATTGACATCAAATTCGAAGGAATCATCCTCTTGCATCCAAAAATCAATAAGTAATGGCTCTTCCTCTAAACCACTTTCCTCTCTATCCATCAAGAATAATACTGGGAAACTAATGAAATAACACGTATCCTTTACCATATACATATGAGCGTCTATTGCAGACGCTATGCTTGATAACACGTCGAAATATGTATCGTCCTCTTGTGGATAATGTGGCTTTCCAACCAAATCATCAGATAACCTTTGTAAATCCTCTGGGTTGTGTATTTTTTGAACATCTTTAAGATTGATATTATCATTTAGTGTCCAGTTTGTTCGTAATTTGTTTCGTGTGTGTTTGTTTTGCTTTCCTAAAATATTGTCAAGCTTTTTCATCTCTTGCTGTGCATACTTTTGAGATACTGTAATGGTATCATCAGTTTTTGTTGCATAATCATTATACATATCAGACTGATTTAATGATTTGATAACATCAGTTAATTCAGGGACGGATTCTACAGTATCATCATTTAATTTAACAGAACATTCTTCATCGAGCTTATAATTTGATATGTTTGGAATTCCAGTCAAATTAACGTGATATTTAATGCCCGCTTCTTTAAATATCCTTTTGATAGCGTATTCAACTTCTTTTCCTTCGAGTTCTTTGTATAATTTTGATGATATGTTTTGTTTTAGTTTCCACGCTACATTTTCAAATGTTAATATGATTTCGTATCCGTTTTGAGATGCTTCTCTTAATCTGCCTCTGAATAACAGCTCCTTATCAAATGTTCCTCCATAAATAGAGATAGATTGCTGGCCGGGAATCCAATATTTCATTAATTGCTGACTATATGGGCAATTTAAAGTTGCTGTTGTCACGATGTCATTTTTATCTGAGTCTATTGACATTGCCGTGAAATAACGATGAATAAGACCATCTGGATATGATTCTATCGCTATTGCTTCGTTAAACCCTTCAATATAATATGTTGATTCTGCCATTTGTTTCTTGAATCGAGAATCTTTACGAGAATAAATATGAGGATTGTAATAATAATCTCGTTCAGCACTTGAATTCGGCAATGCAGAACCCTTATATGTTTCTGCATCTTGTTTTGTTGATGAAGAACCAGATGAACCTGAACTAGAAGAGCTTGATTTACTAGAAGAAGATGATTTAGAAGAGGAACTATTGCTTCCAGATGACGAGCTTCCTTGAGTTTTGATACCCTTTACAGTCGGCTGTACAAAAATGCGAGTTTTGTTTTCTGTTGTATTGTCTCTGCTTACTTGTTGACCTTTAGAGTTAACAGAATATTGTGTTCTTTTCTTAGCGTTGGAGCTTTTCATCCAAATTAATCCACCATATGTATTGGAGACTGATGACACGGCAGAATTCCATAAAGACTCCCAGCTAAAATTATTGCTTTTTGGAGCGTTTTTAATTGCAGACGGTGTCTTTTTTATTATTGATGTTGATGACATTATATATCACCATTATCCCCAAGTATTATCCACTTCTTTAAATGTTATAGAATATTCTGCGTGTTCCTCTCCCTCATTGATGTTGTATTGTATATCTGTGATATAACATACTGCGATTGTTGGAAAAAGGTCAGATACCAATGTTAATGGTCTTCCCATATACTTATCAAAGAAGTTTCTTCTTATTTCGATAAAACTGTCTGTAAAGTCTGCTGGGTCCATAAAATGCCCTAGCTCTGTGTTTGGGTCTAATACTGTTGGTGCACCTTCTGTAATAATATCAATTGGTCGTTTATCATCAGCAGATAACTCAATTGTCCCGTTTTCTTGTATTCTCATTGCTTGATGCACACTTAATGATAATTGAAGCTCTGCGAATTGGTCACAAGCTTTTTCGATTAAAATCAATCCATCTGCACTATTGAATTCTTCATAATCCTTACGATGAGGTGTGTAATCTACTGACTCTGGAGAAAATAATAATGCTTTTGGTTTTTCTACTTTAACTTGTGATTCTGTTGCGACTGCTGCGCTTGATTCATTTACTTTGTTTTTACTTGATGATTTTTTTGAATTCTTTTGGCTTGACCTCGCCTGAGACTTTGTGGTTTTTGAGGTCGTCTTCTTTTTCTTTGATGCCTTTGAGGTTTTTTTTGTTGTTTTTGTCTTTGATGTGCTTTTTGTTGTTGAAGATTTCTTGTTTTTTGTTGTATTTGTTGAGGTTGATTTGGAGTTTTTAAAGCTAATTCCTTTTAGACCAACCGAACTGCTTTTGATTTTTTCATATAATTCATTAACTGATTTGGGCTGAATTTTTTTTGATTTTAGCATTCGAGTTTTAGATTGAGCTTTTGTCGAGGAAGTTGAGGATTGAGAAGAAGAGCTTTTTGTTGTAGACTCTTTTTTTGTATCTGTTGTATTTTTTTTTGTTGTTTTATCTGTTGATGATGTTGCGTTCTTGATTGCTGACGCTGAACTATCCTTTGTCTTTGCAGACATAGCCAAGATTTCCTCATTTGTATAGCCCGGAACTATAAGCACTTGTGATGGTAGTATTTTATATTCTGACATTATCATTACCTCTGAATAAATATAAAAAAGAAGACTTACTCAGTCTTCTTTGTTCCTGTTGGGAGAGTATTTCCTTCCGTTGCGTTAACTGGGTCGTATTCCGCTGCGTCATCCTGAATAATTTTTGGATTAGACCTATTTTGAATTTCAATAATACTGTTCTTAACAGCATTTTGAATGGATTTTGCGTCGTCTGCCGTGTTTACATTGACGTCACGTAACTTGAAGTTACGGTTCAAGATGGTGAAGTTAGGTGGTTTCTTGAATAGATTGACATTGAGTTTTGGAATCTCTTTTTTGTTACATATTGCAAGATTGACCCAATTTTTACGGTTTGATGTGTCTTTGGATTTGTCTTTGTCTTTGCTTTTATCTTTACCTGAGTCAGCGGCGCCTGTTGCTTTTGCATCAGAATCCTTCATGGAGTCAAGATATGCTTGTGTAATAATTGGTCTAAGGTTATAATCTAATCCTTTTGCTTGTGTAGTCCAAACAGCCAATGCATCAGCTTGATTTTTATCTAATTCTTTCTTTTTGTCTTCGGCCCATTTTTCCGCTTTATCAGGGGTTTGTCCTGCTTGCAACGCAACTGCTTCATATGGGCTTGTTTGCATTTCTGAGAATATAGTTGCTGCATTTTTAATATGCTGAGCGTCATATGTATTTCCACTAGCCGTCGTTATGCTTTGAACATTTGGATTTTTTAGATAAGCAAGTCTAAGCTCATCAATATCTTTCATATCAATACCAGCCATTTCCGCTTGCATTGAGCCTAGTTCCATAGCTTTTTGTTGTAATAAACGAGCCATTTGAGCTGATATGACAGCAACACCTTGTTGTACAGCGGCTGTTGTACCCCATGTTCCACCAACTTTTTCCTCGGTTGTTCCAGATATACTGACGCCCTGCCATGCGGCCTCCATATGAGACATCAACGTTGGTTGTACTTGCTCTGAAACGACTTTTTGAATTTCTGAAACAGCAGCTAATGTTAGCGCTATTCTTGCTTGTGCGCGAGATATACCGCCTAAACGATTTTGAATTGCTTTAAGAATCTTCTCTTCTGTATCTTTATCTCGACCAACAAGTTTGCCATCTTTAGAGTCTTTGAAGTATAACTTTTGCATCTTCTTGAAAAAGTCTGATTCATCATTGATAGCATTCATTATTACTGTTTTGTCACGACGAGATAATTGCATAGCTTCGCTTTGCATTTTATAAAATTGTGCTAAATCTGCCGAACTACCACTTCCCCAAATACCTTCATGTGCGCGGTCTTTTGTTGGGCCCATTGAATCAATACCCTCAGCCATAATGGTACGAGCGTATTTAGCATTATCTGATTTGTCTTCCATTTGGTCTATCCACGCAGGATAATGATTTAGCGTTCCATCTAATTTTTCAATTGAAATATCAAAACTCTTTTCTATATCACCTGCAAGAGACTCGGCTGAATTAAGCTGATTGGAAAACCAATAATCAGTATCCGAAATTCGCCAATCTTCTTCAAAATCACTTTGAGTTCCTAAAATATTTGCGTCTTGGTTTCTGGTTTTTAAGTTCTCTCTCCAATCTTGGAAAGTATCTCCGGAATATCTAGCATCACGCGCTCCTAATTGTCCAAGAACAGGAACAAGGCTCATCCAGCCTCCGGCGGCCTTCATATCAGCTCCTACATAACGCTCCCAATCTCCACTTTCACCCCAAATTTGATGCAACTCTTTGTCCGCTTTTTTTCGAGTATTAACCTCAATTGCCGCAACAGTTCCAAACAATTTATCTCGATATGTTTGAAGACCATCGTCTTTGTTGGTAGTTTCTCCTGAATATGCGTCCAATAAAGCCTCATCTTTTTCATCTTGTGTTGCTTTTGGATTTGCTTCTTCATAAGCTGATAAAAATGATTCTTCAGCTTCTTTAATCTTTTCACGAGCTTCTGATAAAGCGGAATTAATCTCTTCTAATTCTTTTTGATAATTTTGATATGCCGCTTGTAATCCTTGCATTATCATGGAGAGGCCTAGCATAGCTATTTCAAGAGGCCCAAACATCATTCCTAATGAACCAAGGGCCCCAGAAGCCACTCCGGCAACTTTGCCTAATTTTCCCATATTAGCCGTAGTTTTAGAAATAGCATCTTTATTGACCATTTGCATCATGCCCGCATTCCAGAACCAATTATTCCAAAATCCTTTGTTGGCATCATAATTGCGCATACCCATCATACTCGCGCTCATTGTTGATGATGCGGCTCCGATAAATCCTGTGTTTCCACTTGGTAAACGAGAAGTAATTGGATTAAGAATTCGAGACAATCCTGATTTTAATGGATTTGTAACGCTTGTTATGCTATTTTTTATAGATGATACATTATTTCTTATAAAATTAAAGTGTGATTTTGTAGAGTTAGCGTCCATATTAGGATAGATAACTCCTCTTTGACCATTATATAAACCATTTATACTTGTGTCTTTTGGTTGGGGTCCAAATTCTTTGTCATAAATTCTTGTTTCGAAAAATTTACCACCTCTTCCACGAAGACCTTGTCCATAAACATATGACAATCCTCCAGAAGCCGTCCCAGAGCCTTTTTTGGCGTTTTGACTTGCTAATTCACTTTGTTTTGCATTTCTAATTTGAGTATCTAATTGTTTTATTTCTTTTTGAATAGCAGCATCTTCTGCTAATAATGTTCTTATTTGACCTTCTAAAGCATTAATTTGAGTCTCAAATCCTAATCGAGAGTCATAACTGCCTATTTCTGCTCGTAATATAGATACCTGTTCTTGTATGGCTACTCGTTTACTTTCTAATTCAGTAAGTATTAATTGGTCAGCAAAGCCAACCCCTGCTTCAAATGTTGCTACTAATTCGGCCTCGGCTGCCATGCGTTGAAGACCAGATAAAACCGCTTCCTCAAACATTAATTGTTCTTCTATAATTGCTCCTTGACGATTAAGTTTTTGACGAACATTATCGTCTCCATTCATAATAGCTTTTTTAGATGTTAATATATATTCATCAAATTGTAACTGTAATTGTTGAACTTTATTTTGCTGCGTTACAATGCCTTCTTCAATATTTGAAGCCTCTAATATTATTTGATTCACAGCCATTTGTGCTTCCATCTGTGTGATTGCTTTACGCAAACCCTCTGATTTAGAAACCATATATCTATAATTTTTGCTTTCTTGATTGTTTTCATTTTGTTTGAGATAATTCTCTGTCATTTCCAATTCGGCATTTGTTGTAGCAAGTTCAGCTTCTAAAGTTTTGGCTTCATTTTCTGCTCTTTCCATCATTATACGCTGTTGTTTAAGCTGATTTTCTTGTTTTGCTAATTCAGCGCCTTTTTGCTCTTCAGCTGCTTTTTGAGCGGTTACTGATGTGGTATTTGTGACTTTACCCGGAGTAGTAGTATCTGAATCAGATGAAACACCTGATACGGAGGCCATTCGACCTGTATCTGCTTTAATCTGTTCAACAATTCCAATTATAGGATTGCTTTTTGGGTCATACATACCCTTTTTGTTCTCTTGTAAATATTTTTCTAATGTAGTCGCTGTAATAAATCCTTTTCTCATATCCGCAGCATTACCATTAAATTGGTTCTGCAAAGCATATTTTTGGAATGAGGACCCATATGTACCACGACCATAATACATATCTCTTAATTTATCTTGGTCGATACCGTGTCTAAGACTTAATTTCGCGAAATCAGTTTTAGTCAAATGCCCTGTATTCACATTGTTTTCGTTGTTATACCAAGCTGATGTAACCTTATTAGACCCACTATAAAATCTATCATATTGTTTTCCAGTCATAACCCCAATTGATTTCATAGAATTAACTTGTGATAAACTTGCTAATCGAGCCATTAATGCAACAGCTTGATTTAATTTTCCTAAAAATTCTCCTAATATTTTATTTGAAGTGCTAAATCCAGAATGCATTTTTTGTGTTTCTGAAACAAAAGTTTTGATTTGTTTTTCGGTTAAGCCCATGGTTTGATATTCTCTTATCAAATCGGCCTCTATCTGTTCTTCGGTTCGTCTCACTTGACTAAAACCTTGTAATTGACTTTTAATTTCTGTTCCAATACCCTTTAATAATCGCCATACTGAACCTAAGCTTTGTATAACCTTAGAAATAACAAGAATAATAGCACCTTTAACAAATTGTTGGAATATTGGAAAGCCACCAACATCTGTTCCTAAAATATTCATTAAGCCGCTTATGCCTTTTACTGCTGGTCCTATCCATGTTACAGCGGCCTGTCCATATTCACGCCATTCTCTTTGTCCTTGTTGTTCAAGAGTGCTCAAATCAGACATAAAATTTCGCATTGTATTTTCAGCCAATTGCTCTGCGGTATCTGTCTGTTTAATTTTCTCCGTTAAATCACGTATAGAATCTGCATTCAATTTCAACATCTGTTGACCCATTTTTGGACTAACAATCTTTCCCCAAAGCTCAATTTGGTCTATTTGAGATATCTTAAGCTTATCCATCTGTTTTTGAATCAAATCAATCTGTTCAGATACTGGTCTAATCTTATTTCCACCATCTTCCCAAAGGTCTTCCGGCTTCATTCCTAATCGACCAAGAGCGTCATTAACCTGACTAGTTTGTGATGCAGGTTTTGTAAAGAATGCACGTAATGCTGTACCTGCCATAGAGCCTGATACCCCTTTTTGACCAAATGCAGCGATGGTTCCAAGATAGTCATATAATGCATCCTCATTTTGAATATTGATACCACCAGCAGCTGCGGTACCCCCAGAATATGATAATGTTTGAACAACATCATTCATATCAATAGGTGCTGTTTGTGATGTTGCCAAGATTTTACTTGTTAATTCTTGTGATTGATAACCGAATGATGAGGAGTTAATATCTCCTCCTAACAATGCTGTAGTTTGAACGATTTTGTTTAATACGTCATCTAATTGTAGCCCTGTTATCTTGGCGGCTTCTAAACCAGCTTTCATGGTATCTAATTGAGTGTTTACAGATGATAAACCAGCACGACCTAATGTTGTTAAACCATCAGTAATATCGTCGATACCCATTTTATATCTAACGCTTAAATCATTAGCAGCTTGTGTTAATACCCCAATTTCTGATGCAGTCTGTCCACTTACAGACTGAACGATTTTCATTGAGCGTTCTACTTCTCCAAATGCTTTTGCTGATTCATAGCCTAATCCTACGAGACCTACACCTAAAGTGAGCATCATGGCGTCTACTGCACTTGTAGACTTAGCTATTGCTGATGTCAACATACTTGTTGCACCAACTAACTCGTTAAAACCACCTAATGCGGCTGTTATACCACCGAGAGTTCCCGGTAAAACATCTAACGTAACTCCGACATGTTCATTCATTATCATTCACCTATTAATATAAAAATTATCTAATAAAATTAACATTGTTTTAATATATTATAAATATATCTAAAAAAATATTTAAAAATTAGTTAAATCGTAAAAAAAAGAGTAATAAAAAAAGATAGGGATTAGAGCCGAGATGTTGAGCCCGAACAGGTCGACTCATACCCTATTTCTGTCACCTAAAGTTGCGAAATGTCTTGTTTAGGGATAAAAATTAAAATAAGTGAACATTATTTTCTAAACAAAATTCCATTCGCCATTGTAGGAATGCGTAAAGAAACATTTTTTCATCATATGATAATTCTCCTGTTTCTTCAAGCAAGGCAATTTCACTTGGAGTTCTTCGTAACATTAAGCATAATTCTCCGTCCAATTGCAATTGCCTATTGTTTTCAATCATGTCATGATAATTATTGAAAGTCTTTTGCTGTATCTACTTCAGCAATAATTTTTTGTACTTTTTCGAAAATAGCAAGTGATAATGCGTTATCTACATCATTTCTCCATTCTTGCGCTGTAAGTTTTGGCTCTATAATAGCACTAGCCAAAGTTTTACTTCTAAATTGCATAGATTCTTGATATTCTTCGGTAGTCAAATCACTTAACTCTCTACCTATTAAATGATGATTTAATAAATGATTATTCTCTGCATCAGATAATCTGCGAGCATAAAATACCAATATTTCCTCTTCGCCATTATCAGCTATAATCGGAACTTCAATTGGGATTTTTTTCTGCAATCTTGAAAACAGCATATCTCTTGTTGCAACGCTTTTACGAAGGTCTTCGATTTTGCGCTCTTCATATTCTTCTTTCGCTTTTTCTGCTCCTTCTGGCATAGCCTCATTTCTTAATGCTGCTATAACTTCTTCTGGTGTTGCATCTTCTCCTCCCAAATAATCATTTCCAGTATCCATACCTTCATCACGAGCTGCTTTTCGAATATCTTCTAAAACTTGCTCATTTGATGTTTTAGTCTCAATAATCTCGAGTCCTTCTGGTAAATCAGAATTTGATAATTTAACAGTTTTTCTATTGATTGGTTTTTCTTCGTCCCAATTATCATTTTCAATTATATAATTTTCTTTTGTCATTTTATTACCTCTGCTAATATGAACATTAGTAGCTCCGAGCCGAGTCGAACGGCTATCGGCGAATCCAAAGTCCGCTATGATTGCCGCTACACCATAGAGCTATATTATTATAATATATTATATGTTTATAATGAGATATATTTAAATATTAGTTAGGACAAAAAATAATAATATGACAAAAGGAATTTATTGTTATGTGGATACACAATATAATGATAAAATTGTGTATATTGGTAAAGATTCGAATATCGATAAGCATAAAAGACGATATGACCACCAATTACGATATAATTATAATCGACAAGTAATAAATCGTGTAATACAAAATAATCGTGATAGATATCAATATAAGGTTTTATTTAGTAAAGATGATTGCTCAGATAATCACTTAAATCAATTAGAAATTTATTTTATTAAAAAATATAATCCTTGTTTTAATTTTACAAATGGTGGAGAAGGCATATCAGGATATAAAATGAGTGATAAACAAAAAGATAAGTTAAGCAAAATCAATCAAGGTAAAGTATTATCAATAGAAACAAAACAAAAAATATCTAATACGATGAAAAAAAGGAGCATTCACAAAGGGGCATCAAATCCTATGTATAACAAAACCAAAGAGCTTCATCATAATTTTAAAAAAGAGCCTCGTATTATCAAAAAAGGATTTAAACGAGGAAAACAAGTCTATGGGATAAAATATAATACAAAAATTATTGAAAGGTCAATTAATAAACAAAAATTAGAAAAAAAATTAGAAAAAATAAAAAAAGAATTAAAGCAATAATATTGCTTTAATTACAAATTGTTACAAGCTGCGTTAACCATCGATGCTATTTCAGTTAAATTGAACGTAATATCTAATGCCTTACCTGATACGTCCTCTTGCACGGGATCCCCGCTTCCTCCGAGGCTTATACTGTTTTTATCAAGGATACAACCTGTTAATGAGCAAACAGATTCACCTTGGGTATTATCTCCCGGATTACTTGAATTGTTGAATAAAATCATGTTAAAAGAACATCTATTCAAATAAATTTGCATTAATGTTGTGTTTGAAAAGATTCTTTTAATTTTGAATTCAATTTTTTCTTGCCCCGGTACGAGTGCTGATGGTTTTGATACACCAGAATTATAGTGTTCTTTTAAATCTCTTGATAAATCAATGGAGACTTCTTGTACAGGGATTCTTGTGCTTGTTCCTAATACGATATAACCGTTGGTCCATATTTTAGTTGCGTCTTCGTTTGCCATGTTTTAGCCTCCTAATCTTATATTACTATAACTCCTAAGTCGATATCTCTAAGTGCTCCGACTGGTACGATTTTAACCTTTGCAACAACTTTAGATTGTCTAATTAATTCTCCTTCTTCGTTGAATTTTACTAATGCTGCGGATTCAACAACAACATCATATGGAGGAATATCATAATCATCATTCTTGATTGCAATTAAACAACCATCTGTTTGTTGAATAGTTCTAAGTTCAGTTGTAAGAGCTGTTTTTAGAGATTCTTTTAAATCTTCTGTCATTTTTTTACCTTGATATGCCTTTGCTACTCTAACAAGACGTTTTGTAATATAAATGACAATAGACATAATGTTTTCGTATGATAATACATCGGATTCTTGGGTGGTGGTTACCCCTTCTAAGAATGTGATGCGGTCATATTCTTTTTTGAATGTAGTAATTCCATTTTCATTAATTTCTTCTCTATCTGCTCTGTATAATGTAAGACCCGGAACAATAGGAAGAACGTCAACTACTCCATTAAGAATCTTTTTATCTTCTCCACCAAAGATTGCTGTGTCATAAGTTAATGCACTTCTAATTCCTGTATAAAGCATAACTGCTTTATGAGGTGGTAAGTTGTATGAAATTCCGTCATCACGTTTGAATACAACACCTTGTCCAATATAGATAAAGTATTCAGAATCTAATAAAATTGCTGGTGCTTGAACGTCTTCTATCGTGAATGTGGCTTTCTTTGGGTTTTCGTAATCTAAGAAAGCGGTTACTCCAAATCTAAGAATATTTGTTTCTGGGTCAAGACATTCTTCGATATGGTCATGTAACGCTGTTTGTACAACATCTAATTCTGATAAGGTAGCAACTCCTAATAAGTTAATGCCCTTCATCAAATCAAATGCTTTTTTGTATACAACACTTGCAGTTAATGTGATATCTTGTTTAACTTTGTCATTGCTATCAAAGTCGCTAACAATACCAGCTTCAGCATTATCTTCTGTATATCCATTATATAATTTGTATCCAGTCATCTCTCTGCCTAATACAGAACTATCATAAGAACCATCAGTTTGCTGTGCTGCTTCAATATCTGCAATAGTTTTTGATGCGTCGAATAATTTACCAAAACTACCACCTTGTAGAACACCATCGTTATTATCTAATGTTGTAAAATCAGCAGCGTTATTATCGGAAACAGACTTTCCTTCTTTTAATACAACGAGTTCTTGGTCTGAACCGATTGTATTAATTGGCAAACCAGTATTAGGGTCTACTTTTTGCTCTGCTTTTAAATATGCTGCAAACTTATTATTAATGGTTTTTACTATATCACGAATTGTTGCTAAATTATTAAATGTTCTACTTGTAACATCTGGAATATCTACGATAAGAGTGTATCCTCCTGTTACACCAAGAGATTCAATAACTTTTACTTTGATGTCAGATTCTCCCTTATCAACAGAAGTGACAGTAAATGCTTCTGCATAAGTATGAGTTGTATTGACGGTTGCTTCTTCGCCTTCCTGAGCTGGCGGAGTAGTAGTGGTGGTTGTTGTGTGCACACAGTATGTAATTGATGCTGATGTAGCATTTGGAAGACCTATTCTTGTAATAATTAACCCACCGGCTTTTTGGTAAAAATGAGGTGCAAAATCAATACCAAAAATTTGAATTGCTTCTTCATTAGAAGCAATATATGTAGGTTCATTAATTGGCCCTTTTGGAGCCTCGATAGCATAACCAAACAATCTTTCTCTGGATGCATTAGTGTAAATAGGTTCTTCACTAATTTTTAGTTGAAATGTTGGATATGATTTACCCGGATGTGAACTCATATTTTAATCTCCTAAAATTTTTTAAATAATTCTCTTGCTTTTTTAATCGTTATTTTTTCACTATAATCTAACTGTGACATATTGAAATATGCCCTGACTTTCATTGCACTTATTCCAAACATATCAGCTAATTCTTGAAAAGAGTAAACCTCTTCTTTAGGTTGCTCTTTTTCTTCTTTAACAGGAAGTAAAGAACTAGCTTTTTTAGTAGATTTAGCTTTTGTTGTTTTTTTCTTTTCTGCCATAAAAATCACTTTGTTTTATCCTTAATACGTAGCATATCAACGTCTGGTAATTTATCTCGGGTACGCTTAGCTGCAAATAAGATATAAATATCAAAAGAAATACGCTCAACCTCATTAGATTCAAGTTCGCTTAGATTACGAGGGTCACCAATTTCATGAAATGCTATACCACGATTAGATGGAGATGTTTTATCATCAAATAAACGGCCCTGAGTAATCATAGTTACCTTAACCGTCCTAATATCACCTGATGTTTGAATATATAACGCTTCATTATCAATAAAGAAGGACTCATCAACGAGATTATTAAGAGAAAATACCCGCAAAAGAGGTTTATTACAAACCTCAATATGATAAATATCAACAAAGAAATCACTATTTAAAGCATAAGCGATATTTTTATATAAATTATCATTTTGTTTTATAAAATGTCGGTTATAGCTATGTGTTAAAACTTCTAAATTGAAAAAATCATAGATACGGTCTCTTAACTCTAAATAGATGTTATTAACCTCTGCAAGGTCTTGCGAGAATATATCAACTTGAAATTTAGCAGTTTTCCATTCTCGATAGTCTCTTAATGTTTTTTCTCTATATCTTTCTGTATAATAATCAGAATTTTGAATGAACGTAGATAATCGGATTTCAGGATATGAAGTTGTTTTATCTTTATTTAAAAGAATAGGAATTGGCTTTTCTGTATATGGGAATAAATAACCGCCTTCTAATTGATGGTCTCCTAATATTTCACACATTGTTTTAATAATTTGATTCATTAATTATCATCTCCGTGTGTCTACATCCCAAATACGATGATACGCTCCTTTTTCGGTTCCATATCTAGATTGGTTTGCCTCATGAGAATATCTGCCTCGATTAATTCCAACTGTTGTTGCGCCGCGCATACGAGACATACTATTATAATCAATATGTGATTGAAGATTTCTTCCCCAATTTCTTCGACTTGCCCCCAAGTCATTACCATAGGCGAGGAAATGACTTAAACTTAAATCATTATTTGCCAATACATGAACCATATGTTCAACGTTTGCCTCCCAACTGGCACGTGTTGCATTAACAGCAAATTCTAAAGCTGGTCTTAGAAATGGTCTTGGAGGAATAAAAGTGCTATGACCATATGGATGAAAACCATATTCAATGCTTCCTGCATATGGATAGCCTATTGGAGAGCGTGCATCAGAGTAAACATTAACAGAGCCTCCTCGAGAATCACTTTTAATTGACCCCCATAACTTATATGTACGTTCTGAGCTGCCGACGTGACTATATACCTGTTCATCTAATAAATTTTGTGCGACTTTTACTGCGTCCGCACCAATTTTTTCTAATTGTTCATCAGATAATGGTTTATCTCCCCATGAACTAAGAAAAAAACCTAAGACATTGTTATAGCCGTCCCAAGATGCAGATGTTTCAAGGCGAAATAATGGATTAGCTTCCACATAAGATGTAGCTGAATGAAAACCCTCAGGCATGATATTTTTTCTCCAATATTAATTGTAATTGTATATGGTCTCTCGTATGTCGTAAAAATCTATTTGGATTATATGAAGATATTTTAAGAATTTGTGTTTCGTGTGGGCGAATATATTTAATCCGATAATCTGCGAGCTTATTAGTTTCTAAAATAAACTCTGGTAAAAAATATCCTGTATAATTTGGATTGGATTCTTCTCCCTTGAAACTTATTTCTTCATTTTGAAATAATTGTATTACTCCATGTATTTCCTGTATTTCCACTAATGTTTCTTTTGCAAAACCAAATTCATCTTGAAATTCAGTTTTATCAAATTTCATTAGTATCATTTGTTCATCAGGTCGATTTACCCATCTCATAATTGTTCGAAATGACATAATTAGCTCCTAATAATAACCGTAATCATAAAGCTCATCATCGTCTCTTCTCCAACGTCTATGAGTACGCAAACCACGTCGCCTGAATGTATACAAATTTTGAATCTCAACAAAGCTTTTTAATAACGCATCCAATGCATCGCTATATCTTGAACACCAAGAAGGTGTTTTTCCAAGTGTCGCATCAGAAAACTCCTCTTGTGTATCTCCTACGCGATATTTTGATGGAAAGATTAAGAGTTCTGGGTGAACCATAGATAGATGACAAGCAATTCCTGCTAACAATACCTCATCAAATAATGGGGAGTTGATAAGCTTTGGACAATCAACTCTTCCGCCGACATATTCATAAATTTTTAATGTATAATTATCAATATATCTTTGTATATCCTCATCTGGTATATCTTCTTCGCTTAGATTTAGCATAAATCGTATATCATCTACTATTAACATTCTAATCAACTATTATTAATTTGTCAGTATAAATTTTTTCAAGTTCACGAGGTTTTATGTTAAAATCACGATTTGTTGCCATGACATCATATGATAATCTCTCAGGATGTTGTGGTGCTAATCCTTTCTCGATTGCTTTTCTGTCTGCAACTTGTTCTTCGGATTCTACGAAACCTAATTCTACAAGTTTATCTAATTGCTCTTGGGTTACGGTAATGATTTCTCCAGCTTTAACAGTTAAAATACCCGGTAATCCTTCAATGATTGGTTCATCAACCATTACTTCATTCCCATTATTTACGCGTTGCACTCTATGTTGAAGATACGCTGTAAAAGTTGTAGCTGCTGAAAATATTGGTCTAAAGGTTAATTTTATATTATCATTTGTTTTTTTGGTTTTAGTACTCTTTTTTGTAGTTTTCTTTTCTTCTTTAGACTCTGTTTCAGCCTCTTTTTCTTTTGATTTTTTTGTGCTTTTTCTAGCCATTTTGTCACCTCTGTTTTTTACGTATAGCTATTTACTTATTGAATGTGAATTTTATATAACGCTTCTGGTCTTACACAGACTGGTTGTTGGTCGTGACGGATATCTACGATATCGGAAATATGTTCGTAGTCTCTGTAAGATGTGATGGTTGGTTGTTGGTCTTCTGCTAACCATAATGCGTCTTTGGTTTCATCTAAGAGAATAATGTCGTTTCCTAACTCGTTTACAATGTAAATTTCAATACCGTCGATGTATTGACCGGTTGGACCGCTGATTGCTCTTTTATTAGTTCTTCCACCTTCCATAAATCTTCCTTCTAATAAGAGTTTTTGGAAGACTTCTGGGATGTATTTGAAGTCAGGGTCTGCTTGTAATTGTCTGAATGCTGCGTAGGACATGAATAACATTGTTGGTTCGATGTCGTCTTCTACGGATGCTGATGCAATCATTGCATCTACTGCTGCTTTAATTACGGATACGTTGAGGCTTGATAATCCACCTGTGACGTTGGTTACTCCGCCCGGTGCTGCTAAGAATACTTGTGTCATGTCTAATCTTTCTTTTTTAAGCATTCTTTTCATTGCGTTTTCCATTTTTCTTGCTTCATAGCCCGGGTCGTCGCTATTCATTTTTCTTTCGTCATCGTCGATTTTGTATCCGGTTGCATTTCTGTGTAAGTAAATGGTGAAGAGTTTTTGTACGTTTTCTGCACGTGGTACTTCTGCGTTACCTGCGATTTGTACTGCTACTCCTTCTTCTTTTTCTATTCTGAATGATTTGGATAATACACCTTGCATTGGTTTTGGTACAAAGAACTCTCTTAAGTCACATTCGTCTTTTAAGTATGTGATAATTTCTGGTGCAATGGTAGTATTATTTCTTTGATAACCGTCTGATTCTTGTGGTGCGTGTGCGAAATGTTCTAAACTTTGCATTTTCTCGTCTCCTTATAAACTTCTAATCATTGCTCTGAATCTTTCGCCTTCTTCTGCTGTTTCATAAGCTCTTCCAACTGCTTTGTATGCGTTTGCTGCAGTTTCTGGTACGAATGTTCCGTCGTCGCCTAATTTTAAGTAGTCTCCTTCGGTAATGTCATCTCCTGCAATTACAGAAATAATACCGTTTCTTTCAAAGGTTACTACGTCACCAGCTTTGACATTGTAGTCTGCTTTCCAATCACATACTGGGTTGTATGAGGTTAATTCGATATTTGCTTGAGGTGCGTGGTCGTCTCCTACTACACCAACGAATTCGTCAAAGGTGTTGCTTGATTGAGCGATTTTTACCCAAGTTCCTTTAGTTTTTGAGTCTTCAGCTGCTGCTTTGGTACTGTCGATTACTAAAGCTTTGTATGCGCTTCTGTAAAAACCGTTAGCGTCTGGTCTGTTGGTAATAACAGCTGCTAAATCTTGAGATGCTCTACCTGTTAATATTTGTCCGCTTGATTCAATCATATTCTAATCTCCTTATAATTGTTCTCTTTTATACATAAGTTTTTCAAGAGTTGAAGCATCTTCACTTAACTCATCTTCGCCTTTGGAATATTGGTGAGTTGCTTGTGGAGCTGGCTCAAAACTTGGTTGTGCTTCAATGATTTTAGTAAACATATCTACGTATCTGTGTAAACCAGATTCACTTAATTCAGAGATTTCTTCTTCAGTTAAACCTGCTGATACTTTTTCGTTTAATTCTGTTACTTTTGCTCTTAATTCGCTTAATTTTTCTTCAGCAATTTGTGCTAATTCAGCTTTTAAAACTTCTAATTCGGAGTCTGCTGCTGCAAGAGCATCTTTTGCTTCTTGTAATTCTTGTTTTAAAGATAATGTTTCTTCAATTTTATCAGAAATTTTGGTTTCGTGTTCTGCTTTGAGTTCTTCTAACTCAGTTTTTGCAGATTCTTTGAATTCTTCGAATTCAGCTTCTAATTCTGAATATTTTTCTTCGAAATCCATATTGTTTTCTCCTTTTTGTTGTCTTTTTTGTTCTTTAAGTTCAATCAATTTATCACTCAGGGTTTCTGTAGCGCTAAAAGTGCTTACAGTTGCATTTTTATCAGCTGGTACTGACACAATGGATAGCTCATGAGGTGCAATGTTTTTTGCAATAATCTCGAAGCCATCGTCCCAGATAAAGTGATTACACTCTTCTAAAGGGCGACCACAAATACTACAATATGGTTCATATGAAAAACCAATTGAAGTTGAGTCTATGATTCCCTTGTTGATTTTGTTAATTAATTTTTTTTCATCTGAGTCAATCCAACCCTCGTATTTAGCACATCGCATACCAGTTTTTTCATTGATAGCGAGTTCAGTAGATGTAACTCTACCAATAGCTGAATCACAAGAGTTATCATGGTCTTTTAAAATAATATCGCCTAATAAGTTATCAACGGCGTTTTGCATTTCATCTTCTTCGATTCTAATCAATCCGTGATATTTACCGGGATTGATTGCAATGCCAGACACTTGCGTTCTGCCATCATCGAGGACGCTAAGACCATTTAACCCATTTGATTGTAAATGTAATCTTTCTGTTAACATAAGCATTAACCTCGATAATAAAATTTTATTATGTAAATATATCTAAAATTGGAAATATAAAAATGTTAATTATCATTTGATGTAAAATAGATTAATCCATTCTTCTTGATTTGAGGAATACCAAATGCTTTAAGATTTTTTGATATCTTATGTGGGGTTGGTCTCAATCTTCGAGAAACATCATATAATTGGAAACACCTATCCATCAGGCTTGATGCCGAGATTGGGTCTGGTGATAATACGGCCTCTTGTGCGCAAAAGCAATACAAACTCTCATATGTTGATATTGGTATAGCGTCTCCTTGTTGACCAAAGCCTTGTCTTTGAATACGATAATCAAAAACATTGCTTGAAATATCAAATTTTTTCAATGTTTTTGATTTGTTATTTTTTAAAAAATAAAACAAAACATCTTCATCATATATATTAAGTTTTGCCCCTCGTTTACCAATGCCCTGACCATCAAAAAATGAGTTGTATCCTTTCATTGGATTAATAGTTTCAAGCTCTTCAATAAGATGAATAGCTTTTTCTGCTATATATAAGGGGTCATCTGATTTTTCAATAATGTTATATTCAAATCCGCTTCCATTATTATAATGTTTTTGCATTAATCTACTAAAATGCTGATTCGTATCTAAAAAATACTGATGTTGAATCCATTGGTCATCATTTTGAGTACGCCCAATATATATGTGACCAGTATTTTTATTGATAATATGATATAAGTAAAAAGTCATATGCTCACCTCGATATTATCTTCTTTCCCCATCATATCCATCTTCATTAACATTGTTGGTTGGGTCTTTACCAGAACGATTTTTCGGTTCTAATTTATTATCATCTTGGTAGTTTTCATCAGATTGGTCATCTTTTAATGTTTTTGTGATGAAATAATCTTCTAATTCTGGAGTTGTTAAAGGTGCTTTTCCTCTAAGACCAAGCGTCGCTCTGGCCTCATCAAAAGTCATTAATCCCATTTCAACAGCTTGTTTTATCCAAATAATTGCATCAGATGGCAATTCAGATGTTTGTAGAGGGAAATTCATATAAACTTGTTTAAAATCTTCATTTTGTACATAACCTTGCTTTTTTAAAAACGGAAGATAAAATTCCTTTACTACAAAATCATTTAATATAGCTTGGTATCCTCTAATTTCATCATTAAATACCGCTTGTTGAATTTTACCACCGGAAAGATTTGAAATGGTTCCTCCTAATAATGGCTCTGGAATTGTTAAAATTCCAATATCTTTTCGCGCTTCTTGAAGAATTCCAAGTAAATTTTCTGAAATATTTGAAAACTCTATAATTTTTGGTTCAATTCTGGCGTCTGAAACAATATCGTCACCAAACTCTAATTGTTCATAAAGCGTTTGTCTTGTTTTTGCAATAATATCGTCTTCACTCAAGAATCCGGCATCAGATACATCAACAGCCCATTGCACTAATGGTAATGCATATCTATCTAAAATTTCAGTTAAACCAAGCTTATCGTTTAAAAATTGATTTAATGTTTCAAATAAGTTATTTAATAATCCAGTTCCAAATAATTCTCCAACAGCTGGGTCGTTTGCAAATATCGCAACATCTTCGAGAGGAATAAAAATATACTCCCTTTTATAGTAATACTTAAATCCAACTAATTGAAAATCATTTTCCCAATCATATTCTGGCTCTAAATCTTGTATTCTTAATAAAAATAGTTGATTATATTCTCCTTTTTCATTGACATCGCCTTTGTAAATAATTGATGTCCCATATAAGAAAAATCCTTTTACTGCATTCATTAGTAAATCTCGACTAATAATCGAGGAAATAGGCGTAATTAATCGCTCAAGGTCTTCGTTTCTTGTTCCATCGAGATTTTCTACTCGAACTTGAAAATAATTCGGTACGATTGAAAATTTATATTTAGTAATGATTTTCTTTAATATTGTTCTGTCATATACCGAGTCTATAAGGTCATAACTTATTTTACGAGCAAAATTCGTTGTTTTAAATGATTGTACTCGATACATTGATTGATTTGAGACAAGCACCCTTGTTGGAAGCCCTGATGGACTTTTTTGTTTTGTCGTCTGTGGTTTCTTGTCGTCTTTTTTTAATGTTTCAGTATTTACGCTTATTTTGCGTGTTTTCTTTTTTTGTGTCATATGCTACCTCCTTAATGAAGATATTCCTTGTTTATTTTCTCTTGCTTGTCGCAAATTATAAGTATTATAAGTTGGATTACTGCCTCTAAAGTTTTTATTCATATCAACAATGCTGCCCCCCAATCCAGTAACAGCTATGTTTGTTTTATACAATAATCCTTTATTTGTTACGTCAGTAATAACATTATTACACATATTAAATGCATCTACAAAGTCATCGGATTCTCCTTTTTCGAACAAAACCCTTCCATTGTCATTTATTAATCTTGTATATGATGCCATTTCTTTATCTAATATTGGATGTTTATAAAAACGAACATAATCTGTCTCTAAATTCATTACAGAATTTTCCACAAGAGATACTTTCATCGGTTGTGAAAACAAAATATCCTTTATTTCAAAACGATTTTGATAATTTAATCCTTCGGTAATAGACTTTCCAACACCAGTTGCGTCAACCCCAAGCATTAATAGCTTAGGAAATCGTATTGGCAAAATATTATTAACATAATGTATGATATCTTGATATTTTGTTCCAAGATTCCATGACTTAAAATATTTGGCCTCCCATTTATGAATTTTTGGATTAAATTCTGCAATACATAAAACAGAATTATTTCGAACTTTACCAAAGTCAATTCCTCCAACACAAATTTGTTTAGATTGAAAAACGTCTGGTTTTGGCAAATATCCTTGAGCTTGAACAAGCTCATCGTAAAATGGAAGTGATGTTGTATCAAGAAATTCAAGACAAAACTCTCGCCTAAACTTTTCTGTGCCAATTACACTTCTTACAGATTCTAAATCCGCGATGCTTAATCGCTTTGGTGAACGTGTATATAAAATCTTTCCTGTCTCATCTACTTCTGTAACCTGAAAACGATGTAAACTAAAAATACCATCCTTTTTTAATGGTTTTGGTGTGGGACTTTTGCTTGTATCGGTTATTTGAAATGAATTTTGTATGTTTTTATAAAAGAAATCACGCTTTGTACGTGGTGTTCCTGCTAACATTAAAGTCGTAGTGTTGCTTTTTTGACCTAAGATTGTTGGAATGATAGTTGATAAAGACTCTTCATCAAGTGATTGTGTTTCATCAAGAAGCAATGATGAAAAACCTGCACCAACTTGTGCAGAATCCTCTGATTGTCCAGATTTAGTTCCTGCGCTCGCTATCTTAAAACGATTCCTATTAATCAACATTTTATCTAATTTGTTATCAACAGCAAATGAGGAGCTTATTAAAGGAGACCTGTATACTAAATCGTCAAAAGTTTTTCCAAATTCTCGAGCTTGAGCAAGAGTTGGAAATAATGCTCCAATATTTTGATTTTTCAAGAAAAATAATTTATGTAAAATATCCATCTGAAACAACAAGGACTTTCCCGAACGCCTTGAACATAATAAAATTTTAAATGGGTGTGGGTCGTTCAAAAAAGCTGCTTGATGAGGCTCTAATTCATATGGCTCATTGTCTGGGTCTCTCAAGAAATTCTTTGCAAAGAAAACCTTATCATTTTTTGCTCTTTGTAAAATCTTTTTTAAATGAGATTTATCTGTCATACAATAACCTCAATTGTTCGTTTTCTAATAAGGATTGTTGATATAAGTCCTCGTTTATTATTAGCCATTTATAATTATTATCTTCTACTTTCTTTTTTAACTTTAAAAGGTCGTATGAATACATATGTTGTCCAGTTATCGCATTTTGATACCGATAACGAAATCCTTGTCTATATTTGGCATCAGTAAATTTAGATACATTCATCACACCTATACGATTTGTTGCTAAACTATTAGCCAAAGCACGATGATAACGTGACTCTTCGTCCAAAGGAAACCCGTCTCCACCTTTCGTTAGGTTATACCCATTATGAAAGGAATCATATACACGAATATACATTTTCTCGAGACGATTTAAATACTTCTGCTTACACGATTTTAGAATAAACATATCAAAATTATTCTCGCCGTATTTATTCCAAGCTCCTTGCAAATGATTATTCGAGTGATTGTTATTTTTTAATGAATTACAATGCTGATATAAGCGCTTCTCAATATTGACGCTTTGACCAATATATTTTTTTTTATTAATATTGTTTTCAATACAATATATTCCACACGTAATATAAACACCCTCTAAAAAGTTATGAAGAATTTCTCAAAAAGTATTACTCAAAAATTTTTAATAAAATATATAAATATATATTTCTTATAATATTTAAACTTTTCGGTAAATAAATATTATCATATTGGGGAGATTTTTGTCTAAAAACGAAACATTTATATACTATGAAGTCAAATATTATATTGTGTGAAAGCACACAAGTCAAAAACGACGCATATTTAACACGACACATATACGGGGGCTCGCCCCCGTCCCTCACTTGTCTGAGTAGCAAAGAGGTAATGCGCTTGGCTGCAACCCTTGTATTGCAGGTTTAAACCCTGCCTCAGACTCACTGGTAAAATAAAGTATGGTTTTGACTCTTTCGTGCAATCATTTCGGTGATTGCGCGTTTTTGGTCGAGTGGCATAGTTTGGTATTGCGCTGGTCTTGAGAACCAGTCCCTCTGGGGTCGCAGGTTCAAATCCTGCCTCGACCGCTTAAAATGTTCATATTACCTTTCCCCCTTTTCATAAGGGGGTTTTGCCTTGATTGGATATGACAAGATGGTGTGTTGTGATAGGTTCGATTCCTATCCAAGGCTTTCGATTAGAAATAATCGATGTTTTTAAAAACATGTTTTACCAACCTTTTTAATTTGCCCCCTATTTTAATAGGGGGTCCTACAATAAAGTTTGATTAAAAAAATAAATTCGAGGTGTATATAATGACTAAAACTGATTTACCAAAAGCTCCTATTAATAGGATGTTCAAAAAAATTGGCGGCGACAGATTATCCGCTGAAGCAAGAGACTTAATCTTAGAAGATGTAGAAGATTACGCAAGAGGCCTTATGAAAGACTGTCTCAACATTTCCAAACATGTTGGCAGAAAAACCGTAATGGCTGAAGACGTAAAACTAGCTAAAAAATTAATGTAAATTTTTTATGTGTGATTTTTTCAAGAGGATTTATTCCTCTTATTTTTTTAGCGACTTGGGGTAGTCTGGTAATCCCGTGGGGCTCATAACCCCGAGAGGCTTGGTTCAAATCCAAGGGTCGCTATTTGAACATAGTTTTGTTCATGGTATCACTTTCCGAACCCCCCCCTACAGGGGGGTGTTCCTCCCCGTTTGCCGTGTTGGCAGAGAGGTGATTGCGCCGCCCTGCTAAGGCGGTCTCGTAAGAGTCGCAGGTTCGAATCCTGTACACGGCGTTCTCTCGCGAAGAGAGAAAGTTAGTTGAAAAAACAATCAGAAATTAACTAGAGAATTAATTAAGCGAATTATTTGATAAGAATATTTATCAATTAACATTGTTGTGAACAATGTTGCACAAGTCGATTTCGACTTGTTCAAGATGTAGTTTTAGTGGTAGCTCATACTTCGTATGGTGTTGGTTCGATTCCAATCATCTTGATTTGGAAGATAGATTCTTTTAACTCTTTCTTTCCAGAATAAATCATTTCCTTTAAATCAAAGGCGTCCATCGTGGCGCCTTGATATGCCACATTAGCACAGCTGGCTAGTGCGCCGAGCTTGTAATGTCAGTATAATGGCCAATCCCCCCTATACCCACCCCATATTTACCCTTACTGACACAAGACACTCGGAGGTCGGGGGTTCAAATCCCTCATGTGGCTTTTTTAAAGCTCTGATAGTTTTAATTGGCAAAACGCTAAACTCGTAATTTAGATTTGAGAGTTCAAGTCTCTCTCAGAGCTTTAAAATCTTCATAATAAGACCTTGTACTGAGAAACCGATGCTTTTGTATCGGTTTCTCTTTTTTTTTAGGAGGATTTTTTTATGGGTACCATTTATATGATTAGAAACATTAAGAACGATAAGAGATATGTTGGGCAATCTGTCCAGCCCGTTGAAAAGAGGTTTCGACAGCATATTGAAGCAGCTTACTTGAAGGGTCGTCGAGCATACAACACTTGCTTGTCTCGTGCAATTAGAAAGCATGGTTCTGACTTTTTTGAGGTGGGTATTTTAGCAGAGGACGTCCCTGACGAAGATTTAGATATTGTTGAGGCTCATTATATAGACCTTTACAATACGTTTTTTCCAAACGGATATAATAAAAGCCGCGGCAACAATGATAATTCCTTAGCGGAGTATATTGACGGATTCGCTCCTGATGAAGACTATTCCGATAATGCCAAGGTGCCGCTAGATTACATATCAGACGAGGATGTTGATAATTTTTTAAACAACATATAGAGGAGGTATGAGATGTCTCTAAATCAGGACGAGAAAAGAATGGATTGCATCAGGTATTGCTTGTTGAAGGGGCAAACCAATCATCAGAAAGACGCAATCCCTAAGATAGCAACAGCACTAAAACAATGCGATATGTCAAACGATAGCATAAGAGATGCTATCTTGCTGCTGCAAGCATTAATCAAGTGATAGATATGACAAAAGGAATTTATTGCTATATTGATAATAAAAACGACGATGTTGTTTATATAGGGAAGGATTCTCATATAGATGAGGAAAAAAGAAGAAAGGCTCATAAGCAACCTTGTAGATATAATGAACAACAAATCAATCGTGTTATACAAGGCAATCCGTCTCGCTATCGATATGAGGTGTTGTGGGAAATTGACGATTGCTCTGACAATCATCTAAACCAAATGGAGATATGTTTTATCTCCAAACATAAACCAACATTAAATTTCACAAGAGGTGGAGATGGCGCTGTCGGACTTAAACATTCTGAAGAGTTTAAGGCTTATAGGAGCAACTTATACAAGGGTCGGAATAACCCGAACTACAAGGATTTTGCTCGTGTTGTCAAAGCTGGCTTGTCAGAAGGTCAACAGAGATATCTGCTGGTTCATCAAGGAATTAATATTGGTATGAGTGTTGATAGGAAAATGTTGGACGCACTAGCTTTTTTGTTGAACCGAGATGAAATTGAGATGAATGAGGCAAAGAATATTATCCAAACGCATCATATAAGACGAGGAAAGGAACATAATCAATATAAGGAATATGCAAGGGTTGTGCATAGAGGTTTTCGTCGTGAAAAGAGAAACTATTGCTTGATGTTTGATTCCAGACTGGTTTGCAGCAGCACAAACAAGGCATTTTTAGTGGATTTAGCTGACAACATCAATGCTGGACAAGACATGGAATCTATTCAGAAAGAGATAAGGGATTATAAGATGAAGAGACGAAACAAGACCGGTTTTTATAGGGTGGACAAGTGCAATAACAATTCCTATAAGCAGGGCTTCTTTTGGCGCTATAGGTGCAACGAGAATGGCCAGTCAAGAAGCTTTTCTTCAACAAGCCTGATGGAACTAAAAAAAAAGGTTGTCAATGCCGGCTTGGAATGGAGGGTTGTTGATGAGAGAAAAGCTCGGGAAAGTATCCTATGTCAAGGTGATGAATCATGAGGGATGACCCTTATGTCTTGAATACGCTTACCAATAACGACTTGAATTCCGTGAATAGGCCTGATGCCCCGTGGAGCAAGTTCTTGGCCATTACAAAGCATATTAGCAATGACAAGGACTATATGCCGGGCAAGGCTAGCAGAGATGTCCTGCTTGACATAAACTGCTGGCTATTGTTGTTTCACGGATACACGGAAAATCAAGATAAGAGATTCGGTATTCGCATTGTAGATGAGGAAGGCATCCAAATCTCCGTAAATGAGGACTTGTTCGCAAAGAATGTCAAGCTTCTCTTCACTATTTTTCACTTCAACTTGAGAAGCTTTTATGAAGTGTGGACGTATCAGCACGATATCGTTAGGCTATTGCACCAAATTGTTCGTGAGGATTTTTTCATTGGCAATCGCTTTGTGAAACGTCAAAAACGGAAATGGAAGCCTCAGTATGAGTTGATTTGCTTTCCGACCCGTTACAATAACATTCCGTTGCCGAGACGCCATAGGGTTCTTGATGGATTGCTGTTCCCCGTAATTGTTTCGCTGAATAAGGAACCGTATCGTGTTGAAAGACTGGAGGTCACCAATTTTGGCGAAGGGGATTTCATCACTTGCGATGGAGAGATTATCGATTGCATCCGTGTGAATGACTTTTGGCAGACACGGAATCATTTAAAACAAAGATTAGCATTTAGTTTTTTGGTTCAAACGGATTACGATGAGGCTCCGATGATTGTATGCAACAATATGCGTGATATTGAAGAAGCTTGGAGATTGCTTGGAGCAGATGAGAGCTCTGGCGTTTTGATTAGAAGCTTGGGAGAGAACCTGTATGAGAATTACTGGTTGGTATTGAATAAGGATTCTGCGTTTGTAGGGTCTTACACGAAGACGGGATATTCCTTAAGTCGCAGAAGCAGAAATAAGCGTGGATTTGTCACTTTGGAAGGCAGGCATGTTGGAAACTTGGGGTATACATATACCGCCTTGAAGAACATGCATTGGCTGGATGCGTTTGACATTGAACGCTTTTCACGAATAGTGTTTCAGGAGAGCGATTATAGGATTAAGGATGATGTGCTGAAAGAGAACAATAGGCATGACATGAGGCCGGAGTTCGATTTCGGCCTGTTTGATATGGAAGAGCTGGAAAAACTGAATGATGATTTCGATTATTGAAGGAGGAGATATGAGATGAATTTTTACATGATTGGACGTGTTGCCGGGATTGCCTTGATGGCTGCGGCGTTTTGTTGGCTTGTTTATGTGATGGTTGTGGGGGGTGGATTGATTGATGTGTGGAAGATGATGGCTGTGTTTTGGTTTGGGTCAAGTGTGTTCTGGCAGGTGAGCTGGTATGAGGAAATTCGTTAGGGTGGGGATTGGAAAAATTTTGTGAGGGGAGTTATTGTTCATCACTTAACTTGGTTAATTGTTCGGGTTTATACGAACAATTAACTTAGTTAAGTATTAACTTGGTTAATTGTTCGATTAGATTAAAACTATTAACTAAGTTAATTGTTTGATTAGATTAAAACTATTAACTAAGTTAATTGTTTGATTAGATTAAAACTATTAACTAAGTTAATTGTTTGATTAGATTAAAACTATTAACTAAGTTAATTGTTTGATTAGATTAAAACAAAAAAATATAACAATTGTTATATTTTTGTTTTAAAAAAATAAAACAAAAAGAATAAAATTTTATTTTATTCTTTTTGTAAAGTATTTTTCAAAAACTTTATTATAATAATTATTATTAAATATACCTTTTTGATATTTAATTAATAATTGAATATCATTAAAAGTAATAATATCTTTTTGTAATAAAAAGGTAATATATTCTTTTAATTTATTATTAAATTTTATATCTTTATTGATATTATTTAAAATAACTTTATAATGAATAGTATTATCTAAGTTTATATTTTTTGATATATCATTAACAATATTATAATTGTACAATTTAAAGTATTCAATTATACTTATACTGTCATGTTTGTAATAAGTAAAATAATCTCTCACATGATTAAAAATACTATTATTATTTACAATATAATAATTGTATTCATTAATTTTAATTAAATCATTATAATATTGAATAAAAAATATTAACTCACTTAAATAAATGTTTTTTGTACTTTTATTTAAATTTTTATTGTAATATTGTCTTTTTGTAAATCCCTTTTTATTTGTACTAAGATTTATAAACATATAACTATATTTACTTAATAAATAAAGTTTGAATATCTTAAAACTTTTTTTGAGCTTTAAATCAAAATAAGTACAATTTATAGTTTGTAAATATTCTTGATATAAACTATATTCTATTAAAAAATATCTATTATTTAAATCATGTTTATTTAATTTAAGATTAATCATATAAACATTAATATTTTTAAATTTTTTAATATAGTTATGTTTATTCAAACTAAGTAAATCTTTTTGATAACTTATAAATCCCTTTTTGTATTCATTACAAAAAGCAATAAATAACAATATATCATTATAATTATTTAAAACAATATATTGTTTGTTATCTTTAAGTATTCTATTAATTAAAGTTAATACTTTTTGTTTATTTGATTTATTATCAAAAAACTTAAAACATTTAATCAAAAATTTAAATAATGAATAATGTTCAAAAAAAGTTTTGTAAAAATTTAAATTTGTATAAAATAAAGTATTTTTATTTACAAACTTATTTTTGTTAAACTCAACATTAAAAAATACAATACAGTTAATATACTCAACAAAAAGATTAAAAACTTTTTGTTGCTTTTTGTTCAAAAATAAAAACATATTTAACAACCTCACATATAATTAATTAAACTATTTTTGTCTGACTTTTTGTACTTCGCATAAAGCAAGATTAGTAAGTAAGAACAACTACAAAAACTTCAAGATAACACATAAAGACAAACTTACTGTATTTACTAACCTCTTGATATATATAGTATATACTTTATAGTATATAAAGTTTTTGTACAAAAATTTTAAAAAAATAACAAAAAAATTAAAAAATATTGAACAAACTAACAAAAAATATTAAAAAATATTGAATAAATTAAAAATTGTTCAAAACTGAACAAAAATATAACATAACGCAAGAATACTATACAAACAAACAATATTTATTAAAAATACTATACAAACAAACAATATTTATTAAAAATACTATACAAACAAACAAAAAAATATATAAAAATATGTTAAATTTATTGTTCAATTTTTTTAATATTTTTAATAAAATATTGAACAATATTCAATATTTTATTAAGAATATTAAACAATATTATAAAATTATTTTATTGTAAATACTATATGTTATCTATATTAAAACTAATCAAAAATAAAAAGTATTCAATTATTAATTATTCTTATAGTATTGATTAAAATAATTAAAAGTTTTTAATCAAGTATTAAAATTATTAATCAAGTATTTAATTTAAACAAACCTATTTTTTAATAAAAAATAGGTATAAACTATTTTTAAAGTTTACTTGATTAAAATATCAAGTTTACTTGAATAAAAAATTCATCAAAAAAATATCAAGTTTACTTGATTAAAATATCAAGTTTACTTGAATAAAAAATTCATCAAAAAAATATCAAGTTTACTTGATTAAAATATCAAGTTTACTTGAATAAAAAAATATCAAGTTTACTTGATTAAAATATCAAGTTTACTTGAATAAAAAAATATCAAGTTTACTTGATTAAAATATCAAGTTTACTTGAATAAAAAAATATCAAGTTTACTTGATTAAAATATC